AGATCTAAATTCAGTGCCATTTTTATTACCTCCTATGGTATGTTATTTTTTTGCACACTTTCGGCTATAGCGGGTCAGCAAATCTTCTGACCAACTTTCTATACTATACTAAACGTTTTTTTGTTTGTCAACTTAATTGTCTAATTCTTTAAAGTTTTTTCTTACGTGATCGATGTCGTAAAGTTGCCCAACAGTCTCTACTGGATAAGATTGCGATTGCCCCATATACTTGACATTCAAGGTGACGCTTGGATAGGCGTCGCCGATAAGACGATCTAGGTAATCGTGAAACTTAATTCGATGATTGTGCAAGTTTTTATCACCGCCCGAACCGGTAAGAGAAACTAGGACTCTAACTTCTTCTGGCAGTGCGCCGTTGTTCTGCTCCCGATGGTTCACAATCATGTTCCACAAGTCTCCACAGATCTGTCTTTTTGTGCCGTTTGCTTTTCCACTGTGTCTCTTGACGATAACCTTGTTAGAGTTTACGGACTCCTTCTCTTCTGATTCCATCTTAATCATTTCTGCATCAGAATATGAATACGCTGCTTTTTGTTCTTGATAGCACCAACTATTAAACACATTCGTAATACACTTTGTTGCATATTCCTCGGACCAACGATATCCACTATCTTTGATAACATCTGGAAGCAAAAAATCAACGATTTTAGTTCTCAACCTACCTCGCTGACTCTTCAGTGATCTTCTAGTAGAATTGTCAATCCTTTGATCTTCAAGTTGGCGGTTAATCTGATTGACAGCGGCAATCTCGTCTTGCAAGACGCCAGAACCTGTTGTTAGCGCAGAAGCAATGCCATTCTTAATTGCTGCCTCACTGTTTGGTTCTCCGTTGTCTGGATGAGAATTTAGTTGTCTCAAATATCTGTTCTTCTCATATCTTGTTTTAAGTGACATGAAATCCCTATCCAATATTGCTGGAAAATAAGTAAGATTTGTCAGAGGAAGCATTGCGTCCCTGTTGAATCCTCCTATGCCCTCTAGAATATGGGTTACGTTGTTCAAATTATTGTATGGTATGAGATTTAGGGGGGTTCTAATTCCAAACTCTAATTTTCCACGCTCATTAAGTACACCCTGATTCGCTTGAGCGGCAAACTGTTTGACCTTCGCATGATTGATTGTATCAGGGCGCACCTGATACTTTGACCTTTGCTTATTGTAGACCTGCTCACCTACCTTCACAGCGATTAATCCTTCAATGTGTTCTTTGTGGTTTGAATCAAACATTTCTGGTTTAAATGCATTGTTTTCGTTACAACACTGCTTGATTCTCTCAGGCGTGTTGCAGTACTCAATAATCTGCTGAAACACGTCCTTGGTTTGTGGAAAATCCACTACGTTGTGAGGCATTTGGGCCCTCCTTTTCTTTTATTGTTTTTATACTATACTAAATGTTTATTTGCTTGTCAACTGTTTTTTGTAATGTTTGAAACATCTTGGTTCATACATTTCTGAACCGCCAATTAATAACTCTCTGTCGTCCTCAAACTTTCTAAAAGTGAAGTAAGCATCTCTACCACACTTAGAGCAGACTGATGGACACTTCACCACGTTCGTTGCCCAGGGCATCATCTTTGACACTTCCTTAAAAGGTTCTGCCTTTGAGGATAGGTCCAGACTCGATACTAACACAGAGACACCTGACTTGTAAAGACTTATTGCAACATTACTTACACCTTTTATCATAAACGCTTCGTCGATGGCAACCACTTCGGCGGGACTCTCCTTTAGATGTCGGAGAATGTCTGCTCCAGACGTAACGCAATGCGCATCGATGCGTCCACCGTTGTGAGTCACTATCTCTCCAGCAGAGTACCTGTCGTCGATCATTGGTTTAAATGCCAGGATCTTCTTTCCTTGATATTTGTATCTTTCCAGTGCTGCAATAAGTCTTGTTGTCTTTGATCCGAACATTGGACCAACAAACATGACTAGGTCAGGGTTTTTCAACTTAATCTCTCTTTAAAAATCTTGTACTTTTGAAGAATATGTCTTTATATAACAAAAATCTGTCTCATACTGAGTCTCGTAGACTCCGTAACTGTACTTGCACAGTTCTTCGTTTTTGTCTTTAATTAATTTTATAATATTTCTCTGCAGATTTTTGTCTTCTGCTAAACTTTGTTGAGAAATACCGTAATAAAGTCTGGTGTCCATTTTGTTTGTCAAGGGATACAGCAAACTTTCTTTTCCCTCTTTCATATCTAAAACTCCCAGAGTGCAAACTCTCCTAGAATCGTTTACTATCGAAAAGTTACTCACCTCTGCATCCTGGTGGTCAAACACCATAACCATGTGGAAAACAGAAGCGATCAAACTGTTGATTGCAGGGTAATACTCTTTTATACTCGCATCTTCAACCAGTGTGTCCATTTCAGAGTTGCTTGTCAAGTATATGTTTTTAAATATGCCTGACCTAGTATACTCCTGCATTATAGAGAATACCATCCTTTCATGCATCAACTGTTTTTCGTCAAGAAGGTCTAACTCTGGTCTAACGCAGACAACTGTAATTTCTTTGTCTCTAATTTGATACAAAAACTTGAGTGCAATAGACGAAACAAAACTCGAACCGCTAAGTACAAAGATTACCTTATCTTTTATCTTGTCTTTCAGTCTTTTCGGTATTGTCTTGAAAGATTCTTCGTACTCTTCTGGGGTTTCTTTCTTTTTTACAACCAGTTTATCTTTCCACTCAACAGAGGAATCATCTACGCAAATAACATTGTACTGAGAGTATTTGTCGAACTGCATGGCAACGCGGCATCCGACACCGCCTAATCCTATTACTGTATACATTAAACCTCTTTCATTTCCCCAAAGTTTTTACCGATACCAGAGTTGACAACGTACTTTCCAAACCTAGTGTCTGCAAATATACTCTTCGCCTCCAAAAACTTTTCTTTATCTTCTTTAGCAAAATCCAGTATAACAGAGTCGTGAAGCAAATAACAGATTTTTGTTCTAAATCCTTTAAAAAAATCTCTCAACTTATATGCCTGCTCGATGCAGACATCACTGCTCGTGCTTTGAACAATATAGTTTAGTGCCCTTCTTTCATCAGTTTCAATATATCGCAAAAAGGGGGTCTTTACGCCGTCTTTGTGACGATAGTTATCTTTGACCCAATCCCTGTTGTAAAGTCTCTCCAGCAGAGGATCTCGCGCTTCAGGGTTATATAACCAGGCGAAAGTTCGCTTCTTCATCTCCTCTCGGGTGATCTCGTCAGATGTCTGTTGCATATTCCATTCATGAATGTCGTTCAATGGTTGTTCCTTGCCCGAAAGTGCAAGGAGTGTACGCAACTCTGCAGCGTTGAAGTCAAATTCGACAAAGAGGTCATTCGATGGTTCCAAAGAGGATCTGTCTTCCCTTTTCATGGTCAGGATAGGTATACCAGACTTCTTGTTGGACAACCTGCCTGTCCTCGTTCCAAAGATACTATAATTTGTGTTCTTCAGTTCCCCATTGTAAAGGTTGCTCTTGGCATTCATCTCTTCTGTTAGGATGTGTGCCTTTTTGAGTACATCGTAGTGCGCTGGCTTTCGAATATTCTCAAATGCATGCTTTATAATGTTTCCTTTGTCCTTTAGAAAGTCAAGCAAAATATCGGAAGGTATATAATCATATATACAGTGATCCTGCAGGTTACATTTCGATGTAACGACAGATTTCATGATTGCGGAAATTCTTCCCGAGGTACACTTCCAAGAATCAAGAATGAAAATCGGGCAGACCGATTCTATCTCCCCATCTGAGGTGTACAAATATGCATAGTCCACATCGTCCCTATCTGAGAGGTGATCTGTGTGCCTCCACGTCTTATTGAGTTCTGGTAGATTTTGGAAATCTGCCAAATCACCAGAGACGTACATTTTCAAGCACTTCTTGTTATTGTCAATTATCTGAAAATACATTATCTATAAATATCTGTCTTTATTTCAAGGATTTTTCTCTCTACATAATCCATAGATCTTTCAAACCCTTCCTTTATGAGCAAACTATAACAGTTTTCAAGAAGTCTGTCAATCTTTGTTTTAGGAATATTTATTTTTTCTTCTAATACGAGGATTTTAACATACAACTGAAACCACTTCTTATCCCCATATGCCGCGACAGCTGCGGAGGCAGGCGTTCTACTTGTGATAGTTGTACCCCTTAACAAGGACCCATCCTTACATATCTTATATGTGGCCGTCTCTCCGTGAGCCGCGGTCAAGAGATCGTACCAGGACCCAATGCTATATTTGATCTTGTCTAGGTCGAAACCGCGACAGTTATAGTAAAAAGAACTTTGTATATCAGATTCGACACCAACGTATTGGCTGGCATATTCAAGCATTTGTCTGCTTTTGATGTTTGCGACTAGTGCCCAAGGCGCGTGGGCCATTAGGGAGAACCCATGTTGCGCTGCAAGATTAGCATATGCATCAAAAGAAGGACTGTTGATAATTTTCAACTTGGTTTCTATTCCGTCGACTGAATGTGATGCCTTCATTAATTCTATAACCAATCCAGTACCATGAATTGGACATAATCCAGATTTAACAAACCTGGAGTAAGTCACTGGAGACTGGTGCGAATAGTCTTTAATGGCAAGCAATACAACTTCCACAAACTGATCAAGACTTTTTATGCTATCCTTTCGCGGTAAAATATACTCGGAATAAATCACACTAAATAAATTTTCTAATTGCCTATCATACAATTCTAGCGGATTTACATACCCCCTCTGTGCCACAATGATTGGTATTCCCTCTATGGGGTGAGACAACCTCTCATATTTAGCAGAAAATTCAACAAACGCATCAACAACAAAATTCAGAGCACTAATCTCAGTGCCTGGGATTTGCTCTATTGCTGAGTGGTTCAATGGGGCGATAGACTTACCATTCGAATCGATACGTCCATACATCTGATGTTTCGGAGACCTATTATCAAAAGACTCAAGACTGGGTTCGAATTGAATCTCGCGCATATATCCTAAATTTTCTAGAAATTTTCTTTTTGAATCAGTCATTAATCATCGCCACCGTCTCGGCATCTGTCAAGGTGTCTCCTCTTTCTATCTTTCTCATAATACGCGCAAGATTTCTTTCTTTTTTGGCCGTGGCTTGCCTCTCCAGAAGACGTTTCTTTTCTTCTTTGCTCTTGGGTTTGATTGCCTCGATGGCCTCAGCCCAATCTACGGTCGATTCATTATAACACTTAAAGGAAGTCGAAAACCCTGATGAATCAATCTTGTGTTCCACGTTAATAACGTTATAAAGTCCAGTTAGTCCAACCTCCTTAAAAACTGGTGAATCAGAAATATCTGCGACACCTATCAAACTCGGCTTAACAAAAAAGGATAATCCAGGGTAAAAATCTATCAACCCGAAGCTCGTTATATCGACATTGTAAAGCTGCGGTATCATAATCAGGCCATTCTCCGATCTAAATCCTTTTTCTATGTTATCATCTTGCTTTGCCTTCATGCTTTGGTTCTCCACCTGCTTGAAAGAAATTTTTCTTATTATGCTCTTATCCTTGCCCACTTCCCATTTCGTTAATCTTAGTGCATCTTGGATATTAAGTTCTGTCGAAGCTTGAGACATTGTGTAATAGTACACCGTTTCATCACCCCCGCCTTGTCCGTACCCTTCTGCATAGAGTTTGTCAACTGATGGCGCTGTGCGCAATTTTTTAATCTTTTCTGGCGTAGTCCTGAATTGACCCACTTTCATACTATATGCTGATGTGTGTTTTCCAGAATCCAGAACATAATCCCCTTGATTGTAGTACCTCTGCACTTCCCTCAATAACGATGTTATTAATTTCTGCAACGTGAACCTTCTTGCTGTTGACTGTTCGAAATCCTTCATGATCTTTTGATAAGTTTCCAGCGCAATAGGTATTTTATATAAATTATAAAAGTCACGATTGATACGAATATTTCCCAACATCACACTGACTTTATCTTTCTCCAGCACCTTGACACTTTCGCTAACTTTCAAAAATGAAGAAATTATATCCCCCATTGTAAAAAACAGAACAGCATGCTCGCTGTCGAGTGTCGCCAATACCTGGGCGTGGCGGGCCAACTCATCATCAAGTTCTTTTTGAGCTTTCGCTACCTGCACTGATAATGGATCATCGAACCAACCGTCGTCGTTTCCTTTCTTGGCTCTCTCAAGTTTGTCTTGTAGAACCTTCACCTTTTTGGCATGGGTTTTGTTTTCTTCATCGAGGACAGCCTTTCGACCTTTTTTGGTTTTGCCATCTCCCTCGGCAATCAGATCGACTTTAGATTTTATTTTCTTGGTGGGGTTGTCACTTTCAGTAGTCTTTTTAGTAGGAGATATCTCTATGTATGACTTATCAGTACCAGGCAGGCGATAATTTGCGCTATCAGCGGCGGCCTGTTCTTCCATTATACTCAACCCTGGAAGTTCATTACCTTCAGAATCTTTAGTTACGAGCATTCTTTGAACCTTTACTCGCTTTTCTTCTGGTTTTAAGAATTCCTCATCCAGCGTCTTAGAAACCTGCATCCTAAATCTACATACTCTTCTAAAGTCCACAACTTTCTGTGATCCACCAGTTGTACGCATCTTCGGAGGGAGCATCTGGTCGTCAGCAAAATTTAACTTATAGAAGTGGGGCCTCATAACCCTATTAAAGGCAGTATCGAACAACTTCTCTCTGTATGCTTTTCCTTCTATTGCGAACCTGTACATCTTGCTATTATCTGTCAGATGATTTAGTACGGCATTTATCTTCTTTGTCTTCTTTTGTTGAAAATAATCAGTGTGGACACTTATGTGAGTGGTCACTTGGTTGTGTTCCTTTTTGGGAATCTTCTTGAAAAAGGTTCGGATCTTCTTCTTAGTATCGTCGGAAGCAGTCGGATGCACCCTATTAATATACTCGTTCACGACCCTCTGTATATTTCTGTTCAAAGTCGGTTGTGTTTCTTTGGCCATTTGAGAGATTAATCCATCATAATAACTGTGGACGTGTGAGTCACCGTCGGACATTACATCAATATCTTGAAATACCTCACTGGTTCTTGAAACATAATCACACTGAAGCATGAAAGACCCATCCTCATTGAAGTTGAATGAGTGTTTGTAATAACTCATGACAAAAGTCTTCAATTGCCTCTTCAATGACTTTACTTGCAGGGGTGTATAGTTAAGTGATTTGATTGTCTCCGAACTGGGCATGTTCCACCCCACTGTCAACATAAGGTCTTTTGGACTACCGTCTTCGGACCCTAACCCCTCTGGCTGAATAAGTGGCAAATACAATTCACGTCCTCTCTTGCTGCTAAAAACAGACAAGTTGGATCCATAAAAAGTTATAGTTGAATCAATGTCTCTCTTGGCGGTCTCTGGGGTGTCACCTGCAAGACGAATTGTTAAATCTTGAAGACCCAGAACACTCTGGAAGTTATTAAGGGCAGTAATTCCTGTCCTTTTTTGAGTTGATAATCCCCTATTTTGAATGGGGATCGGTTTCTTTGTTTTCTTTTCGCGGTTATATACGAAGAACTCCACCCTTGGTGTTAAAGCAGCGAGTTGGGCATTATTAAGAGTGACAAGTGGATTTACTAAAAACCCCTCATAGTCCTTATTTTTGACATACTCCATTTTAAAACTAAAAATATTGGTGAGTCTGTTTGTGTCCAGTCCTGACTTTATCGAAAAAACGCGGCCTTTTGCTGCGATCGCAGAGGTGCGGGTCATGGCAGTTGTGTTCATTATGTGCGCTCCATACATGCTTAGTAGGTGCTGATCCTTTGTTCCCTTTCTTAAGGATATATAGTTTTGTCGGATTCTATCAAAAGTGAATTCTGCGAATTGAGGTTTTATTGGGTTATCCAGTGCATGGTCTTCTGTTGCCGTTTCTTGTTCAATTTCTGCAACGACTTCTGAGTCTGTACCGTACGCGGAGAGTAGTTTACCCGTTGTGGCGGCCGTTCCTAGACTCTTTTTTAATTTTGCTATTTTCTCGGCATTTGCTTCTCGGGACTTTTTATCTTTTTGGTTCTTGTTATTACGCAGGACTGTGATTAGTTCTGCAATTTCCTTATCAGCGTCGCCGCCAGCACCATATTTCTTTTCCCAGCCCTGGAGTTTCTTATAATCCTTTTTAGGACCTAATTTATACAAATTCAAATCTTTGGACAATGGGTAGATTTTGCTATAATCTTCTACCGTCAACTCTTTGGCACTTGGGTAGTTGCCATCGTTGCGCGGTTTGATCACTTCATTGAGATAATCATTGATTGGTTCATACTGCTTGGATTTAGGGCCATTCCTGTTGGAAGCTGCCATGTCGAGCATCTGCTTGGTGATACTTTGTTTAAAACTTTTGATGTTGCTCTCGGCTTCTGCCTTAATACTGTCAACGATTTTCTGTTCAGCTGATGTGTATTTCATCCCTACCCCCTCACATAATCGTATATTAATTCCCAATTGATCGGAATATAGATGGTGTCACCAATGTCAAGGTGTGCTTCGGTTGGCGCAAGATTGAAACTTGCTATGATCCACCACAATTCTGGATCGCCATAATACCTGTCTGCAAACTTAAAGTATTTATCGCCAATTTGCCATATGGCAAGTTCATAACTTACATTCTTTCTCAAATCGTCTGGTAGGGTTATGAACTTTGGTGTTGCGAACTGTGTTATTCTCTTTGTCCCCCTATTCTTTAACGTGTTGTGATACATCTTGTGACTATTAATAACCATGGTTCTGTTTGAATATCTACTCATTTCTTATCTGCCTTTGGCGCGTTGGCCTTATCTATTTTATCATTGACTGCAGATTTATTTACTTGTGTTTGTTTATTTTGTTTATTGTTTCGTTTCGAATTCTTTGCGGAGGTCGACACGGAAACTTGATTGCCAGTGCCGCCTCTGGTCCTTTTCAGTGGTGAATTATTCACTGCTGCGGATCCTCGCTTGACATCATGGAGAACGCCGCCTTGCGACTCATACCCATAGGGATATCCCGTTGCGTGGCCACCTAACCACTTCTTTGCACCACTCCACCCGAGAGAGTGTTCATGAACAACAACAAAAGACATATTAACCTCAAACACTTTAGGGACAAAAGTATGACTCTTGTTTGTGGTTTGCCTTTCGTGTGCGTCGTTTGTCCTATTATAAGACTTTACATCATTTGCGCTCATTGCTGGTGACATGTGATGAAACCCAGCTTCTAGATTGGGGGTGAAATCAACATTCTCCATCCATCCAGAAAGTCCACCCTTTAACACGCTTACTGCGTTTTGTTCTTGTCTTGCATCCTTGACAAAGTTTGCAAACTTCATTTTAAGTAACGGATAAGCGTTCATTACATTATGTCCGCCATTAGAACTGTAGGATGGATACAAAAACCCTATCAAATGCTCCAATTGGTGCATGTTGGCGTATCCCTCTTCGGGTGTAAAGGATGGAATACTCAACGATAATGAGATTCTCCTTGTAGTGTTATTCCAAGATCCAATTGGATCAGCGCGGCCGAAGACATTCTGCGTGTTCCACTGACTTGTAAAGTTCTCATTAAAACTGGTTAACCAAGCTGGAAACACACACGCCTTACCAGTTGCGATGTGCATAATTTCTATACTAAACCCAGCTTCTTCAAATCTCGACAATATCGGATCTGTGTGTTTTGCATCGACTGACCAGAATCCATCACCACCTGCCATATTATAACCTCTTTATTGCATTGAGTCCATCGACCACCATTTGACCTGCATCCCTCTCTTTCATAGATAGTTTCAAATCCGACTTTTTTGCTGCGATTTCGGCAACGATCTCTGTGATACCTTTTATCATCGTGGCCAAGGCGCCGTCTGCTTTAGCAGCATAAAACACATCATTCTTATCAAAAACGGGGGTCATATAATTGCGAGCAATGTTTGGAGTTGCCATAACTGGTCCCAGTGATTGGGCTGAATTTGAATCCTCAGTTGGGGCAGCTTGGTTTGTCCCTCTCCTCGCAACCGAACTAGCACTGAACTGTAAATCCGTACGTGCTTCGTTCTTGCCTGCCTTTACGTTGGATTTGCTTGAACCGCGAACCTTAGTGCCGCCAGGAAGTTTTAAGTTTGCATTGGCAACTGTTCCTTCCATCCTTTTTTGAATTTCATTTAAATTATCGGGACCTTTTTTGGTGCTGCCTCCTTTTGTTGGCCACTTCTTTTCACGTTCGTCCTGTATTCTTTTTTCACGCTCTTCTCCACTGGTACCAGCGAAGCTTGCGCCTGCGCCCATGCCAATAACTGTGCCAATTTGAGCCGCCGAGCCGAGCCCGAAAGTGTTCATAGCCATACCCATCATTATGCTCGAAAACAGAGCAATGTTATCAGTGAAAAAACTTATCATGCCCACGACGACATTTGTTAACTCCATCAAACCCTTCTCCCCGCCAATGGCATTGACGAGCATTCTAATCGCCTGCTCCATTGCGGCGTCTATCTTTGTAGCGACTGACAACTGGTCTGCGATCTCTGATTGGGTTCCTTGCATATCTGTCGCCACTGCATCAAGACCCTCCCTGTCACTCTCTAAAAGATCAGCTTCGGCGTCCATAAACTGCTTCAATTTTGCGACGTCACCGCCGAAACCCAATGTTGGTTCTTTTGCAAGTGCTCGCAATTCTCTTGCACTAAGTTCCTTGATCGATCTCCCTTCCTTAGCAAGGGAATCCATGATCACTTTTCTCTTTTCTGCTGGAGATTCAGCTGCTAGTAAGGCTTGAGCACTGACAAGAGGAGCACCGAAAGCAATATTGATGCTTTGGGCGAACTTTGCGGCGCCTTCAAATGTATCCATATTTTCATTCATTTGCAACAACTGGTTAACCTCTATTCCCAGTTTCGCTGCCATAAATGCTGTGTCTTTGAATATCCTGCGGCCCAGTTCTGCCTCGAACCTGGCCAGAATCGGTTGGGCGTTCTTAAAATCTTGTGCCATCTCTTGTGGAGGGCGCCCCAGTGCTCTGGCTACGCCTGCAAGGTTGAATAGAAGATCTTTTGCCTGTTCTGGTGTTTGTCCCAGTGCCTTAACTTGAGTTCCAATAATCTGCGCCTGAGTGTCCATAGACACCCCTAGTTTGCTCAATGTACCTATACCAGCTGTCAATGCAACCAGTTGAGAGTCCTCTCCTGTGGTCAATTCCGAGAACGATAAAAAATTCTCTTTAAGAGAAGATGCAGCTTCGGCAGCAACTCCTTCGAGATTTGTACCTATTTGACCCATTGCGGCAGCTGCTTCACCAACATTTAACTGCTCTCTAGTGATTTGGGACCTTTGGAAGAGTGCTGCGCGTGCTTTGTCCATCCGCAACATTGTTTCAAACATTTTAGCGGTAATTGCAACTAGAACGTTTTGCCACTGCATTGTTTCCGCAATACCTTTGGTGAACCCTTCTAATAGACCTTTGCCTGATAAATTCTCCCAACCTTTTGATAATCCAAAGGTAGCTTGCAACAACCTCTCGGCAGCTGCTTCACCTTTAGCTAATCCTTTATCGTAGTCTTCTTGAAGTTTGACTATTTTCTTGATTTCTTTATATCTCTTTCTGGCGGTTTCAAGTTCCTTTTCATCTACCTCATCCTGCGTGACCATAAACTCAATCTTTCTTTTTAGATCATATGCCTCTTGGCCCAAGAGTTCTAGTTTCTTCTTTTCAAGATCGATAACGCCTTCTATCTTATCTTTCTGTTCTGATAAGAGTCTATCTATGTCTTGGTATCTTTTTGAAAGTTCTTCTACACTTACTTTTCGGACATCAACTAATTGATCGCCCATCACTTCGGTAATTGCCTCAAGTAGTGTTTGGGCAAGTGCTGGATCTATTCTAGAGTTTGCAGCAGCTGCTTTGAGTTGCTCTATAAGTCTTTTACCCTGATCGCTCATGCACTGCCCCCATTAATGGCATAGACCCTACTTCCAACCTCTAATGAGACTGAAGGGTCTATGTCTCTTAGTTTAATTAGACCTTTCCGTAAATTATCTAACTGCTCCAAAAGCACGCCGTCATGTTTTGAGTTCTCAAACTTTGCCTTCTTCATCGGAACTGGACTCATGGCAGTTAAGGTATCCTCGAACCCCATCAATTGTGATTGTGTCATCTCTTCAGCAACAAACTCCCCTTTTGCTCTTGCGATATCCTTCGGGGACATGCCAGACTTCTTCATGTGCTGTTCATCCAACTTCAATTTCATACTTCCGTCTTCAATCCCCATCTTTACAAACATCGGAACAAGGACGTTGTCGGCGAAGGCGTGCCCAATACTAGACGAAGCGAGCAATCGACCAATGTAACTTCCCAGGAGACCACCTGCCATATAAGCAAGAGGTGTCAAGGCGACACCGAGACCAGGAGCAACATTTGCTAGTTGCACAATCCAACCGCCTGCCATGCCACCCAACCATCCGCCGAGAGCACCTGCAACTGCCTCTAGTACCCCTCTGGCTTTACCTTTCACATCCAAAGTATCATCATTCAGAACCATTGCAGACTCACCTATTGCAAAAAGGGTTTCAACAATTGGGTACTTAGCGAGGGCAGCGAGCATTTTGCTGTTTGCTAATGCTTCACCCAACTTTGATCCATATTTAGCAAGAAGTCCACCGCCCGATTTCGCTCCCGCTTCGACTGCTTCGCCTGCAACAGTAGCTCCTATACTTGATGCTGCGCCTTTCGCGACATCATCAATACCACCTGCGGCCGATCCGGCTACCGAAGATGCGGCTTGAGTGGCTGCCTCGACGCACCCTGCTGCGCCTTTTGCTGTACCTGCTGCCCTTGCTGCGGCGAGCTGAGCCTTAAGTGTACCAATTTGTAACTTCATCCTTGGTATTCGCACGAAGTTATCGAATTTTGATTTCATGTATGCTGCGCTAACTGCCATCCCTGCCAAGGCAAGTGCTGGTATAGTTATCTTGGCATGCCTGGCCAAGAATCCGACCGTTTTGGCAATAGCTGGCATGTGCTTGTTGATCTGGTTGTTAAGTTTTTGGATCAGTTCTGCCATTGCAGCATCGATTCGCTTGCTTTGGTCTAGTGTTTTTTCTGTATCCTTCTTAATCTCTTCATCCGTTGCTGCTTCGTCTAGATTAGCTACCTTAGCATCAAAATCTGCGAATTGCCCTCTAACTATCTTTTGAAAGTTTTCTGCACTCACCCCTGCAGACCCAAGATAACCCTGCATTGCGCGTTGAACGCGTTGATGTGGTACCCCGAACTGTGCTTCTGCTCTCTGATATGCTTCTGCAATCAATCTCACCTTGCCAGATGCATCTGCAGCAAGAAGGGCAACCCCATTAACAAAAGATCCGCCCAATAATGAATTTAGTTTGGCAGCTGTCTTCAGGGCGTTTTCTGATGTGTCCAAATCTTCAGTTAAAGACATCAAATCTTCGATCTTTACATTTGTTGCTCTCGCTGTTGCGGCAAGTCTAGCAAACATTTGCGGTGCACGTTTCCCGAATCGAGCATATGTTGGTAAAGTTTTAGCAAAGGACCCAAGAGACTCTTTCTGAGTCATCCCATAGTCTTTGCCCATCTTATAAAGGGCCCTTACTGTATGGTCCATCTCTTCGGCATCCATCCCGATACCCTTTGACATGGCTTGGTATGAACTCCCCATTGCCGTAACAGACACTCCAAGGGATTTTAACCTACCAGACATATTGGCCATTCTAACGATCTCTCCAGAGTCTCTAAAATCCTTAAAAACCTTCATCTCGCTTTGAAGATCCGCTAATATTTCACCAGCAGCTGCTGGAGACCCAGGACCATACACTGATGCCAACTCTTGGCCAATATCCATCATCTCTGTTGTGAGTCCCGACAATCCAGTCTTCTGATACAGTTTTGCTCTTGCTTCATCTACTGCCTTAGCTTGTTCAAACATTTTCGTAAACACAGCAACCAGGATATTTGATGAGTTGACGGTTTTCTTGAGTCCTTTCCCAAATCCCTTGATCGAACCAATAATGCCGTCTGGGCCTGAAAAGGAATTACTAACGCCGAGGACTGACTGGGTCATCTTTACTGCTATGGATTCGCCTTTTGCTAGCGACTTCAACATGCTGTCATTTTCGTCTATTTCTTGCTTTAACAGTTTGTACTTTTCTTGTGCTCTTTTGGCAGCTTCTGTGTTCAACTCTCCAGCTATAGCATATTCTTCTATTTTGCTCTTTATTTTAGACATTTGAGATTGTGCGATCTGCTTCTTTACTTCGGAAGCCTCTTGAGTATCCCACTCCAGATATTTGCCCGCTTTTTCACTATATTCTTTATCTTTCTTGAATTTCTCTAAGAGATTTCTGAAGTATTCACCTGATGATGTACCTCCAGTGGTGCCTCCAGATTTTCTTGATAGTATCTTTTCGTATTCGGATATTAAATCACTCAATAGAGCTTGATCAGAATCGGAAATCTCAGGAGAGGTTCCGTCGCCAGGGTTGTACTCACCCCCTTGTTCGAATTTCTTAAATAATTCTTTTAATTTTTGAGGGTTTATGAATGCCATTTAGAAGTCCCCTACTTAAAAGGCCAAACTAAACCCGTATCTCTTTCAAAAGATTTGATTGACCTATCTAACTTGAATTTGTCTTTAAACGTCTTTGGATTGTTTAAACCATATTGAGACAAAGAAGAGAGGTACCTTTTTTCGCCTGCAAGCGTCCTGACAAAGGAATCCACCTGTGCTGGTGATCCTTTAACAGATACAGGAAAATATTCACCCGTAAATAGAGCGTCCAAGACCATTCTCAACCTTGCGCCCATAGCGACCAAAAAACTTTCGTCGATCTTTGTGAAGTCTATTACAATTGGTTCTTTCTTATTCATAAACGTCTCCATTAGTAATTAGTTTGGCAAGTCAAAAGAGGATATTGTTTGTTTATTTCTTGATCTTTTCAGCTTCCTTGTTCCTTTCTTCAAAGTACTTGGAGAGTCTTTCCACAAACCACCTTCTAATGGTTATAGGTAGGTCATAAACATCGAAATAGTTCCAATTACCGTGCTGAACTAGATAAAATATCTGTTCGTGCACATGTAACATATAATCAGAGGTCAGGCCAAAAAAACGTCGCCTCCAGGGGTACCTCCGTTTCGGCTTCGGCACCGCAATACATACACTCAAAATCTTCCTTGAGTCTTACAGTTGGAACAAGGGAAGCATAGTTCTTTCTCAAGAACCTAGAATCTCTCGCTGGCATTTCACCTATCATCTCATTCAAATCAGCTGGGTTTGCGATTTCGTCAATAGATACAATGATCATCTTTAAGAAGTCCGTCGTATTGGTTTCTGCCAACTTGTTCTTCTTCTTTGATGACATTCTACTGGCCATCCTAGATTCATCCCTAGACGTCAACAACCTAACAACAACATTTTGCCCTGACATAGGGAGAGTTGTCTCGAAGTGCCCTTGATGATTTGTCTTAAAATTCTCTGACTGTTCAAACTTCTCAAAATACTTATGATATTCTGATAGGTCAACTGTGATGTCACAGTCTGTATTGCACTCTGGGCAGGTTATCTTTACTTCATAATCAGGCCCATACCCTGTTACTCTTGCAGCGACCATAATTGCTGACTTATCACCGATAAGCAGATCTGCTACCTGAATGCTTTGATCGACCATAATGTTCTGAATGAACTTATCAATTGCCACTCCCTTTCTTAAAAGAGCGGGAGATGTTAAGATATCTTCATCCCTGGCTGTCATGAATCTAATCTCAACTGTCTCTTGACCGTGGAGAGGGTGATTCTGTGGATAAAACAGACCCCTAGACGGCAGTTCGACGAATTCGGTGTTTGCCGTTCTTCTTACTGCTTGTACTGGGGGTTGTGGACTTTGTAACTCCTCTGGAGCTGTTTGTTTTTTGGCAGGAGGCGCTTTGCGCGCCATCCTGTTCGAATTTCTACTCATTTAAACCTCACTTTACTAAAACTATTATAAACCAAAATAAATATTTTTTTTATTAAACTCCTGGTGCTAATCCAGTAAGTCCTGCCTGTGCGCCTTGCCCAGACTGTTGAACCTGACGAAGTGCGCCCTTATCTGAAACGCCCTTAGTATCAAGTCCTGCCCAATCAAATCTCATCGTAAGTTCAACGTTTACAAGATCGTCAGACTCATAATCAAGATCACCAAAGTTAACACTCTTAATCCAAGGATTATATAGAGACCAGGTCTCGATCGGAGATCCATTCTCATCAATCGTGTGAATATACACTCTACCACCCACTGCGCTTGTTGCCTGCTTCTTAGAGAAGGTAACAATATTGCTCGCCTTACCTCTACCCAGAGGGTCATTCAAGAAGTTGTGCGGTGCAACGTAACCAGACAATTCAATCAAGTCCAACATGGTCTTTGATGCATCTGGATCAACTGGATCAACAAGAGTCATACTGATCTCTTCCCACTCCAATCTCCCAGGGTAATAAAACTTATAGTTAATAAAACTATGCTCAGACTCCGATACCGAAAAATTGGGTTTACCCGTTGTCTTCACGATCCACTGCGGGATACCATTAAACGATAACAAAAATCTGTATTTTCTCTTTGGCTCAATTGAAGCATCTGACCAAAATTTCTGACTTGCCATTATAAAAATCCTCCTAACACTATTAAATAGTGTCTATTATTTTTTAATCTTCAAATGATGCACCTGAATTGGTGATCATGAAGTCGATCGCAATGAACTCAATTGCTCTGGCAGGCTTCAAGAAGATCTTTGCGTACATGATATTTCTATCAATCAAATCTGGTGTCGTTGTTGTCTCATCAAGTACAACCTTGAATTCCGTCAAACCAAATCTAGACTTTACACCGTCCAGGAAAGGTTCTACAGAACCACGGAATCTATCCCATGTTGCTTGTACGTTCTGATCGAAAAGCAACGTTGCTGCTCTTCTTGACACCTCTTTCTTGATGTAGATCATCAAGCGACGTACATTAATTCTATCAAGTGCTGAAGGCGTTGCTTGAAGCGTCTTCTGACCAAACACCACAATGCCCTCTGCTGGGAACTGCGCGATTGGGTTAATATTCGCCTCATATAGATCGTCTCTCTCTTTCGAAGAAACTCTCTGAGATACTGCAAGTACTGGCAGACCGCCAGCACCCTCTGACAATCCACCTCTGGTGAACCCTGCAGGTGCGAACCATAACTCAGATCTTGCCTGAGTGCTACCAAACGTTCCAAGTGCCACAACTGACGGTGGTACCCAAATCTGTCGGTCGCTGATCTGGTCAGAGACCTTAACCCAAGGATAGAAAGCACAAGCATAACTTGAGTTCAACCCTCTGTTCTCTATATTGTCAACTGCTGTTCTGACCTTTGAATTCTGAATTCGGGTCTTGAAGTCATCAGTATTCTCTGTTGATGGAATATAACCGCCTGCCTCGATATCAATGACAGCGAGAGTGTCTGCGCGGTCCTCACACGTTCTAATCATGTGATTTGTTATTCTCGTGTTCGTGATGCCTGGGATGGCAAGAGCGTTCATCTCTACCACCTCTGGATCTGCGACAGCGTCGATGCCGCGCTTAAGTGTCGCGATTTCGTATGCTGTTGTCTCGTCACCAGAAGAGAACTTGGAATTTCTAAATGGTTCCTTCTCCGTAATATCAAAACCATCAAACCCACCATATACTGGGCAAGTGAATTTTGCGAACCCTGCCTTAACTAGGTCCTTATATCCACCTCTCTTGGCGGTGTAGGACTTGTTGAGTGCTCTAGATCCACTGACATATACCGCTGTGCCAACATCTACTGGAGTGATTGACCCCTGGTTCTTACCAAGGTTAGATGCCAGAGATCCCGACTTACTTACTATGATAAGGTCATCCAAAGTGAACATGAATGAATTCTCTACCTTTGCGGATGCTGCAGAGGCGTCATAAACACCTGCGCCCAAGAACCCACTACCCATGCGGCGAGTAATGTCGACGAACGAAGGATCGAACTTTGTATCTGTTGGTGTTCTGTATGTCGAAACACCAAAGAATGAGTTCTTCGGATTTGACAGACCCTCTTCAGATGCTGAAAGTCTCATTGGTAATGTTGGATAGACCAACGATGCAGTCAATTTCTGTGGGAATCCCAAATAAGGGATGTTCGTACTACCTGCTGACTTGATACCTGTTGCGCTTGTGCCAGCGACTACGTCTGACGATGCGGCTAAAATAGCGGACCCAGTTGCTGCGCCCATAAATTTACCTTCGCCATTACTTCCAGAATCATGTACGGTAAATGCGCCAAATCCAGTTGCAACCTTGGTTTCGCCTGTAGCGATTGTACCCGTCTTGTATCTAGGCGGACCATAGAAACCGAATGGCATACTGATCGGATCGGTAACACCGTTATCAACATCCTGATCAACCAACACTCTAAAGAATGAAGAGTTGTTGTCATAATTACCGTAAACCCTGTATCTCTTGTCTGTTTCGTCCCACTCTCTGTACTTGTCACCGACTTTACGTCCGATATAGTTACTAGAGTTAGGGTTTAGATTACACTGTGAGAATCTCTCCAAAACAACTGGCCTTGCATCGTTGTCAGAAATTCTTCTGACCAACACTGAAAATGTTCCGTAAGGATCTACGTCATTACCTGCCTTTACATCGGTAATTGAAACTTTTAAGTTTCTGGTGTTCCACCCACCGTCGTTAATACCAACAAATCTAAACAACTTCTGCATCGCCGCTGCTTTGTATCCAGTACCAATAGCATTTAAATCCTGAGAAAAGATCCAAGGCGTTCTAGAGTCCTGGTGGGCGATTGCTCTTACCATGCCGCTTGTCGTACTATGAAGAGGTACAATCATAGCGCATAGGGAACTATCAGCAGATAACTCGCCTTTGTGAAGCGATCCACTGGTTCCTAAGAATCCGTGCGTGTCTTTAGCAAATCTGTCGAATGACTCTCCCAACCAGTATTTTGTTAATCCTGCTGCCTGAGTCGTGTCACCGTTTGTCAGTGTAGGGTTCGTGTTGAACACCTTTCTAATATATTTGTCCGAATTTCTATCAAAGTTGAAGGTTACTCTTCTTTCTGCCTTTGCGCCGTCTGTAAGAAGTGCTGAGAACTCCATTTTTGATGAATCCGTCGATTGTACAAGTACGTGAGAACCAGTGCCGTGGATACGTGCGCCTGGCCAGTGTGCTTTTTCACCAGCAAGGTGTCCAATGGTGCCCGTCAATGCCATTGCGCCCTTTTGGAAGTACCAAACAGCGGCAAGGTTACCTTCCATTGCTCTGTTTTGGTTTAGTTTCTCACCTTGTGATGTGATTGAGGCATTTTCCCCAACTAAACTGCTACGTCGGTCAACACCGCCCGTAGAAAAAAGATACAAACCATAAACTGCTGATTTGGTGTCATCGACAGCAGATGCATCCAAAGACTGATCTAGCGTCCAACCTGCGGCGCCAGCTGAAGTTGCTTGCGGGTCTTCTGTGCCCAACAATCTAACGACATTAACAGGCCCCGCGTTTTTCAAAAATGCTTGGGCAGCATATGCGGCGTAAGTTGGCGCAGTTTCGTTGCCTTCTCTCCAAACATCACCACCCTTACCTCCTGGGATTGGGTTGCCAAACACTTCAATGAATTGTGACATGCTATCGACCCTAAGAGGGATCATACCTGGACCTTTTGCTAGGCGACCAACGATCGTTGGACCTACGTCCTCTGGCTCTCTTGCCAATTGTGAGTTATCGATCTCATTGAGAAAGATACCTGGGGATACAAATTTAAATCTCTTTACAGACATACTGGAAATCTCCTTATAACGAAAAATTACAAAATATTATTTATTTTCTCTCTATTAAATAGTCTTTGAAAATTCCAAAAGTTAGTAAAAGAAACAAGAAAAGGAAGTGGGGGGCGTGAGCCCCCCATTTAGGTAGGTTTATTATAATGTCTGTGATCCAGATAGGTACTGAACTACCACAACATCATCAGCGTCCATTGTAAGGGTTTCATGCAAGAAAACCTCGCCGCCGTTATAGTCGATTCTATAGTCACCGTCTCTTGGGTTACCTGCAACGCCGTTACTCTTCACAAGAAGAAGACCATTGAAGTAAACCATCTCCGAACCAGACACCATTGAGATGTAAGATCCTGAAGGAGGTAGAGAACAGGTTGTATATAGCGATCCAGAACCCTGAGTTGGCTGTGATCTATTCACAATCTTCTTAGAAGATCTACTGAATATTCTTCTGTGCCAACCGACGCTCAACTGACCATTGTTGAATACAAGTCCACCATGTGAATTGGTTGCGCTTTTAACGATATCGCAATTGAGATGCGCTTTCTTGATCACATCATTTGTAACAATATCATTCAACTGCAATTTATCAACAGTGAGCGTATGCGGTGTTGTTTTGGATCCAGACAATATATCTGAAGTTATCTTATGGATCGTTGCCGTTCCAGAACCAGAAATGGTTGACGTTGCCGTCAACGTTCTAACTTCAATCTTGTCAACATCAAGTAAGTGTCCATCTACAGTAGAACCAGACACCGTACTAGTGATCGTCATTGACACGCCGTCAACATCGTTACCAGTAAGTTTGTCTGTATCTAGGGTATGCGCCTGAACGGTTGTACCCGAGACTGTTGTAAACGTAGCTGAGGTGCCATCCAGATCTCCAATGTTTGCTTGATTTGAATCAATTTCAAAGATCTGTGCGAGAGCACCCGTTACAGTCTGCGCATTGAAGGTAGAACCACTCATAATCGAGTCCTGGTTACCGATCGCAGTGTTGATTGTTACAGTGTGGAAAATACCCACTGAACCAGAGATAGATCCCGTGACACCAAATCTCTGACCACCATCACTGACAGAACCACTCAAGGAAGCACCCTGTGTTGATCCGATCTTTAACAAGAGATCAAGTCCTGCTCCAGAACCAGCGTCACCCATAACAATACTTGCTACGCCAGCTGAACCAGTACCTGCTGTACCACCAATCTGAAGACCAGCGCCTTCGGCGGCCACGCCTGTTGAACCACTTGCGTACGCAATGTACTGCTTTTGTGGAACTTCGAAGTGTTCAGATGTTGTCACGCCAGAAGTAATCTTTCTAGCTGAAAGGTCATCTACCACAATCTTGTAGAACTTACCAGATGAACCTGATATGTCATTACCAGTAACAACATGGAGGTTCGAAGTTCCAGAAGATGTGATATTGGTTGCGACTACCTTGCGGAAATCACCCTCATCACCATCAATCTTGTGAATTACTGACGTTCCAGAAGATGTGACTACGTTTGCGGTTGCCTTATTAAAGGTACCTTCGTCCACGTCTGTCTTATGGAATGTAGAAGTTCCAGAACCAGTAACGACTGTTGCAATAACCTTGCGGAAATCACCTTCGTCTGAATCAAGTTTATGAATTTGTGCCGTTCCAGAACCAGTGATCATATAAGCAGCACTTGCTCTAGCAGTGGAGAATTTAACCCCACCGAACGTTCCCTCATCAACATTAATCTGGTGGATCGATGCTGTACCTGAACCAGAGATCACAGAAGCGCCTGAATCTAGGTTTAATTTTCCTACTGTCAATGCATCAACATCACCCTTATGAAGGGTAGACTCTGCTGTAGACGACGCGGTTAACACACTTAAGTATGTCGTTCCGTACTTGTTTCCAGCTGCACCAAGATTGAGTCCGCCATCAGTAGATGGTTGAAGTGTTGTTGCAGTTAGATCCAATTCGTCTGTTCCGTTAATGTTCAACTTAAGTGTAGTTTTTGCATTAACCGTCAAAGTAGTTTTGGCACTAGAATAAATCTCGCCAGTAGATCCTGAAACACCAGTATAAGCAAAAACTACTTTACCAGCATTTGAAGCAGTCAAATGTACACCATCTGTGGTAATCTTAGCGATACCATCGAAACCACTTCCGTCGTTATACTGAATTGCTCCTTCATTACCTCTCGCTGCATTCGAGAGAGATAGTGCAGTCTTCAGTTGAGTAAAACTAAATGCCTTGGTTTCATTGTCTGATGCGTCACCACAATAAAAATAATCACCATTCACAAAGTCAACGTGATCGTTTCTTGCCTGTGCTGATGTATCCAAATGAACAACCTGAACAGATCCAGATCCAATATCATCTCTCTGTACTGTACTCGAACCTAACTTAACTGTTGTTACGACACCATCTTTTATTAACTTGGTGCCTATCTTTGTTACTGCCATTGATGCTCCTCCTACGGCTATGTAATCGCTAAATGAGCTGGCGGTTACGTGTACCTGCCCGCTATCAAAACTATACTTACTGGTGGCGAGTTCTGCCCATGCACTGGAAGCGTTCGACCTTCTAAAGATTCTTATTGCCGATGTGCTACCTGTGATGTTCCAAGATAGAATCGCAGGACTACTAAAAGATGTACCGTGAGGAACAAATCTAATAATGTCTGACGATGCTCTTGGAGCAATAATCGCTGTACCTAATGCTGAAATATCCGTTGTCGCTGTGCCTTTGCCAGCACTTTGAGATAGAATCGCTACTGTTACAGTGGTGTTACCAGATAGCGCTCCAGCTGGGATATTTGCTTGAGCGGAAGGGTTAGTGTCAGTGTTACCTGCTTGTACCAATCCACCGTTTGCTGCCACAACAGAACTAGACACCTCGCCATCAATGGCGGTGGGTTCCACAGCACCTTCGGTTCCCAGACCTGTTGTAAAGACATGAAAGTTTGTCGCAGACTGGTTAAGGGAAGCGTTTCTGCCTGGTTCCAAAGAAAGTATACCACCTCCAATAAAGATCTGCCCTGGGGCACGATCTTCTGGGTTGGTGTTGTAAATCTCTGCCATACCAGATTGAGTTAGAAACTCCGATCTCCACCCACCTGGATATCCTCCAGTGTTTGATCCATTCTCTAGAACATACACAGAGTCAATCGTAAGTGTATCGTGGTAAGTCGCATCCATTCTGTAGAATATCGAACCCTTATAGTGCTTCGAACTGTAACCAGTCAAAGCTCCCGAACCACCGTCGAAAGAGGACCCAGTCAAAGTATATGCTGGTTGATTTTGTCCAGAATATCCCTGCGATGAAGATGCGTGAACTTCTACTTGTGCGTTGTTGAAAATGAGAAGTGAATTACTTGCCGTATGCCACTCCATAGTCATACCAAAGTAAGAACTTGCCTGAGAACCAGTTATTGAGTATGCTGATGCTGCACCAGCACTTGGAACGTATGATGGCCATCCGTCCAAACTGGATCCTGTTCTTTGAACAATCCAAACTTTATTGTTGTTGGAATCGCCAACTGCGAATTCGTCATTTGTTCTCAACCATCTCGCAGAATAAACATCCTTTGAGGATTGGTTCGTAACTCGCACTGTTTGTGTCCAGTTCCAACCCGCATCGGCGTCGTCTGCAGAACCCGAGTTGAAGACCCAGACATACTGATCGCCAGCAGAACCAGGTTCATGGTATGCCAACAATGCGTCTTTGTCCGCACTTATCTCAAGTTTCCAATTTGTTGCGCCTGATGAGTTGTCATTTCTGGTTATGACCTTGTGAAGACCAAAGTCGACGCCGCCGGCTGATGCCGTGACAATCCCCATTTCTTCGTATGCGTCATTTGTTGTAAAAATAAACTCTTTGTTGTTAACCCACACAAGATCGATCAATCCACTTGTTGTTCTCTGTGGGACAGAGGATATTAGATCCCAGACACCATTCGATCCAGACTTTCTAACATCAATACCGTGATTTAAACTTGAGTCGTTGTTCCTATACCTAGTAGGAATAATCATCAACTCCCCGTTTGGACTAACCAAACCTGAACGATAACTTCTGGCATCTGCTGAACTCAATGAAGAGGAAACTGGTCCTCTCGTGTTTAGCACTCCAGCCTTATTATCTAATATTGTATAAGCCATAATTTAATTATTCTCCTTTTGTTATTATGTAAAATAAAATAACAAACACATAAACGAAACAAGAGGGGGGGTTACCCCCCTCAAAACTAAGACTTAAGAGATCGTTCCCGAGAGAAACTGAACGACAAGAATATCGTCAGCATCCATAGTAAGACTCTCGTGCAATTCAACTGTCACAGGACCATTGCTGCTGTTGTAGTCAATGGTATAGTCACCGTCGACTGGCGGTCGCTGCGTTGCTGGTGCAGGGATGAGAAGAACACCATTTAGGTATACCATCTCGGAACCTGACATGATGATCGTCGGAGCCCCGCTTGTTGTTGCCAAAGATGCAGTCGTATATAGAGAACCAGAACCCTGTGCAGGTGCTGCTGCTCTGTTTGCAACAGATGTATCTCTAGAGAAAATCTGTCTCTGGTGTCCAATACTCAAAACACCGTTTGCAAAGTTAAGTCCACCGTTACCGTTGTCTATATCATAAACAATATCTCTGTTTAAGTTTGCTGCCTTGACAACATCAGTCGAAACGATAACACCCACGTTCAATTTGTCTGTGTCCACATTGTGTGCGGTCAAGACTGAACCAGATAATACATCTGAAGTTACCTTGTGGATTGTTGCTGTTGCTGAACCAGAAATGGTCGATGTTGCATCTATTCTTCTAACCTCGATCTTATCGACGTCAAGAAGGTGAGCATCAACGGTCGAACCAGATACTGTTCCCGTGAATGTTGCAGAAGTTCCGTCAAGATCCTGAACGGTTACCTTGTCTGCATCAGTCGTGTGAGCCTGAACAGTTGTACCAGATACCGTAGTAAAGGTAGCAGATGTACCGTCCAAGTCAAGGATGCTTGCCTGGTCTGCATCAATCTCGTGATACTGTACAATCGTACCTGACAAGGTGTGGAATGTACCCTTAGAACCAGAGAATGATGTTGCCGTCAATCCCTTCGCTACGTCCAATTCCTGGAAAATACCAAGAGATGCTGAAAGTGTACCAGACACACCAAATAATACTGCGTCATTCTTTCTACCACCTGTGGTTGAAAGCGAGAGACCCTGTGTGGAACCAATCTTGAAAAGAAGATCAGAACCAGCGCCGCCGCCTGCGTTACCCAAGATTACACTTGCGATACCGCTTGAACCAGAACCTGCAGTGCCACCAATCTGAAGGCCTGCGCCCTCAACAGAATCACCTGCGGATCCTGATGCCGCAGCAATGATCTGCTTATTAACGATTTCAAAATGCTCTGAAGTCGTAATGCTGGATTTGTACGTTCTTGCGTCAAGAACATCTACAACCAACTTGCGGAACTTACCAGAAGAACCAGAGAGTTCATCTGCCGTTACGACATGGAGGTTTGATGTACCAGAAGACGTAATGTTTGTAGCAACTACCTTACGGAAGTCGCCTTCGTCGCCGTCAATCTTATGGAAGAGCGATGTGCCCGAACCAGATACGACAGTACCGATAATCTTGTTAAAGGTACCTTCGTCAACATCAACCTTGTGAAAGAGTGAAGTGCCTGAACCTGTAACCACAGGTGCGATAACCTTATTGAAAGTACCCTCATCTACGTCAACCTTGTGAATCTGTGCGGTTGCCGAAGCAGAGAGGTTTGTTGTCTTTACAACATTAAATGTTGCGTCATCTACGTCCAACTTGTGAAGCGTAGAGGTACCAGAACCAGTGATGGTTGTTGCTGTTACCTTTCTTGCGTCAAGACTATCTACATCCAACTTGTGGATTGTGGAAGTTCCTGAACCAGATACTGCATCAAGATACAGTGTTCCGTATTTCTTTGCTGCTGCACCGAGGTTGAGTCCACCGTCCGAAGAAGGCTGAAGTGTTGTTGCATTTAGGTCCAACTCATCGGTTCCGTTGATATTGAACTTTAATGTCGTCTTTGCATTGACCGTCAAAGTGGTTTTAGCGCTAGAATAAATCTCGCCAGTAGAACCTGAAATTGCAGTGTATGCAAACACTACCTTACCGCCGTCAGAAGCGGTCAAGTGAACACCGTCTGTTCTAATCTTTGAGATAGCGTCCATCGCATTTGTGCCGCCTTCGCCGTGAAACTGAATGTGTCCTTCGTTACCGACAGCTGCATTAGATGCTGAAACCGCTGCTTTGAGGTGTGCGAACGTGACCGTCCTCATGCCACCGCTTTTGCCCTTAGATGCGGATACGATTAAGACGTCGGCATCCTCAAGATGCGCCACGTCGCTACGTGCTTGGAATAGGTCTAAGTGACCGACTTGAACTGAACCTGATGCGATCTTATCGCGAGTTACTGCGGAAGTATTTAACTTCGCAGTTGTGATGGCACTATTTGCCAATAGTTTTGTGCCAATTTTTGTTTTAGCCATTTTAATTGCTCCTTAGTGTATGTTTTTTATTTTTTCACTAACAAAAACCAACAGCACATTAAACGGACTGGGTTTGTGAATTACGAAAAGAGAACCTTCTTCAGATTTCTAACGTTATTATCAAACTTACAAAACTCACTATTCAAGAACTCTAACGAAAGAGCTTGGCACTCACCTAACCTATCATCAAACTCAAAATGAAACTTTCCTGAATCTAATCGCCTACATCTAATCAGGTTAATACCCTTTAACTGCAAGTAAGCGGCGATTCCTATATCAGATGTTGTAAAATTCATATTATACCTCTCTCACTTTAAATAGTCTCTACTGCTTAACAAACGCTAAATTTCCTGTACCGTTGGAATCTAATTCCAATGTGTATCCTGCGTTTGGATCTAACTTATACTTTTCTCGAAGAAGTTGTAAGATTTGCTCATTACCTTCCCTGATTCTCTCAATCTCTTCTAACATTAGAATTTTTTTCACCTCATGATCTCTCATGTAGATCCCATATTCAGTAAGTTTACCATTCATATTATCCCTACCATCGAGCAATGATTGGGTATCATCTGGATATAAAACAACATAAGAGTCGTCAAAGGGTTCCTCTTCTTCCTCTTCTTCTTCCCATTCTTCCTCAAGATCGTCGGGATCCATACCCGCCTTAAGGGTTTCTGCGGCAAGTAACGCCTTGTTGGCCAATTCTGGATTTTCTTCTTTCAAATCATCCAGCATTCCCAATAATTTATTTAAAACTGACATTCTCGCATCCTCCTTCTTTAATCAGCAATATAACTAAATAGTATGTTCGCCTCATTCTGGGGCGCTTCTTCGAAAGTAACCACCCTACCAGACAAAGTATAGTCATTATCTGCCCCGATAAGCATCAAAAGACCTTGGTTAAACACCATAAGTGTTCCTGCAACAAAATCCTCTGGTACTGTAAATTGTGTAGTCGATCCGTCAGCTGTCTCGGTGGGTGTTTGGGCAACTTTGTAATTAGTAGTTGTCACAGAGTCTGCAGAAGATGACGATCCTCCACCTCCACCACCGCCTGTGGTAGCTTCCGTTGTTGTTGCGCCTGGGTTTCTAACTTGCTTGTAGTTTGCAATATTGTCATCAACCTTTGGTAACAACAAGTCTGATTTAAGTCCTTCAAGTCCATACAATCTCCCGTTTACAGTATCTAGGTCATCACCAGTAATTATCCTCTCCCTCGGTATCTTAACTTCAACAATGTTTTCTCGAATAGAAACATTTGGTTGAAGTCTATTGACATTCTCTCCAGTTAGCCACCCAAGAACCTCAATGTTGAGTTTTGTCTCAAACTTTCTTTCTTCGTTTGAAAAGTTGCTTATATTGTTGTTCTGAGAGAAGTCCTCCTGTATAAACGCTTCATACCTTAATCTCCCCTCTTCAATTATTACGTAATTGATGCCACCTGGTCTTGTTATGAAGGGTGTCACTATTTGATTCATTTGTTGTTGATATTCCGTTCTTAGGGTTATTTCATACTGGACCGTGACATAGACTGGTAGTGGGATTGTTAATGTCTCATAGACTATCTTGCTATTCTTCTTTGAGAAATTTAATTGTCCTGCCCTTTTATACATCGAAGCATTTGCAAAATTAGAAGTCTTATCTTGCTTAATTCGCCTGGAAACTGATATGGATCCGCCCTTTACTTTATCAATAGGTGGAATATTTGCAAACACAGTACCCTTCCTCGAAGGATCCTTGGTGATGTTAGATCTCTCTATTGTTATAACTGGCAGAACCAGGGTACCGTCCTTGTCCCTGAATCTACTATCCTTCTTACTTTGAAATAACCTTTCAGATGAAGTCCATACCACTGGCACTTTCTTAAACCCAGTTGGCGTAATGCACCTAATGTCTAGCGTTTCTTCTATAAATTTATGCATTGCTAGATCGATCGTTTCCATCGTGGACGGGGGAAAAGGAATATCTTCCAATCTTCTAGATTTTGTGACTGATAATACCATGCCCTACCTCACAACCCATATTTTGCCAACTCATCTGGGTCGACAATGGTCCTTTCTTTTGGAATCTTAACTTCTACGATTGTCTCATTAACTACCTTGTGAGGTGTCTCTTGATTTATGCCACTTCCAATCAGGTGCCCAAGCACCTTAATATCGAATTTTGTTTCGAATTTTCTTTCTTCGTTTGAAAAGTTGCTTATGTTGTTTTCATGTGAATAGTCCTGCTGGATAAATCCTTCATACCTGTGATTACCATCTCTGATGATGATATAGTTAATGCCGCCTGGAACTGTCATAAAAGGCACTACAAGGTCGTTCATTTGCTGCTGGTACTCCGTTCGGAGGGTAATCTGATACATCACCGTAACATAGACTGGCAAGGGGATAGAGACCGTCTTATACACGGTTTTTTCAGTTTTATCTGGAAAGTTCAATTGCCCTCTCCTTCTCTTGGAGTGGGCGTTCTTGTAGTTGGAAGTCTTATCTTGCACGATCTTCTGCATAACGGGGATGGTGCCACCCTTTATCTTATCTGTTGATGGTATGTTTGCCCACACTGTGCCCTTCTCGCTAGGACTTTTTGTCATCGAGGTCCTCTCGATAGTGATAACTGGCATGATTAGAGCGCCTTCAGCATCCCTAACACGACTATCCTTTTTGCTCAACACTGATCTTTCAGCTGATGACATTATAACTGGTACTTTCTTAAACCCAGTTGAGGAATTTACGTGTAGATTCATTTGCTCATCCACGAACTTATACATAGCAGTATCTATATTCTCAATTCTTGAATCGAAAATACGCTTGCCTTCGTAGTCGTTAAGTTGTTCGCTGAATGGTTTATGACGTTCCATTAAATAGACCCTCTCTTGCCTTTATGCATTCGGCACTTATTTCCATCATGTGGTCGCGCTGACCAAAGATTTGAGTTGGTTCATTTAAAGTCGCGATCTCATAATAAGTTTCACCATACAAAATAAAATCACCCTCTCTAACAAACAAATTCTGATCCTCTGTCAGTCTGCGTTTATGAAAATGCACTACAATTTTTGACAATCGATCTACGCCTAAGTTGGTCGTTTCCGTCTCATACCCTTGCCACTCCACAAGAGCATAGACCATAATTGGATTGAGAAAGGTCTTGTTCATTGCTTCGCCGTATATTGGATGAAAATTTGTTTCCTCAATAGACACTGGGTAGTAGACCACCTGTTGCCCAATGACTCTTTCGATAATTTCATCACTAACCTGTTTTACAAGGTCTCGTTCCTTCTTACCAGTAAAGAGCGGTGGTGGTGGCGCTTCTGGTTGATTCCACTTATTATCTCCCATAGTATATTACCCCACATACACCGAATAGGGTATTCTCTGCAAGACTTTTTCAGCTGCTTCGACCTCCAGTGCCTCCTTTTCCGCAATCTTTTGATAAGTAAGTTCGGAAAGAGTTGTTTTAAGTTCTTCTCTGAGAGCGTTCTGTTCTTCTTTGCCCTGTGATACTAAATCAGTTCCGTTGAGGGTTATACTATCACCAGGAATGGGCAATGAAGCAAACTTGGATCTGACCTGTCCTAGTGTTTCCTTGGATAGAGCGAGCGCGAATCTCCTGATCCACTGCTTACCAATTGAATTGATAGTGTCATAAGGCAAGTTAGAGAATGGCAATGTATTCATGTTATTAACCCCCTCTAGTTCGCCTCGACCATTAGTGTCATCGTCCAAGTTAGATGAGGGGACAGAGAATTCTACCCACATTTTAGTAGGTCCGCCACCATATGGAATCGGAAACAATCTTATCTTATTGTTCCTAAGTTCATATGACCAATGAGACATTCTAGTGTATATGGCGTCCTCGAATGCAAGTGCTTGTGCCTTGTTTTGCCATGCTGGTACAAGCTGGAAAGTGGAATCATCCGAGAATTGTCCATAATTGTGAAAATTGCCAATCACATTCAACCCACCGTAGTACCCATAGAATCTCCACATTGCACTAGGCGTCTTGTAATACACTTTTTTAATCAATATCCTTTTGCCATTAATCTTGCCAGTGTATGGTGCGCCTGATTCAGAGGAAATTATGTCCTGTAGATCATAATCTTGCTGCCCTACAGTGACATCAAATGACGCGGAGTATTGTACAGAATCCTTTAATCCTATTTCTGATCCAATTTTCTCAGAGACGCGTCTGGAAAAACCATAATCAAATTTAGGATACTTCAAACTACCCGAGGCTGCGCCTGAAGTTAGTTCACCCTTATGATCGAATGTCCCTGTTGCATGACCCAAAAAACTAGGCAATGCATTGTTTGCCTGATGTATGTTTATAAGATATGAATACTCAAGTACTGCTTCTTCGTATGCAGCATATATGTTTCCATCTGAAAGTTCTATATCCAGCACATCACCGCCAAGTTTCTTATATGTGTGTGCAACCTGGTCGACCGCACCTGAAATAAAGTTTCTAGAATACAGCACACTACTGTTTAATGAATATATTTTATATGGTAAAGATTTATTCACATTACCATGACTACCAGTCTCTGGCAAGATGCTCTTGCTAGAAGTGCTAGCTGGTCTTAATGTTGGTAAAGACATTTAATTGGTCCTCCGTGTCTAAGTAATTAGTCTTAAACTTAACAAAACGCTAGGACTTCAAATTTCTTTACTCTTCAGTCTTCTTTGTAGTTCTTCTTGTAGTTGTTGTTTTTTTTCTTGTTGTGCGCTTCTTTCTGGGTTTTGGCGTCTCAACATCAACAACCTCATCTTTAACTGGTTCTTCGATTTGGACTACCTGAAGTTCTGGTTCGGGAATCCGTGGAGGTGCTTGGACCTCTTTCTTTTCTTCAACTGGTTCGTTTGTTACAACTTGAACCTGCTCTTCTTGCTTGATCTCTTCACTGGTGTTCATGTCAATTTCGATCAATTTGTTCTCAACCTCTCTCTTGTCAAAACCAAGTGCTGATCGCTTTGCAGCATACTTCTTGGCATATCTTGTCATTGTCATTCTTTTTCTACGTTTACCCATCATTAAACTCCTTTAACTAAAACGATTATAACATAAATAGGTTTTTAATAAAGAAAAACCCCCAACCAAATTGGAAGGGGGTTTGACTTGTAGTAAGGCGAGTTACTTTTTACTGGTCAGCAAATGCTGGTGCTGTTTCGCTAACCACGCCGCCAGACAAGTACCAAAGGGTTCCATCAGAAACACATTCAATTCTTGTGCCTCCTGCTGGGTCATTTAAGGTTAACTTACTGTTACTGCTGCCGTTTGGTGCAACAGATGCGTTGTCTGCATTTGTATCTAAGTGAACCACGCCGCCCAAAAAGTATCTATCATCTGAACCCGTGTCAATAATCAATTCATCATCACCTGCCTGTGAGGTTACAATAAATGTAAACACGGTGCCGTTCTCTGGAGCGGAAGGAAGTGTAATTGTACAATCTGCCGCTAGTGCAATTGCATAAATCTCTCCACTTTCTGCAAGTGTTAAAGTCTTGCTCGTTGCTGTAATCTTTTCTAGTCTTCTTCTAGAAGCATCATATGCTGCTCTACCTACTTTTGCCATTTTATAAATCTCCTTTTAATTAATAAAGGCTATCGCCTTACCTTTTATATTATAAATAGTTTAAACTAAACCAAACTCACACAAAAAAACGCCCTACCACAATATTATGGTAGGGCGAATCTTTTAGTTGTCGGACACTTTATTAAGCGCCTGCCTCACCAAGGAGACCTCTTACGACAACAAGACCATACATATCTGGTCTAACCATCTTCTTAGCGTAACGGGTCATGACACCCTTACGTGGTACGAAGTCTTCCGTACCGAAAATGGTAGGTGTTACCTGGAGTGGTACATATGGAGCGTACACATAACCGCTTTCAAGGAAAGAGTTACCTCTACGACCTACAAGAAGAATGTTTCTTGGGAAGTATGGATCAACCATAACATCAAACTTCTTGCTCAATGAACCAGTCTTAACAGCACCAATGTCACCACGGTCAGCGTCTGCCGTAACAGATGCGCGGAAACCGCTTGTGAACTCAAGGATGTTAGCAACCTCTGGACCACAAACAACAAAGTTTGCGCCACCACGAAGTGTCTTTCTGTGGATCTGAGCGCTCACGTCATTGATTGTCTCAATGAGAGTCTCATACCACTCGCTAACAGTACCTGTGAAGTCAGGTGAAGCACTGGTTGCACCAAGTTCACTGCCGTTGCTATCAACGAAAAGACCTGGAGCGCGTGACCAGTAGCGTGTACCTGCCTTAGCACCCTGGATCAAGTCAGAGAGAATCTCCTGGTCGATTTCAAGAGCAATTTGCTCAGAAAGAATACCAGTTAATTCAACCTCTGCGTCAAGGTTGTGATAAGCATTGAGGTCCTGACCTAATTCAGGAGTCCACTTTGCCTTCAACTTCTTTGTAGCAGCTGTGACCGCTACGCTGTCGACCTTGATGTCGATTTCTGGGATGTTTCTTGGGTTGCTATTGTTAACTGTTGATCCACCTGTGGTATCACGACCAGCACCTTCAAGCTCCCACGGCTCTCCACCAACGACTGAACCAAGTCCGCCGCCAGCTGAAAGCGTATCTGCTATCGGGAACGCTAGAGATGCATCATCTCTGGTAGGCGCGAACACGTCCGAAGCATGTCCGGTGAAAGTCAAAAGCAAGACCTCCTGGCTAGCACCTGTACCACCAGAGCCGGTGATTCTCGTCAAACGGCGGACCAGCTTTGCATGTCCGTAGTTTCCAGAACCGTTAGATGCCGAAATTGCCGAAGCATTGACCGCACCAGATGGGAAAGTAGTCGGCAAGTGATTTCTATAAATAGAAACAACCGAAACTACGTCGGTGCCCGAAAGAAGATCAGGATCCCAGCGAATCAACTTCTTCTGTGCGGCAGTCATTGACGAAGGCGCTACGTTAGTAAGCCCCGTGCTCATGACCTTTGCCTGGCTCTGTGAACCAGTTGCGCTAGTGTAACCATTCGCCAGGTCATAAAAACCACCTGCTCCAACGCCCGTAGCAGGATTAAGATCAACACCGTCAATCAACCCCTTCGCTACAACGTTACCACCATAGATAGATTGTCCTGCTAGACCGCGAAGGCGATCATCAGTCATTGTAAAGTCCAAGAAGAAGATAAGTCCACTTGGAAGACTCATTGGCTGCACGCTAACGAGTTCATTTGCAATCAACCCACCGAATACACGACGGACGATTGGGAAAGCAACTGATGCGAAACCTTCAACATCACCTGCTGCCATTGAGGACGCTTCACGAAGAAGCTCCTTTGCTTGGTTCTCAAGGAGAACCGCCATACCATTCTTGGATTGCTCATCAGTAATACCTTCTAAGAGACCAGTCTTTTCCCACTTCGCAAGAAGTGCTTGACCTTCCTTAGACACGTCACGTCGAACAATACCTTCAGTTAATTTTTCTAATACAGACATTGTATTGTAACCTCCTAATATTTAATTGTCTTTATTAATACCAGCTAATCGCTGCATTCTTTCAGCAAAAATATCTGCTGAAGTAGCTCGTTTCTCTTCACGAGAACGAACCAGTAAGCTAGATCTTCTATTGTTAACTGCCTCACTCAGCGATTCTGGACTCTTCTTTTGACTAGTCTCCACTGTGTTTTGAAGGGTTTCATAGATAACCTTTGCTTGTTTTGCATCTTCGGCCTTAGCGATTGCTTCAACAATACTCTTTTTCTGTCGCTCATTCAGGGAGCCACAATCCAAAGTCCGATTGATATAAAGTAACTTTGCGTTTGATGTATTAACAGCATCAAACTTTTCTTTTATTTGTGAGACAACAGACTTATGAGCATTAATCTCGTCTGTTTTCATCTCATTTTCTTTAATTAAATCTTTATTTTGTTTATTGAGATTCTTGTTGGATTCTTCCAACTTACCAAGTGCTGCCTTGAGTGCCTCAAGTTGCTCCTTGATATCGTCATCTTGTAATCTGGCAAGTTCTTGCTCAACTGCAAGATCCAACTCTTCATTGGAAGTCCCCATCCATCCACTCTTTTGTGGCTTGATGTCAACCTTAAGAGATTCCATGATCTCATCAACGAATAATTCTTCCATCTCTTCTTCTAATTGAGTGAGTGTTTCGGTCGCAAGAGAACTTGCGTCAGCAGAAGCTTGAATTTCATCAGACATACCAGCAGCAAGATCATCATGATCTACCTTATCTGCTTGAAGTACATCCGTTGCTTCAATTCCCTCTTCGTCTTCAATTTCTTTAATTCTTTTTTCGATCGCGTCAAGATCTAACTCGACCTGACCCGACTCAGATGAGGGGATATCATCCATTGCCTCTTCATCAGACTTTGCAGATACAGTATCGTCAGACCCCTCATCGCTAGATGGTTCAAGATCTAACCCTAAGTCCATCTCTTCTTCCTCTTGCTCAAGAAGAGATGACACGGCATCCTTAATTTGTTCTGAATACTTTTCAATTACCATTTGTTCTGCATTTTTGAGCGCAGCGGATTTAAGCGCCTTGGCGTCAATGATTGCTTGTTCTAGAAGTGATGACATAGTTTGCCCCTTATATAAAAATATGTTCAATAATAAATAGTTGAAGTGTTCTCTAAACACCTGAAATTTATTATACTACAATGTAGGAGTGTTTTTTTTAATTTGCTACTGGGTTCGTTCTTAGGGAGGATAACCCTGGTATGGTCATCCTGAGAGGGGTGTACCCAGATGGGTTTATGCCCCCAGAGAAAGCGATAGTTGGCATACCATGTATGTTGGAAGTTATGATCTCGTGTCCAGCGGTGCCGATGGGTCCAGTCTTTGTTATGGTTATTGTCGCGCCATCCCTAGTAGCGGAAATAGTATGGTCGGACTCCGAAGCACCACCATTGATGGCGGTTGTTAAAACTGTTGCTAAGTGAGTAGAGTTTGTGGCGTCGGATGTGCATACTGTGACAATTCCACTAGAGGGTCCAGTTCCGTCGGTGGCGGACATGTTGGCAGAATCGTTAATTCGATACTCTACAGTTCCAGTACCTGCCGAAGTTCGAACATTATTAATTGTTAAGTGCTGATTAGTTGCAAGTTGCGATATGTCTGTGACATTTACAGTGAATGTTACCTTAGATCCTGTGCCGCCGACATTACCAGCAGGAGTGTTGTTGACCACTAGAGGATCTTCTTGTAGATCTCTTATGTTATCAATCACAAAATCAGGTCTTATGGTGTGCTTTCTCTTCATGGTTAGAATGTGGAACAGGCAGCATATACTGCATCGGGTGCATCTCCCCAAGTGCCAGCATCTCTTACGAACGCAACACGATCAACACCATTTATTTCAATCTTATAAGTTGTGGGGACTGTAACAGCATCACAATCAACTGTCTGCGAGTACGACCAAATACCTGTTGCGTGCATATAAAACCACAATTCAATATCCCGATCGGGAGCGCCAGCGTCAGCGGGATCTACGGTCAGAAACAAGTATCTTTGATTTTCTGTCACATACCCAGTAGTACCGTCCCTAGCGGCGGTTCCTGTTGAAATGCCTGTTGTAACTGGAAGGGCGTTGTGTGCCAACACTACTATCGCTGTACCATTGGCGCCTGCTAAATTTTTGGGTCCTCTTGTTCTGCCCCAACTTGTATTCTTAAAAGTACTCATTTTAAATCTCCATTAATAAATATCAATCTTTAAACTTTTCATTAAATTTTCTAGTTGATTCTTGAGAAAGTTTCTTCTTTCTCTCCTTCTTCAACTTTCTAATTTCAGACTTTGGAGTGAATTGCATTCGTTTTCTTACCTTGTCGATCAACCCTTCCTTCTTTGTCTTCTTAACGAATCTTCTGATCATTCTCATCTGATCTTCGTTGTGCCTTGGTCTTACATCAAAATTAACTGCTTTAGCCATTATAAATCCTTTATTTTAGTGCGTCCCACTTTTTGCCAAAGGCGCCAAGTAGTCCGTCAATGTCAACTCCCTTATCACTAGGGTCCATATTCGCAAGAGGAGAATGAGAGGGCGTAGTGCCACCAGCTGATGACAATGGCGTCGTACCCTCAAAAACATTCACTCCACCATAGGCATCCTTACCAATCGCTTCAAGCATTTGATTCTTGGATTCCTGTAGTCTTTTTGAAACTTGCGCTGTTCTATCGTCAGAAGTGCGAGCAGAAGATCTTTCGGGCGTTTTGTTTTCTACTATCGGTTGTTGTCCCATACCTGAAAAGATCTCGGCAACCAATGTCGATAACACACCTTCTTCAAAAATTGCCTCTTTTATGCAATCCATCACAAGCGGTTTCAATACTTTCTTTAACTTATTTAATTCTTGTTCTTTCATTTGTTCCTCAAAATATCATTCATTATACTATTAATTCTATCTTCTTTTGTTAGCGGCCTGCTCATATCTCTGGATTCGTGCACCTGAGACATGATCGCACCTGGTGTAGATGGGTCCGAAACCATGTCGAAACATATCAACTGAAAGTCATCTTCAACTAAAGTAATACCGTTTCGCTCTGTAACAGATCCCATGCCTCTAGACGATATACCACAAGGAATATTACACTCTACAAGATTCTTGAGTATTTGTCCCGCTGGTGTTGGTAATACTTCAATTTTACCCATTACCTTGTTTTCATCCATCCAAATCTCAGTCACTAGATGTGAGGCATTTTGCAAGTTAATGACAGACGACTCTGGATGGTCCAGTTCACCCAATGCTCTACGTTGTTCTACTAGTTTACTATATCTGGAGACTTCTCTTTCCAAAAGAGCATGAGGATACATCCTGCCGTTGGCGTTCTTGGTTTCAGACATTTGCATGACACCTGTAAGGATTGTCACCTTACCTTCAGCAACTCTTCTTTTCTCATCTTCGGTGAGCAGGTCCTGACAGACACCACCCTCACATAATTCAAAATACTCTCTTAATAGTTTCATAACCTTCCTCATTGCGGGGGTCACCCGCGTCAGTTACTTACCGCTGCAACAACGTCTAACTCTCTGTATCATCCAACGTTTCATAACTACTCCTCACAATTGTGCTTTATTTGAATTCCATCATCCCCAACGATCATGCTACCATAATAACACACGATTGAAGAATAACATCCCAAAATAAAAGCAGTGACCACAGAATGATCAAATATAAATAGTTCTGTAAACGGACTTAACGCCCACAAAAACACACCTGTCCAAAACCCAGTACACATAGGGCACTTGAGGAGATCCCCAAACCACCCCGTAGTGGGTCTAATTTTGTTAAATATTTTTCCATAGACAAGGATTTGGGTCATACCAATGCAGGCAATCGTGTAGGTAAACATTACTTCTCCAAGATTTCCCTCAAAATCGAATACATATACTGATATCCATACGGGCGGACTTGATGGTCAGCTGATCCTTTCTTTTCCCTGTGAGGGACCTCACCGAGTTCTGTAGAGTCTTCATCCTTTGGATCAAGAAAGAAGTTCTGTAGAGTATCTTTGTATATCTCTCTCGACTTAATGTTTGGTTCCTCCTCTTGAAGGAAGTTAAACACCTCTAACAAAGTTAACTGAAACGGGGAAATGTCCTCGTCTGGAGATTCCAAAATTTCTGCTTCCAACGATGAAAAAACAGCACCAGAGCGGATCGTTGAGCGATCAAGCACCCCATTCTTAGCGAGCAATTTCAATAATGCTTCTTGAGTATGATAAGTCTCCTCTGAAATGACTTCCTTTGGGAATGTGGAGATTTTTAATTTCTCGCGTGAAACAACAATATCAATTAGGTCGTGATCAAATATCATAAGATCACCATTCACTGCCTTGCGAGCCTCTGCAAAAGAGATCTGCTTTACAGTAGGTTCTTGATCCTTGGTACCCCTAATTATGTTGATTTTAAGCATTCTCTAACTCCCGTACTAACCCTTGAATTTTTAGTACCTCGGTAATCATAACGTCGTCCACTTCCATGTCCTTATATGACTCTAGCTTCAGCATGATTTCTCCGTATTTACCCTTCAAATCCTCAGATTTGAGAACCGTACTTGATTCAAAGTTCTTTAATTTTTCCTTCAATTCCGACACCTGGTCATTTAAGTATATCTTAAGTCCCAGCGAATTATCGGAAAAAGAAGCAATATAATTAGTCAACAATTCCTTTTGGTTGTCTGGGAGTTCTGAATATTTCTTATTAAAACTTTCCACAAATGTCTTATATGTCAAATTGTCGATGTGCTGCTTCTCTTCCTCCGTATTGGTGGTTGTTAGGGATTCGATCATCTTCTCCTCTAACAGCATCTTTTCCTTAATTGATGTTTTATCATTAAAGATATTATAAATCGTAGCAAGATTCTTATAGTTTGGTACAAAATTTCCAAATACTTCAGAAGATAATGTATAATTTATTTCCTTTATAAGTCTATTCTGACTCGAAAAAACATTCTGCTTTCCCAATGTTCCGTATCTCTGCTTCGCTTCACCCAACAAACCAACTGCCGTTTCTCTATCCAAATTTTTCGATTCAAGAACTTCTTTATAGATTGAAAGTTCTTCATTCAAAATACTACCTTTAGAAAAATGCTCTTTTATGATCTTCTTAACAAGAGACTGTCTAGCGGAATTCTTTTTTACAACCGATTTAACATACTCTCTGGTAAGTGCTTCAAATAAAAATGCAGTATTTCTCTTCTTGTTGTGTTTTAATCTCATTTTTTGGTTTTCCTATTGTTTAGTTCTTCGATGAGGTCCGACACTTCCTTACTTCTCAAGAAGATCTTCTCCTCCTCTTTGATATAACTAGTAAGTTTAGACTCGGAAAGTCTCTGCTTATCTTCAGCAACGACGCCTCTAGATAAAGATTTTAACTTTTTATATCCAGGAACGGTCCTATAAGACTGTGTGCGGCCGCCAGTATCTCTCTGGTCCCTCTCTCCTGTTTCGGATTTTGTAACATGTATCTTGCCCTTGGCACGTTTCCACTTTGCATCAGGAGTGTCTTCTCTTGATCCAGGTGCTGCCAATAGAGCACCAGCATCTTCACCACCCTCATCGCCTCCAAGATCTGCGCCCAAATCGTCGCCGCCTTCGAGTCCGCCAGTGGTATCAATTCCTTCGCCGCCTTCGCCGCCTGTGCCAAGGTCACCTCCGAGCATATCTTCCTCGCCACCAGCTGCGCCAGTGGCGTCTGCCTGGGCCTGTTCTGCAGCTGCCTCAAGGCGGGCGTCGAACTGCCTATCATAATACATCTGCCTCTGATTTTTGACAAACTCTTCCTCAGTCATGTTGAACAATCGAGAAGCAATCCACTGTCGACTAAAGAAACCTTCCGTTGCAGTACTTGCAACGTCGAACTTGGTCTTCCAGTGCTCCAATTCCTGCAGTTCTGCAATCTTAGATGGACTGTTGAGACTTAGTTTAAAATTAACAAGATCTTCGCCTCTGTACCCCAATGTATAAAGGTGAACAATTCCGATCTTTTCCAACTCTGTGACGATGGACCTTTGCAGTCTCTGCACTGTTCTAGCAAATCTAATGTCTTTTTGTGCAAGAGTTGTTGCGTCTTCTCCACCTGCAGCATCGGCATTCGTGTTGGAGATATATGATCCAGGCACCTTCAAGGCAGAAAATAACTTATCCCTCAAATATTTAACGTCATCAATGTCTCCCGTATATGTACCACCTGGTAGACTTTCGACCTTCGAACTAGATCCAGCGCGGGTGGGGATGAAATAATCCTCATCAACAGACATTGGATTGTATCTAAGATCCACTCGTCCCGTATTAGCATCCACAATTTGGTTTCGCTTCATCGAAGTCATAACTCGCTGCATGTATTGCTCGATGTCTTGAGGTGGAATGTTGCCCACATCAATATAAAATACTCTACGCTCTGGTGATCTGACTATTCGATATGCCATCATAGCATCTTCGAGAAGGGTCAGTTGTCTCCAAATACGTCGAGCAGGTTCGAGCACAGAAGTTCCATAAGGCGCATACTTGTCATTACCCAAGATACGGAAATGTCCTATTTGCCAATTTTCAAACGTCAATCCAGCGGAATTCCACTGAAACTGGCAATAGTTTGGATTAGTCTTATCTTCACCCTCTAGTCTTTCAAGTTCTTGCCCAGGAAGACCAATAACGCTCTTGATTCCAAGCGTTTCGTCAATATCCAAGTATAAGAAAAAGTCACCATACTTCACCATGGTTCTGCACCACCCAAAGATATTGTATTCAAGATTCATTATACTGAAATATAACGCTGACAAGATTCCCTTAATTTCCTCGTTGTTGCAATCGATTTTCATCAAAGGTTGTAATGCACTGTGGGTGGTCATCTCATCTGCATATATATCTAACGCAGATGCAATTTCAGGTGTGTATTCCATCTGATCGAAATCTACGCACCTTTCCAATCTATTCTGATTATTCTGAGCACTACCATACAATCCAGCAAATGGGTTGTAATCCATTCTCTTAAACTGTTTGCCACTCGTAGATAGGAACTTGTTGGCGTATTTGTCCAGCTGTCGCCTGCGTAATCTTCTTGCAGTTTGTGTTCTGTAGTTTACAATTGGCCCAGATAACAATCTTGTCAGTTTTTTAAACAAACTATTCTGATCGTTCTTAGGGTTTATCTTTCTTCCGCCTGCCATTATTTTTATCCTTTAAACAACCAAGGGAATTGCTCGTATGTCTGGTCGTGTTTTCTCTTTTTCTCGAAGACACTATCGCCATCATACCCGTGCATGCCCTTTATGGTTGTGTTCATATTAGTTTTTGCTGACACCATTGTAGCAAGAAATGCCTTATTATATTCTATATTTCTCTTATTTTCAATCAAGGCCGTATCCCTAACCCAACAACCAATTGCGCATGCCATAATTAAGTCATCATTATAAGATCGCATAGCTTCTGGTCGTCCGTTATTCCAAATAAAAGTTTTCATCTCATTATATAAACGAGGCGAATTTATGGTAATTAGTCCATTTCTTACAAATTCTTCCAACTTTGCCACAATCAAAGGTCTCGTTTTTTGACTGGTTGTGAATCCAGGCACTGCGTTGGTAGCTGCTTCGGCAGTAACTTGATCGACATATTCGTGAGTTGACTTAATTGAGTGATATACATTAGGGTAATTCATATCTCTTAATTTGCCCAAAACAGCAAATCCAACCGTATTGTTTTCGACCACGATCATGCAGTCTCCATACTCCCGTCCCGCATCAAAGAGTATTTTAGAAAACAGATCTGGAGTCACTCTTCCTTGATATTCCGCAACAATCTCCATTGTGAGCGTATTGAATACGTGAAAAACCGAATAGTCCTTACCATCACCCCTTGCTACGTCAGCACTTAACAGATACGGTACGCCTGATTCAGCTTCTTTCCAAATCCAATAATTTCTATCGAACCCTGTCCTGTATTTTGGATCATGAACAAAATTCGATAACATCTTCATTTTATCTGGATGGAATACAGTTTCGCCCGACATATTAAAATTACACTCCAATTCCTGTGCAATCTGGCGGCGAGACATGTTCTTTGTCTCCTTATCGAACCATTCCTGATCCCTGTCAGGATGGACCTGCCATGGGAGTGTCATTGGCATAAAATCATTAGAGTTGGTCTCTGCATCGGTGAATGTCTTATGAAACCAGTTACCGACGCCATTAGGTGTAGACAGTGCTATACAGCGACCACCAGTTGAAAGAGTGGGGTATAAACCAGTCCACAACTCATCCAAACCCTCTACGTGCGCTGCTTCGTCTACAACCAACAAGGACAATGCTTCTGAACGACCTGCATCGCCCGAAGTGGACGATGCTTTAATTTGCGATCCGTTAGTTAATTCAAACGAAGTTCTATTGTCGATCGATACATCCGAGATACGGATCCATTCTGGACAATTTCGCAATATAGATTTCACCTTCTTTACAAGGTTTGCAGCGGTACCGAACTTAGTCGCTAACACTAAAACATTCTTTTCTTTGTGAAAGAGCATCAACCAAACAACATATGCCGCCGTTACCGTAGAAAGACCCAGCTGGCGTGCCTTCAAGACGATATTAAAGCGATTATCCTGAAAGTTCTTTAATGCGTCTTTCTGAAATGGGTAAGTCTTAAACGGTATAAGACCCTTAAGAGGGTGGGTGATCTTTGCATAATTTGTTATGAAATAGTCTGGGTCTCTCCCTGATTTAACTATTTCTCTCATGATCTCTTTCTTGGAGAGAACTTGCTTCATTTAAGATCTAGTGCCTCACATGCTGCTTCAAAACTCTGCAAACTAGATTCATTTGAACACTCCTCGGTCTCAAGGATCCAACAAAAGGCACCTGTGTCACCTTCCTCAAAACACTCATCTGTACATTTCTGTCCGTGATGGTCTGGGTTTTCTGGGTTGTGACAAACCCAAACGAGTTCGTTATATACCTCTTCCCGCTCAGGGTGTGCACACTCTACGTTAGAATCCAATTGACATGCCATAAGAAAGGGAACTAAAACAAAAAGAAGTCTCATTACTTCCCCCTGTTGCTAAAACTGTACGCCTTGAAAGCCTCATATGGGTCAGACTTTCTCTTGTCGTTGGGTGTCTTCTTTGCTTCTGGCGTTGATGGGATGTCCAACCCTGGTCTATCAGGTTTTTGTTCTTCAATGCTACCAATCTTGAATTTTTGGACCGCTGTAACAAGAGTTCTCACTCTCGATACGGGTTGTACAAGAACATTTACTTCACCTTCAGAAGTAAGAGTGAGTCCGCTCTTAGTCAGAGACTTGTACTCTTTCTTGATGAATGTTGCGATATCGGAAATCTTACCAGACACGTCATTCTCCAAAGATCCACCATAAACTTCCTTAAGTTTAATTTCGCTTGAATAGGTGATACACAACTTGTTGCCTTCGAATTTAACCCCAAACCCATCAATAACTCTTGGATCCAGGATTGGGTCACCCTCTTCTCTCTTCAGTCCAATTTTGACTAGTTCGTCGTTTTCATCCAATGCTCCATCGTGCCCTTTTGCAAGGACTTGTGAAATACCATTAATAATTTCAAGTGTTGTTGCCATTTATTTGCTCCTTTGACGGACGCCAACCAGATTCCCATCTTTCTTCTCTACCTTCGACCCACTGTATATAACAATCAAAACAACATTCAAATTTTGCCATGTACAGGTCGTCTTTAATAGAAAAAGAATAAGAACTACAGACTGGACATTCTCGTTCGTTTTCTTTACTAAGTAGTTTTTTGCTTATCAAAAATCCTTTGTACTTTTCTTTAGAGTTTTTGGCCTGTCTGAAGGCGATCCTTTTATAAAACTCCTTCACTTCTTCAGAGTGTTTCTTTTCCTTTTCTGGAGTCCAATATTTCTTGGGGTTTTCGATTGTCTCTTCACCCCAGCGCTTTTCAATCGCCTTCTCCAGTTTCACTACAAAGTGTGGATCCTTTTCACTCATTACTTCACCATGACAGACCAAATACTCAATACCGTTGTGGCACCAATAACAAAACCACCTGCGGTCCAGAGGTACCAATAGTTATTCGGTTTCTCTAGTGCTACCTCTTCTAATCTCTTGATTTCTTCGTTTTTTATTTTCATCATAGAAAGATGCTCGCTGTGTACAGAGGCAACTCTCGCCTGTAAAATATCAAGATTAAGTTTATACCTTGCGCCCAGTTCTTCTGATAGTTTATCCAACTTCAGTTTGCATCGCTCACCCTCTAGTTCCTTGTCGGCGACGATCTTTGCCATAGCAGTATCAGTGAGACACCACCCATCATATGGCGCGGGTTCACCTTCATAAATCCTCAAAACACTAGGTCCAGCAATAGCGGTAGACCCAAAACTAATCAAGGTCAGATAGATTAAAAAGTTTCTCAATTTTCTCCCTAACTGCATCCGGCTCTCCATTTGTCTCTTCAACAATTTTCTTAACTCTCTCTTTTTCTTTCTTTGATAGTGCTAAAGATTTCTGTGCGTACTTCTTCTCTAACTCTTCTATTGTAACATGATACTGTTTAACAAGTTTGTCTCTTTTTGATAATTCTTTCTTGTGGTTCTCTTTTAGAGAAACAATTTGTTTGTCATAGGAATCCTTCTTAGCTTCAAGCACATCCATCGCTGCTTCGGCATTCTTTCTAGATATAGCCCAAACAATAATAGACCATATAACTAAAAAGGGAATCTTCCAGTTTTCCCTTAACCAGATCCATGCTAATTTTATGTGAAACATTTTGGTTATTTCTTCTTACCGTGCTTCCATTGTGTTGCTAAATCAACTAAAGCCTGAGAACCAATATAGGCAAGAGTTACTGCTACCCAATCACTCGAAGTCACCGTACCGTAAACACACAAACTGGTTGCCGTAATCCAGGCAAGGAACTTGCGAGATATGAATCGCTCTGTATATTTGTCAGCAAATGATTTTAGTGCTGCCATAATATTATCCTCCTTAGACGCTGACATGTGCAAATCCTCTTTTCTTGTCAATAACGATCTGCGTATCCACTGCGTCTTTAAGAGTATCTAGGTGCGAAATGAGTATAACGGTCTTAAAATATGACTTCACCATATCGATAATTCTTACAAATCCCTCCATATTATCCTCATCTAAGGCGGTTCCTGGTTCGTCCAAAATGAAGATATCTGGCTTCGGAAGACTTGATACAGACAACAAAGATAACCTTATGGCCATTGAAGCAATCGTCTTCTCGGCACCTGAACCCATCTCTAATGGTCTGGGTTCAAACTTGGGGTGTTTAATGAAAATATCCAACTTCTTTTCTTCGTTAAGAATAAACACTTCAAAGTCAACAATACCTGTTAAAATCTTTGCAATCTCATCATTGATGACTGGTAGTCTGTTCTTAATTACGTCGTAAGAAATACCATTTGTGTGGAAACATGTCATGAAAAGTTCGTACGCCGCAAACTCAGTTCGCAATGACTCCAACTCTTCCTTGTCTTCTTGCAAGTTCTTTATTTGCTGCTCTGCAGAACCCACCTCTCTGAAGAGATTGTTTGTCTCCTTTTGGCAAGACTTGCATTCTCTACTTGCCTTGCTGGCTTCTTTTTCTAGTCTTGTCTTTTCACTAATCAGTTCCTCCAGGTTCTCAATTGCTTCCCTGTTGTCTTCGTATTCTTTAAGTTTCAATTCCAGTTTTTCTAAAATCGTTTTTTGTTTAAACAATTCACCCTTGTTCTTATCAACATTCAGCTGAGCGCTGGTAATATCTGACGACAGATTGTTTCTCTTCTCAATCAGTTGATCAAACTTCTCAACATATTCCATCACCTTAAAAGGATCTAGGGATAAAGTATCCTCCCCCAACTTGTTGAGTTTAGCGCTAATGTCCCTCATTACGTTAGATTTAACCTTTACCAGTCCCGTAGCCTCGTGTGCATCTCTTATAAACTTGCACTCTGGAAAGGAATCTCCACAAGGAACTTCAGATAATAGATCCGTCTTTCTCATCAATCTAGATTTTTCGTTAGATCTTTTCTCAAGATCTTCCAACAAAACGTCGATTTGTTTCTGGTTTGCGTCTAACCGCTCTTTCTTTTCGTGATAAGTATCGATGTCAAAGTCCGAGATAAAGACTTCGATCTTTTGAAACTTGTCTTTGCCTTCCTCGATCTTAATAAGGAGTCCTTCTGTCTCTTTTTTAAGGCCCGAAATAGCATTAATCCTGGTCTCTCTTTCCATTCTAATTTTGACGGGATCGATAATCTCTGTCGGTGCAGATTCAATCTTGTCCTGAATAATATTGACTTCCTTCTGGATGCTCTGGGTTTGTTCTTCCAGTTCTTTGCATCGTTTTTGATTTGTCGCAAGTCTCTCATTCTTTTCGACCAAGACTTGGTTTGCCTCTTCAATTTGTTGATCAAAATCATTTCCCTCCAATCTTCGCAACGCGCCTCTGGTGTCAGCAGATTCGTCTTTTGCCATTTTAAATTTTCTATCAAATACCTCTAAGTCTAAAAATTTAGCAAGTATTTCTTTTCTTTTTGTTGACCCCTCATTAATAAAAGTCAGAGAATCCAACTGAGATGCCATGGATGTCATCAAGAAATCTTCCAAGTTACCAAAATATTTTCTGATGTTCTTATCTGTATCTTGTCTAGATGTACCATTTAAACTTTCAACATTTCCAATTGCATCACTGGAATAGAAGTTCACATCTGTCTTAGCTTCTTCTGTCTCGATGCCTTTAAGTTTTTTAATGTACTTTTCAGACACACGTTCAATGCTCAACTCTTTATCGGCAATCTTAATTGTTGCCTTGGCAGATCCAACATCCATATTCTGATTGATCATGTTCAAATTTTTTCTGACAGATTTGGATGTAGAATTATATACAGCATACAACAAACTATCAATAATAGAAGACTTGCCTGAGAAGTTCTTTCCGAAAATGCCTACGATACCTTCAAGCTTTGCAAAGTCTATCTTATTGTTCGCACCATAATTGAAAAGACCATCCCACTCCAGAGACTGCATACTCCAGTTGATGTTTCTATAAACCTCCTCTGTGTCTTCAATTGTCTTGTTTAATCTAGAATTAAGGGAGATGACCTTTTCCATAACGTCATCTGTAACCTCATAATCCTCAAGATATTCTCTTATTAATTGATTTTGAACATTTATATTTCTCAAATCCTTTTGCTTGGATGCATCACTATCAACATCCAGTGCCTTACTTGCAGCACGATTTAAATAAGTTATACTCTCTGGTCTGTATTTAAACTTTGCGACGTCGACACTTCGTCGCATCACATCAAGCGAAATATTCGAATCTGCTACCAAACGTAGTCTGGACCCTTCCGAAACATCAATTTCTGGTAGTGTACCGTCCTTGTTCAGTGCGACTGTAACAAATGGTTTTGGATTTTTGAACGTTATTAACTTACAAGTAAAGTCATCCTTGTTCTCAATATCCCACAACAAATACCCTTTGTCCAGTGTTTCTCCGAAGTTTTGTTGGACTGTTGATCCAGCATATCGTATACGCCCCTGAGTGTCTAGGATTTGCGTCTTGTGGATATCGCCAAGAAAAGCAAAGTCAAACTTATTAAAGATGCTAATATCATGATCACCTCCCAGGGTCCAATTCAAATCTGTCTTGGACCTGTCAATGGCACCGTGATAAAGTGCAATATTAACTATATCTTCATTTGTTGGATCAATCCAATTTTCTTCATCGAACACCGATAAAACATTCAAGCAAAACCCGCCTTCTAAGCGATGTTCTTGAGCGTCTTTGAGTAACACTATACGTTCGTTGTTTAACGCCTTCACAATGGGCGATATCGCATCCTGACGACTACTATTTTTCAGGTTTCCGTCGTGGTTTCCCAAAATTATATAAGTTGGTGCGATTTTAGCAAGATTTTCAAAGAAATCTCTTGCCATGTCAACAAACTCTGGAGATATCTGCGTCTTGGTGTGTGCAATATCTCCACAATGAATAATATAGTCCACCTTCTCTTTTTTCAGAGAATCATATAATTGCTTAAATACTTCATTATATTCAAAGTGGAACTTAAGGTTGCGGATATGTGTATCCGCAATGTGAGCAAACTTCATCTAAACTCCGATTAAATGTTTACGTTTTCGTTAATGTGGGTGAATAGTCTCTCTAAGAAGTTGATCTTCTGATTTTCGTTTAATTTTTCAAACTGTTTAATTGTTTCTTCCGCCATGGAAAAACCTTCAGCACTAGTATCGAAGGATCTCTCGATCTCCTCGCTAATTAATGATTTTAACTTTTTCTTATCAATAAGCATAATTTAACCTCCAAAGTCAAGCTTTTGTAGTAAGTAGTCTTCTCTCGTTATAAGAGATGCACGTTTCTTGTACTCACTTAACAGATGATCAGGGACTTCTCCCAGATCAGAATAATCATATAGTTCTATTTTACAGACTTTAACACCAAAGTCAAGTAAATTCTTAACAATTTTTAATTCTTTTTGTTTTGCATCTTGATCTAGGCAAATATATACCGTTTTACATTTTTCAACTATCTTCATAAACAACTTAGTTCGCATGTTTAGAGTTGAACCAAGGATAGGTATACTGTTGTCATACTTCAGAGAGTCGAAAAATCCCTCGACAAGGACAACTGGTCTAGACCAATCAACGTAAATGTCATTAAATATAATATCTTTTGTACAGGGAGGGTTCCTGTATTTCAAATAGGCATCGTCGAATGATCTTGCAATATAATAATTAAGTTCCCCCTCACAGTCGAAAGAGGGTACTATTACGCGGTTCTTATAAGGTCCGTGAAAACAAAACCCCATCTTATATAATAGGATATCAGAATAGGACACGCCCCGATCGAACAAATATTGTTTGGCACGCTTACCAATCTGCGAAAGATTTGCAGCTGACAATGAAGTAAAGTGCTCTGGAAGATCTAGACTCTTTTCCAGCACATATGTATCCTTTGTTTTAAATAAATCATCAAACCTGGTTATGTCTATCTGATTTACTAGGGAATTCCATCGAGATCTAAGTTCTCTATCTCTTATGAGAGATCCGAGATTATTTCCACGGAAATCACAAACCCAGCACTTAAATGCATTCTTGTTTATATTGACAGAAAGTTTTCTCTTGTGGTGCTTACACTTCGGACAATGAAACAACATCTCATCATTCGACTCGTAATATGACCCAAGACTCTGCTTTATAATGCTTAACTTTTCGCTGTACAAAGTACGTAACCCGCTTTCGCTATTACCCAACTATCCGATTTATCCATAATACCTGGTTTCGGATTTCCATGTCTTGTATATTCTACTATGAAAGTAGGTTCATTTGCAACAACAAAATCAAAACTTTTTTGTTTTGAGTTTTCGCCCCTAGAAATTTTAATGCCTACCTGCTTTCTTGCTGAAGTAGCTGCAATCATTTCTGGTTTTGTTTTGAATATCTTATAACAGTGCCAGGAGACGATGCCATTAATCCTGGACAATGTAGAGAGAGTCTGTGCTGAAGAGAAACCAGAGCGAAACGAGTGTAGTGACTGCTCTATAAACACATTGCCTATAGAGTATTCCATGGCAAGAGACCTAAGATTGTTGTGAATAAGGAGTGCTTTTTCATATATTGACGGAAACTTGTTTTTATTCCTCGTATCCCAAAACTCATTATATACACACACGCCATCATCATCAAGGACGGTCGCCCCCGTGATACTCGTTGAAACATCTAACCCTAAAATCATTTATTATCCAATAGGAAAGTTGCATACCCTTCTATGAGTTTACGCTTTTCTGTCTCTTCATCCATGTGGTACCATTCCCAAGCAACACTCTTTGTGATGAGTTTTACTTTTTTACTAATATTATCTATTTTACCATTAATCTCCTCAATGTCAAGAGGAATCTCTTCTGGTATCTCTATATCCAAGAGCACTGCATATTCGACCAACTTAAAGTAATCCTCACTATCAACTGCGCTTGTGATTTTTTGAAAGATCTCCTTCTTATCATCGTCATCCTTTATTTTATCTGGATGTGTCTTATTCGCTATCTTCCTATATAAAGACTTGTACTCCTTTGGTAATGGTTTTTTGGGTGATGGTGGTGGAGTCTCAATAACCTCTTCGTGAAAATCTGGTCTTACCTTTGTTCTGCCCTTTCGATACTGTGCCTGTTGCTTTGCACGCTTTCCAGTCTTGGTCATTGGTTTTTCATTTTCTCCTGCCAATCCTGCTATTTGTTTTAATCTATGTCGAACACCCTTATTATCGACAGCATCAATATAATCTTTAAAGTAATCCGAGAATTGAGACATTGCTTGGTTGTTTATTTTTTGGTGGATTTCCAACTTCTTAATTGCAAACTTAAGTTCATGGATCTTTAATTCAAAGATTTCAGTACCCTTCCTCATTAGAAGTCCATTTTGAGTTTGAAGGTATAGTCTCTATTTTCAGTTTTTCTAACTGGGTTTGCTAGTTTTGCCACGGCGATCAACCTTCTCTGGTCGTCATATATGCCGATCTTGGAAACATATGTCTGTTTATTGTATGATCCCGTTGGATCTGGATAGGGACTGTGAGAAAGTTTTTCAAACAACAAGTCATCAAACTCCTGGTATCTGGATGAACTTGTTACTGGAACTTTAGTTTGACTTTTCTTATAAACAGTTGGATTTGTCGAGTTGTTCAACTCGCCCTTTGGCATGTGCGCCATCATGGTGACAGTAGGTACATAATTCACACCCTTGAATGACATTCTAAACATCGCATTCTCTAGGATGTCTCTTGCTGGTCCACTGTCCTCGTTAGCGCCTTCAGCGAAGTCGACCCAGCGAGGCTCCTGTCCGTCATCTCCGTGGAATGTCTCAGTTTGTTGTGATACATCCCAACTCCCCGTTAAGGCAATAAACCCCTCATTATAGAGGACAGTGCCCACCACCTTGTTGTTGTGCTTCGCGGCATTATAAGTTCCAGAAACCTGGATTAGTTCACCGTTCTTGTTTATGTCTCTTGCCTCTGCAGCGAGTGCACCCGTCATGAAAATCTGAAGTATTACGGACCCTTTCTTTATGCTTGATCCATAAAATATACTTGGTATCTCCACTAGTGACATTTCCTGGTTTGCTTTGTTCCATCCATTATTGCCCATATCGTGAGACATTGATGACCTTGGATTTGTGGTATCGTCAAATGAATAGTGGTGACTGTGTTTTACATATTCATTAAAACTATTCTTCAAGGCAACTACAAACTTCTTGTTTCTCACCATTCTATTGTAAGTGCCATGGAATCTCTCATCAGTACTAGATTCCTGTATAGCGGAGACCCCTCCCGCAATCCTAGTTCTCTTTATACTAGAGGAAAGAGGATATTGTGATTTTACCACATCACCATAAGCAAACTGGGCAGCTGAATCAAAATCACTAGTACTGACTGTCTTGAAGGATATGCGGGCGCCGTCTTTGGTAATAAATGGATAGATCGATGTTCCTGCTGGGGGCGCATCTGTTCCGCCAGTATTGATAGCTCTGTCTACATTTAATTCAAAGAGCGATACGAACCCCTGTTGTACTGCTAGGAGGTTTCCAAACTGACCTCCGCGAGCACCTTCGTTTTTAAAACTGTTGTAATAAACCCTAGAACCATATATGACAAAATCAGACTCTGGAAAGGTTTTTACCTGATTGTAGATTAGATCGTATTTACCAAACTTCCTAAACGGCATAATACACCGCCCTTAATAATCTAACCTTACTCTTAGTGTAAGTTCGTTTGAGGGATCCTTTTTGAGGGGCTCTGAGAGTTTCGCCGTTGCCATAAGTTCATTGTCTGGAGAATATAACCCAATTGACGTGACATATGCAACTGGAGAATCACTCGGTACATCTTTCACTCTGATCTTTGATGCACTGAGATAGGTTGGGTTGGCACTATAATTAAACTCATTGTGATTTGCTCTACAGAAATAAACAGTTGAGTTAAGTTCCGTTGTATTGTTGAAAGAAACATTGTGAATTCTTCTTCGAATTCCATTTGCAATATGCTCAATCTTAGACCCCGTAAGCATCTGACTGATACTTGCACTAAAGGCAGAATGTCCATCTGCACCATACTGCTTGAACCCATCACTATGTACACCATTGATACTCATAGAAACTGAAGTCATCAACATTCCCGTATCATTCGCAGTATCGTCGCCATCTGCGCCAGCAAGAACCGAAGCAGTTAATACTGCTACGCCTGCTTGGTAAAAAATGAGACCTGCATGCTTTCCGATAGAAAGACTTCCAGTTACTCTACCTGTAATATCCTGCCCACCATCGGCAGACCCAATTGACGCTGAAAGAATGCCATATTCGCCAGCTGGTGAATTAATTCTGTAGTCATTTTGTGCGTTAGTATCCTTAAGAGTGAGGATGTTTCTGACTCTGGATCTCAGACCCTTGTTAACCATAACTGGGTCAACCCCAAGATCTAGTTGAAAACTACCCTTCTTAATCTCGTCTTTCACAAGAAGTCTAGAGAAGTTAATAAATATAACCTCTCTCATTTTACCAAATGCGTCTGCAGTATCCTTGGGGTTTGCTACATTGCCATCATTGTCGAAGTCTCTGATGTTGCCAGATGTGTCGTGCCCCATTAGAACCTGAGCCATCTGGTTATACATAGCAATCTTCTTTTCTTGTTGCTTATAGTTCGTCCCTGCAGATGCGACACCAACGTTCCCTGAAAGTCCACTCCTAGAAGAGAACCCAACGGAAATATCAAAAATGTGATTAGCAGAAGAACTTAGGTAAGGATAGTCATAAATAGACTGAAACATTCCATGTGAATAATTCTTAATATTCAACTCCGTTCCGCCGCCGATGTCTCCTCCGTTATATGTACCTGATACGATTGCACCAGTAATTGGAATTGCCTCATGAAGCAAGGTCTTTGTTGTTGTGATGTCATTATTCAAAAATGTTTTAAATGTAGTTGCCATGTTTTATCCTTACGCCTTCCTAATATACCTAATCGGAATGTCAAGCGAAACACCCGTGGTTGCAGAAGTAATCTTAATAATTGTATCAATCATATTAAATGAGGTCGAGTCAGACGTAAATCCTGCCTGAGCAGATCCCAAAATTGTTGATCCTAACTTTTCAAACAAATACGAAGAAGCCCTCAAGTTAACGCTTGGTTCAATCTTGAAGTGCAACAAGGTATCTCTTGGACCGTTAATGTTGTGTATAGACAAGTCACCATCGGTCGATCCAGCGTTTGTCTTAGGAAGACTATCAACACTAAGTGGTGCACCGTTCGTGTTTTTTGATATTACGATCGGACTACCCTGACCTGATACTGTATTTTCACTAATATAATATGAAGCGATTTGATCATCATCTATAAATGACACTGGTACCTGGTCCGCATTTGCTGTTACCAGGGATCCAAGTCTGTGATCCATTTCTATAATAAATTGCGTTTCCTGCAAAGTTGCTGGCATATTGACAGCGGGTGCAATCTCAGTGGTATCCAACCCTCTCTCCACAATGCAGGAAATATCAGTGTTTCTAATTTTTTCCGATGAACGACCTGTAATGACGCCAGTGTTGGACAGACTAGTGTCTAACTTATCTTCTGTGTTCTTGTCAACCGTTATGACAAAACCACCAGTTGTTGTGTTTGTTGCGCTTGCATCGACAACCGTAGTATTGATTGTAGAACTAGCGTTGCCTCCGTTGAGTAACTTCAACACAGGAAGATACAAAATATTCGTTCTGGTGATTGTAATTAATTTGCTCTTCATTGTAGAGGTGTTGTTTGTAAACGCCTCCAATAGTGGAGTCCTTAAGACTTCCAAATCATAATATGCAGAACCACTAGGGTGATTCTTGTTATATAATGAGTAATCGATCTCGTCGTCTCCGAGGGCAAACTTGGAAATTCTAAAATCTCCGCGTGCCATTCTAAAGCGACCAGTGTCTGTCAATACGGCGTCTAAAATTATATCGCCAGAATTATCAAGAAATGCCATGTACTAAAACTCCTCAAACTTCACTTGTAAATAGATTTTAACATATTAAATTCACTTTTTTATTTTCTTGATCTTCAGACAATTTTAAGTTGAAAGTAACATCAATATCAATCTCTTTGCCAGTGTCCTTACTTCTAATTCTTATTTTAAACCTTTTCTTCCAAAGTTTTTCCTTTGTATTATCACCAATAAACGATTGAGAATCCAATCCCCGCTTCCAGTCTGAGAACTTTCCCGTGCCTAGATTTAGTGTTTTTTGGTCAAAATTTGGTCTCAACATTAAGAATTGCCTGACATCGATCGTTGATTGCTGTTTAGCTGTCTTTAATGCTTCGAGATCTGCTGCGTTCACTATTTTATGCGAAAGTCTAACTGCTTCGTTAATTTTAATTAATTCTATCTCGTGAATAAATCCTGGATTTGAAACCTTGTTGTGAATATCGATACATCTAAAGACGTAATAATATTTCACATTTGGTGAAATTCTGTCTAAAAATGTTGCATTATCTGCAGTTGATTCAATCGTAGCAATTTTTTTATCATAAAAGGATCCAATTTTTTCTGGGTATTCATCTGTCCTGAATACTTGAAATGTTTTTGTCGGGTCATCTGATTTGTGCTTTATCATTTTTACATTTGCTGGATCATTCAGTAGTTGATCTTGCATCGACTCAAAGTCAAGATCCCCCTCGACGTCGATTAGTCCCTGACTAAGTGCCACATTGACATACCTCATTCTATCTTCTTCCTCAAGTATAACTGGGGGTGAAAGGTATTCTCCACCGTTTGGTCTCAACGTAAACATAATCTTATCTGAAACATTCTTAAACGGTATCACTTCAACGTCTGGAAATACAGGCGGACTGTCTACAACCACTACTCTTTTCTGAGTTGTTGGAATAATCCCAATCCTTAAGCACGGTTGGTTTCTAATACCGAAGGGCATATCAAACTGGCCAGTACTAGAATTCTCTTCTCTAGAGATCTCGTATGCTCTAGCAAAATTACTTACGCAATTATGGTATGTGTATCTATTGCCAACGATCGCTACAATCCTATTGATTCTATATTCGTAAACCTCTCCATATTTGACCTGACTGTCTACAAATTTTTCAACTTCCCTGTCGTTATCAGACATTATGTAAAAATTAGATATGAGTTCTTCGTCCTTAAATTTTTGAATCATAAACCCCATAACCTCACTCTTGGCAGGCACACCATTCATGATCTGATCATAACTTCTCGCATGGTTGTTAACAAAATTGCTTATCTTCATTTTCATTTTCAATAATCTAAATATCGTTGCGAATTTATCCACTGGACTTTGCTCAGGATCTTCTGTTGCTCTTTTAAAGAAAGATGCCCACCAATCAGAAATATCTATCATCCTTGTTTTCATTGGTATTGTATCAGAATGCCTTATGAGGTCTCCTGGTATTACCTCTGCTGTTTGATTTAAGGATGTTTGTATTGCCTGATCGACATAACTTGCGAACGACTCTGATGATGGTCGATTCGAAAGAGTATTCATAAGATCGGTTATGATCACGTCTCCCCCGTCAGAGGTAAGGGCCGAAGCAACCTGAGATCTTTTTATTTTACCAAATTCCATCTCCACAAACATGGGATTCATATACCTTTGCTCGTACAAGTCATCTAGAGTCTCTCTGGGTATTGCTGAAAGGAGTATGTCTTTTTCCTCGTTTCCAGGATTCAGTCCGTAATATTCCGCCATATGCTCAACAAACGCTCTTTGAGACTCTGTTGACCCATCCATCATGTTTTGAATCAACCTGAACTGTTCATTTTGAAGTTCATAACTGGATATGTCAGAAGGTGTCGCATCAGATAGTATTGTCAGATCGTAAAATCTATCAGCTGCTAATAGTCGACTGAACCTCACTTCATCGAAATCTTCTGGTAAGAAGGTCGATACCCCTTCCTTTCTAGAGTTCGAAAGCGCCTTCATCAGCGTTGCCCCCTGGTATGGTGATGGTAACTCCAACTCAGAAACCACTGGGGTTATTATGTTCTCATAGAGACAATCATAATATGAATATACGGGTCTTATATCGAAATAAGCATCACTACCAACATCTACGAAGTCGGACTCCTCCTTCGTCAGGAGATCTGTTACGTTTGTTGAATAATCAACAAAAACCTTTTTGCCTGTGTAAACAACACCTTCTGCTGGTGCTACTGTAATCGGCTCGGTAGAGTTCTGTTGAAAGAACCTATTGTCTCCATAAAAAGGAATTACAGGAAACAAATTCAAACTCTTCCCTTCTGCCACCTCCCTGTAGTGGGGTACCGTATACATGTTTCGCCAGTGAAGTGGATTACCTACGGTTGTTGCTGACCTTCTAGCGTTTCTAATGAAGAGTTGATCAGGTCTGTCGCGCATTATTCCCATATCTTCCAATATTTGCTCTGGGACATGTCCATAAAAATAGTCCGACCATTTCCAATTATCTCCGCGATTTGCTTCGCATTCGATAACATAAACCTCATTCTTTACCTTAAATCCTAAATTATTTCGTAGAGAGGGTTCGTTCTTTGCTTGATCGTAAAATCTCCACTTTGATGGGTCAGACGCTGGAACTGAATATAGTTTAGATTCATCCACCAAACTCAAGTACGCTCTCTTTTTTGCATCAAAATAGAACATGCCCCATTGATATCTTCCCAGCCCCTGCCTTCTGTTTATAAAATAAAGATCCGCACCCCTTGCGGCGTGATATGCCTTCGCATCATCAATGCTAGTATATTCATGTGGGCCGCTGACGTGACCTGCATTGAACCAAATCTTATCTGATACCCACCTTACATTATCAAAAACATCTAAATTACCATTTCCAACCTGTGGAAGAACGTTTGGAATATTACTAGGAAAAGAATATGGACGATAAAGCGGACTGAATGCCAGTAGTTCTTTTGGTTTTGATTTGAACTTTATCGTCTCTATGTCGATATTTTGAGTGCCTTCGCCCACTATTGTACCGTTTGAAAACACCCACGTACTTTTTTCTGCAGAGAATAAGTTAGTCACAACTGGTGTTAGCGTTAGGTCGTCCTCTAGGAGGATGTCGGTTCCTGGTAGTCCAGGTCTAATGTCTTCTCCCAATTCTCTTGCAATGTTTGCGGCCGTGGAGGCGCGGTTAGAGTGCTCATATCCCAAGATAGGGGCATGCTCTTCTATCATTTCTGCGACTTCCTCTGTGGTAACCTGTGTTCCTTCGTCAGTTATCATTGCAGCGTCAGCTTCGATCTGCGCTTGTGTCGTACCTGCAAGCAGATTCCCCGCTTCGGATATTGGTCCGCTGCTCGGCTGGACGAACCAAGGCGGCACGAGAGCATACCCCAAATTTTGAAGTCCAGGATCTACTTCCTCTTCTTCTTCCTCTTGCGCGATCTGTTCTGTAATTTCACATGTATCTTCTGCCATATACTAAGTATTCCTTTTAATTATTATTTCTCATACTCAAAACCTATATGCCGAGGTTGTGGGCCCAGAAGATCTGGCGGTACTTGCTGGGGCACGGTTGTATGATGTACTTCTCGGCGTTGCTGTTCTAACTCTCGACGTGGCGCGTGAACTTGCACTGGGTGCCCTAGAGACACGCTGTGTTGAAGTTGCTCTCGATGCCCTTGATGCAGTAGACGCAGTGGTGCGCGTTGCTGTACGCACTGCTGGGGACGTCATAGTAGATCGCATATCGGATCTAGGCGCTGCCGAACTTCGTGTTTGCATGCCTGTTCTTGGTGATGGACCTCTCTTTGATCCCTTTACCTTAACTGCACCCACATCTACATTGGTTGAAATGCTCACTTGTTTTTGTAATTGTGGCGCAGCTGGGTTTGCCACTGGTGCTGGTGGCAACGGAAGAACTGTTGTCGGTAACGAAACTCGATCATTTCGAAAACTTCTGGCGGACTCTGCAAAAATTCTTCCAGTTGGAAAATTTGGTGCTGAAGTCTGTGGGATTTGCGGTATTTCTTCAACGGGCACCTGTCGAATAAAGTTAAGCAACCCTGGGTACATCCCCTCCTCCCTATTAAATCTGCTATCTTCATTTACCACATCGTTGCCGTCGGGTCTGTTATCCATAAGTCCGCACGCGACGTTGGAACTGATGAACTCCTCAATACCAGTATCTGATAGAGTCCTGTTCGATTCTTCAAGTCCTTTAATTGAATTGGAGTATTTAAACGATGCATCGGCCATCTCTTCTGTTACTGAACTCATAAAATTAAAATAAACGTTATAAGATGGTATCGAAGAATTTTCGCCTGAATCGGATGCGTGGTGATTAGATTTATTCATAGCGCCAATGATACCATTTGCAGAAGGTGCGCCATACCTTTTCTGGTACATTTTGATTTCTTGTACAAAATTACTAATTAGCCTGCCTTGCTCTGGAGCAGCCAATATCGCTCGGCGTTTACGACGCTTTCTCTTCATTTTTGGTCTTGAGGGTCCACGGCCGAGGCGTTTTGCTTCGTGATGAGATTTTGCTTCTTGTTGCCTTCTTAGGTCCTCTGCTTTCTCTCGGGCGCGAGCGGCTTGCTCTTCTCTATTCATCTCGTCTTCATCAAAAAACACTTCATCATCGCCGATAACAATAGACATTGGGGTAATTCGGTCCATTGCAGCACCAACTGCCCCTCCTGGAAAGAACTTTGCTCTCTCCCTATTCAACCTATCTTCATATGTTTCCTCGGAGACTTCAGGAATCCCCATACCTCTCTGTAGATCACCCTCTCCCCAAAATCTAAAAAACACCTTTTGAAGGGGATCCATTTCAATATAATTATCGCTCTCGATAGCTCTCTCTTCATCTGTTGAACCATCTGGATTTTCTTCCACATTAGAGAACCATCTTTGCATACTCAACGTATTATCTCCCCTCGCTGAATATCCACTTCCTTCGTTAGATAGTGAGAACTTATATCCAATATCAAAATAATCCTCCAGATCCATAACAAGATCCTGGTATGTTTTAATAAAAGATTGAATTGTTTCTGGTCTGGCGTTGGAAGGATTAATCATATTATACATTGCAGTGTTGGCTGCATCCATAGACATCCCTTCTCTAGACATCAACAGATCCTTTGGCCTAGCATTAATGCCAGCAAAGTTGCCCTCGTTCACAATACCTCTTTCGCCATCATTGCCCTGAACTGGATTTGAGAAATTGTACATACTAACTTCAGACTTTGCAAAAGCAACATCTATTAACTCTATATAATTACCAACATAACCTTGAAGATTGTACTTTCTTCTTGCTCGTCTAACAAAATCAGTAACTAACAGTTTGGATACCGTATTGTAATTCCCTTGCTGCAATGTCTCCCCATATTGTGGAGGATCTCTAACTTCATCCATACCAACTGGTTGTGTTGGATCTGTTTTTCTAATCATCCTAGAATCAAAGACAGGAATTGAAGATTCTTGTAGGTATAAATTTAATTCTTTTAAGTTTCTTCTTGCCGTTTGCAACAAGTTGATAAATCGATCTTTAGTTGGATCCTTTATTCTCAATTTAATTCCATACTGGAAAACTGCACCTGTTCCAAGATAATCCGCCACCTGTCTGTCTTCTATGAAAAACTTCCTTTTTACTACCCCTGCCCACCCTGGAACTGCCAACTCTACTATCTTTGAATCGCGGTCTTCCTTGGTGACAATATTTCTTGCACTCACCCCACCTGTGGCTGCGGCGTTTTGCCCACTCGTAGCAACAACGAAATCCTCTTCTTCTATCTGATCAAACGGGATTCTTGTGGGTGCTCCGAGTTTGTTATGTCCGATCAACCTCTTGGTGACCCTTCTCCTCAGTACCGTTATTTCCAAAATATCTAAGAGAGCAGGGTACCCCAGCATCACGTTTGTTGGGTTTGACTTAACCAGATCATAGTACCTAGTTTGTTCGTATATCGATGCCATGTCAATAATGAATTCTATATTGGCAACCTTTTCAATCCTATCAAAATCAACAACGACTTCTTCTACATCGAAAAAATCTTTATAATTCTTTTCTATCAAATCAAGAGAGGGGATTGAATCGTCAAATGTTTGAAACTCCGATGGCTGATAGTTCGTCTCCTTCAATCTCTCCATAGATCGAAAGTCCTGTATCTTCGTCAATGGCACCTGGTGAGTGGTCAGCGCTCTACTGGAGTCTCGATGAGACAATCCTGTCATGAGTGTACCGTTTCCCATACTATGAACAGGTCCATAATAAGGCACTTTCGTTATAGCGTCCTTATAGACTAGTGCTGTAGATTCTACGCGGTTGCCTCTGGTTATAACATCTGCAGTGATGTCGCCCGTCATGTAACCCAACCTTCTTACTTCTTCTGATGACAATTCATCCAGACTTAAAGAACTGAAGTCAAAATAAGTAAAACAAATCATCGAAAGGTTTTCACAACGTCCAAAAAAGAGATTTTCAACTTTAAAGGTGTGTTCGTATGGAATAATGTTTATCAGGTTATTGTTGATATCATACTCTTGGTACTGTGAGTTTCTAACCTCAAAACCCAAAGTATCGGGCCTGGCGTCTTTGATTTGAAGTACCACTTTTTCAGTTGTTCTGTTTAACAATTGTACTGTTTGTTGCAGGTAGTTCTCGAATGTCGGCATTATTGAAGGCAAATCCAACCGCCACCCAAACGCATTGAAAGATCTTATTGTATTCAACATGGTCTCAAATGCGGCATTATCACTAAACAGGAGTACAGCAACCTTCAAAGAAGACAGTATCTCGTCTTGTATTTGGTTTGGGTCCTCGTCTGGATTTTGATTGTTCGTTATAACGCCCAACCCCTCTTCGTTCAAAACGTCCCTAATTTGACAATCAACCGTTATTGCAGTTCCTGGACGGAACCTCCTGTCCTGAGATGCCCCCTCTGAAAGACCAGAAGCGAACCTGTTCGGTACCTTAGTATCCTCCAGTGTTATTCTGCGAGTGTATATCTTTGGGAGAAATTGTCCCACAATATCATCAGAATTTCTAAATCTTTGTGTCATTCTCCTATTCACACTCCCCACTTGTATCTGGACTCAGGGGTGGAAGTTCCAGCACAGATGTCTTAAATCTTCTTGCGTCTTCTATTCCCTGCTTTATTCCATTCTTTAGTTTATTTGGATTTGTTCCAAAAAAGTCCAAACCAAACTCATCTGCAACTTCTCTGTCGACGAGCAACTCGAAATATTGTTCAATATAATCCCTGGAAATGACACCTCTAGTATTTTTTGTGGTATAAATTCTCTTGAGAGATTCTACTTCTGCACTCCCTTGTTTATCTTTAACTTCTTTTGTTTCAACTTCAAAAAACTCTACTTCAAAGTTTTCCCGCTTGTAATCTGTAGCGCGCTCGATCAAACTAAGGACAAGAGCATTGTCCTCCACGGAAAGTCTCATATTGTCTGTAAACACTATCTCATCCTCGATTCCGCTATAGGTTACTCTGAACTCTTCGGGCGGTAGTGCATAGTCTGGGTCTGTTGATGGAATCGATTCTGCTTTCAGGTTATAATCCACTTCCATAGTAAGTACGGGTCTTTTTATTCCCACGTTGGGCGATGAGGAACTCACATTAAATTGCGTCATCGTACCATCCATTATGCTTTCCACATCCCAAGACGGGACAATCTGCTCGCCAAGGAGAGAGTTGCCGATCATGTTTCTTACGAGATTTCTATCATCAGCACCCATTTTCTCTTCGGTCAGGAAATCATTACCGTACAGTTCGCCAGCTGGCAGTTCCTCGATCCGTCCCGTTTTGCGAGCTTGCCATCCGAGACCCCTCTGTTTGTTAATTTCATGCCCATTCAAAGTAAGGATCCTAGTTTCTACACCATCATGCTCATAGTGAGTTCTTACTCTTTGTGTTTCTTTTTGAATTCTTGTCGATGTCTCTTTTGCTTTTTCAGGCTCGACTCCAGCGTACTCTACATTGTATAATATTTCATCGTCGGAAAAAACATAATATACTGGTTTGAATTTACCTTTTGCTAGCAGGTACTTTCCTAATTGAGTTAGTTCTATATCTAATACATCTTCCTTCTTATTAAAAAACGACACTCTTATTACTCCTTACTAAATCCAACGAATCCAGATGACTGCAAATCAAGGGGTTTGTACTTAAAATCAATAGAAGTACCAATATTAACTAGTTCAATTAACGAAAAGTAATCATATGGCCAGTTAAAACCATACTCAAATATATCATTTTCCACACTAAGTTTCTTTTCAGGATGTCCGTCTGGAAGTTTGTCTAGTTTCTTTTTCTTAAAGTAATTCGTTTGTGCTTTCTGCTTAACCTTGAATACCATCCACTGGACGTCTTCATCAAACCCGCCATCCTCCATGAGGTCGGTTGGTCCGAATAGTTCATGATCAACCACTTGCGAACTAATAATCCTAGAACCCTCTCCATAGTACGAATCCAAACCGACGTCGGGTGTCACATTTTGCCAAATATTTGCTACATCCTGACGTGAAAGCGTTACGGAAAACTCAAATATATACATTGCAAATGGTTCAATAAATTTTGAAGTCGGATCATTATATTTTAAGAAGTTAAAGTGCGGTGGAATATTATAATCCATCATAGATTTAACCATCTTGAAAATGGATCTTCTTGGTGTAATTGCTCTAGGTGGATCACCCAACCTATCACTCGATGCATCACCTGGTAAAGACCCTCCTGATCTGCGGGCAGCTGCATCGTCTAAAATATTCGCTGCTTCTCTCTGTTCACGGCGAGCATCTTCCGTGTCAAGTCTATATTCTGGGAATCCCAAATTTCTAACTGACTGGTATACTTCCTCTTTTGGAAGTTTGAAGAACTTCTTTTCTCCATTAACAGTCTTAAAAGGAACTGCGATAACCGCCTCTTTGATTAATTTTGATGATGGGAGCGAACCGATTTTGTTATATTCACGTTCTATCCCAAGTCCTATAAGTTTAGATAGGTCTCCCTTTGATCGATCTCTAGGTCCACCAATCCAAACAGACGGGCGAGTCTTGCCTGTTATGCTGCCTGTCTGGTGCCAGATCCCTTTTATTTTCGGCAAAGTCTGTGTCGTTTTTGAAGTTCTTGGTTGATCAACATCTCCATCGGCGGTGCCAGTGAAGTTAAACGTAGGACACTCAAATCTAGTTTGAAGTACCAAAGAACTTCTATTTTCAATAATATCCCCTGTTTCAGAATTATATGATTGAACAAAACTATCTTCATTAAATCCAAAACCACTGAAACTGGCACTAAGGTGCATGGCATGATCCCTGTTTACAGAAGCTGGTATCATCATAGTCACTGACGAGTCTGTGGTGGATCTTCCAGATCCCTTAGAAGACATGGACCCCGTTGCTGATACGAATCTCTCAAATTCGACAGTAGTTTCTGAAAGGATTTGTCTTATTGAATTATATTGGGTATTTGAGTCTGGAGTAAATTTTAACGTCGCTTCTGCAAGACCGTCATAATGAGGCGGCAAATATGGTGCAAACCCATACCCTAGTTTGTCATAATATCTTGGCAAGTTAATACCACCAGGCGTCTTGGTTTTGACTCGACCAACGTCGCACGGCGGGCCGAAAGCTGCTGGATTGTTATACATTGGATTATCACGACTTGTCCCGCGGCCGCTGCCAAGTATAACTCTTGCCTCATAGGTGCTCACACTGGAGTCGATTTCTTGTGGGACATCTGATGACCTTATTGTCACACCCTTACTGTTTTCAATAAACAAGTTCAAACATTCTGCATAGAAATTACTTGCGGCGCGGGTGTACATCGTTGTTGTCGATGCTATTGCATCAAGATCAAGTTTAGTTACGAGAGAAGACGAGTGCGCAGCGACACCACGGACGAAATCCGTATTTTGAACTGCACCCGTGACATTAAAACTGCCCGACCATACGGTTGGCCCAGACAAATCACCAGTCAATCTTCTCTTAACGGTATTGGCACCCAAGAGACTTGCGCTCGGATGAGGTTCCATTTCATAAAACAACGTCTGATTTCCATCTTCTGTAGAAACTGTGGGCGGAGTGTATATCGCAGGATCTACAATTGCCTCAAACGGTATTCTTGTAACGGACTTTATCCCCGTGTCTATATTCAAACTCAGCGAAGTGGGTTCACTACCTATATCCATCGATCCAGTGTAAAAATGTTTATGATATTCTGGAGATCCTATTCTCGGGATCGAGGCGTCATCCGTAAAATTAAACTTAGAACCAACAACAAAAGTTGGAATAGTGTATGCCCCTGAAACAAAAGTGTTTGCGCTTCCAGATAGTCCAGCTGGGTGGTTGTCTCTCAAAGTAGACTCTACCATATAACCGTCTCGTGACCTGGTGGTTGTTCCAAGAACCTTCCAGTTGACACCTGCGTTGTCGCGGGCATTAGTCCACCAAGTTTTAAATGCTGGGGCGTCGTAAGTAGTTGATCCATTGCCCTCAATTTCGCCACCATTAAGAACATAATAGTATAGAGTATATTGTGCTGGATTTGTTATGTCAGTAATACCGTTCCACCTTCTTCTGGATCTGCTTGACCAACTCGGTGACTGATCCAGGGATCCAGACCAAGTCGAAAATCCATAAAAGGTGCCAGAAAGATGATTCGCCAATGTAGGGGCAGCAGTAGTGTCGGGGATCTTAGATTCGAAAGATCCTGATGAGGCAAGTATAGTTTTACCACTATACAATGGAGATGCATGATTAAACACTGGTAAATTGTTTGTCATGCTAGCATCCGTCAAATAATCTGATGATGCATAAAGGCTTGACTTTGCCTTCATATACCCAGTGTCATTTCCAGGTCGGTACCATGCCACTAGGTTATCGTGTAAGGATCGAGGCAAGACAGTATATGGGTTTCTTGGACCTATTTGAGATCCGTGGTTTTTAGACTGAAACTTTGCGGATGAGGCGGTGTCGCCCTGCGATAGCGCACTGATCTGTGTTGCGCCAGCTGGTGGGTTGTCGGGATTAGATCCCCCAAGTGCATAAACAGAATATTTGTCTAATTGCTTATTGAAAACTAAAACTTCAGTCATGATGTTTTCAGAGGGTTTGGTTGTTGCTAGTCCGCGCTTCAAGGTTGAATCAACTGTATTTCCGAGAAATCCGAGGTCTACATTACTATCGGCATTTAGGGATTTTACTGCTCCTAGATGCGACCCTAGATAACAATTTCTTTCACCGTCCAAAACTACAGAAGCGGCGCTCGAACCATCAAGAGTAAACCCTGCTGACGAGGTTATTTCAGCGGCTGTGCTATATGGGCGACCATTAACAAAACACTTAAAGTTGTCGACGTCGATCGTGTTTAAATCGAACTCCACATAATAATGGTTCCACCCAGGGTTGAATCTTGCTCCATCTGGTGGCGTGCACTTCATAACGAAAAAATCCTTTCCATTTCCGCCAGCAGCAACAAAGTGGGTCTTAAACTTTTTATTTGCTCCAGTCTGGGCCTGGGCTTTGTTTTCAAATCCCGAATAAGTGAGAGAATCATTATCAATAGCATACCCAAGGTGAAAACCCTTCTTGAATGCAGCCTGATCTTCTACTTCTCCACTACCAAGCGAAATCACGGTACCACACTGCTGGAGGGGGTAGAGCGAATCCATAGAGAAACTACGCCAATCCTGTTCTCGTCCTCGGGCATTAGTCATCGGCAAATACATCCAAAACGATACACCAATCTTGTCATTGTGATTGCCGCTGGCGATGGACCCTGTCAGAGACTTAGCCCATTCGCTGCCTCCACCAATCTCAATTCTGTTTCTTGATAGATTGGGGTTTGCCTTCGGAAAATTATCAAAATCAGAACTTGAACCCGTCATCATATATGAAGTAACGCTGGCGGATTGGAACATGACACCATACTGGTTATATATCTTGTCTTCGTGGGGTTCGAAAATAGGATAATCAACCGAGATGCCCGACTTGATTGTATTAAATGCAATACCTGGAGCGTAATAAGGCGCTAACACGTTTCTCCATAATCCATCAGCATGCTGACTGTAAGAGGAACTAAATTCTGATGCTAATTGAGTCATTCTATCCGCAGGGTACAATCCCTTGTAAGGTAAAAATTTCTTTAATGCCTTACACTTCAGCATTAACCGCTGTGGAGTAGCGCTCTTTATTTCCAGCATCTGCTCTTCAACGACTTCAAAATCTTTTACAAAATCAGTATGACTATAAATTTTATAAAAATTATCCATCGAACTATTGGATGGAGAGGCTGCTCCAGTGATGGTTAGGAAAGAGTCGTTACACGTAAAGTATGGATCGGCGCCACCTACGGTATTAATGTAGTGATCCATGTGCTCACTAATTCTGAATTCTGGCACCAAAGAAAAGTCCTTTGCTATCAACCGAGTCTGGTGGGCAAAATCATTATAGTTATCAAAATTAAACGGATTTCGACCAGAGTGTTCTGGGGTCTTAAAGAATTGAGATCCGAACAGGTGATGATCTACCCTTTCGTCTTTCTTGTAGATATTTTGTATATGGTATCCGCCTGATTGATGTAGGAAATATGCGAACGTTCCACTTGCCTCTTCAAATCCATATGTAGGCGTGTTCGTATTGTTTGAGTTGCCAAACGATCCAGTGTAAAACCTGCCACGAAGATCTGCATAATTCGAAATCTTTGTTGTCGATATGACCGAATGGCCGGTTTCATCGAAAGGAGTAAACAATTCTTTCTTTGAATTTGTTGGCGTATATGTTCTTACTGAAGACGTTATAAACGATGCAGTCATGTCTGAGATGGCCATCTCCAGAGTATTATTTACAACATTTAGATCTGCAAACGTATCACGTTCGATGGTCTTCATCTCAAACACATTCGGCGCCTTCATTGCCCATTGCCCAGAAATGTCGTTGGCAGCACTTGAACCCGTAACAACAGAAACAAATCGTATCTTCTGGTTAGTCAAAGACGCTGTAACTAGTACATCAACAAACTGATACGCTGTGTCGCTGGCGTATGTGTCAATATCTCCAGAGGACGACCCTATTGTTGCAACAGTTCGGTACCCCCTATCACCACGAGACTGATCTTCGTCGCCGATTTGTACATAAAATGGCGTTGTTGATTTGTGGACAATACCGCCGCCAGCAGCTGTTGTGCTGGCGCCAGTCCTAAGTAGGAACGTAATCTTGCCAGGAAAGTCATATGAAGAAGTAGTTCGAACCCATCTATACAGCGTATGTTCAGAACTCTTAGGAGGATCATACATTGCCGAAACCGCAACAGACCGCCCAACAAAAGCCATTGGCGAAAGTCCCGATGGGGTTCCAAAATCATCTGACATCACTCTTGGCCCAACCTGTGCTTCGGTGACACTGTTAGTTGGACCACTAGCTGTTCCATAACTAGACCCATTATAAGTGTGTGTTTTCCATCCTGGTGGTAGTCCTGGACTTGTGTTGAATCCGCTGCCTCCTATTGAATTATAATTGGTCGTGTTTGCTGCTTGGAAAAAAAGATCATTTTCGGGAAATACGTTCGTAGTATTGAGACCTTGATCATAAATCTTTCCTGCCGAATATGATGCAGACAAAATAAATCTTTGAACTGTGAAAGAGTTAGGCAAACTAGATGTAGCTTGCATTGGGAACGGTCTCGCGAAGACGGCACTTGCACTAGGAAAGTGTAAGTTATTGTGGAAAACAGAATAGTTCGCAAATAGCTCACCTGCGCCGTCAGCGCCCAAGTGATCAGATGTTGTCTTCAGCGCTGTTGTTCTAAAATTATCAGGTTCATCTAATGGCCAAATCGACATTCTCGGAATCGTATTTCCTTGTGAATTTGTTACGTTCGTTAACGTACGTTCGGATCGCACTGTTTTCCAAAAATCATCAGTTTTAAACTCGGTTCTTTGTCTAGTTCTCTCAAGATATGCATTTTCCTCTTTCGGAAAAATGTCCATATCAAACCTTGCCCAGTCTGTAACTGGTTTACTTAAATCAAACCCTCTCAACATATTATTGTCTAGGAGATTTATCTTTTGATCGTCTGGAGTCTGCACTCTCAATAAGTTAGTTAAATTATCAGTTGCGAATTTACCAACAATATTACTAAATACAAACTTGTTCACTGCAAGCTTTGGGATGCCCTTGGAATCTAACACCATTCCAAAAAGTTTAATCGGATACCTGTTTGATGTAACAGGAGGGTCTGTAAATCTAAAACTAGAATTAGAAACATCCCTATCTGTATTATAGATCCTACGATGATTCGTACTATCTGGCCATGAATAGTTACCTAGAGTGTTCGTTCTTACGACGCGTCGGCCTTCGTTACTCGGACTACCGATCTCCATTGGAGGTGCATATATATTCTTTTTACGCAAATACCTACCCATTTGAGTTTGTCCTACCCTCAATTGTTTCCAAGATGGATAACCATACGGGCCTTGCTTGCTTAAAATCATTGTATGAAAGTGCGCTGGTGCAATTGCTTTAATTTCGATATTCCTAATAGACCACAAACCGTCCATCGATATGTCAGAATTTCTTACAATCCACCTTAATTCCAGTGGTCTTTCTGGTCCTTGTCCCAACCCTGAAAGTCTTACACTTTGTTGGACATACTCTGTGCGATCATGACGGTTGTTGGAGACGGATGCAACCAAGTCAGAATTGTTGGATGCCAGTTCCAATACTGTCACATAAGAACCGCCAGACTTCTTGTATTGCAAATACATATTGTTATTGCTTCTGCTTGTTTGATTGATTACGTCAAAATTAATATCAATCGAACCTGGAGTTGTTATAGGGTTGAACAACGCAACCCACGACCAATAGTCTGACGATACTGGCGGGTTTGTGATATCGGTGTGGGGCAATCCCGTCCCGCGAAATGCTAAAGCTTGATATACGCCGTTGGTACTTGTCCATCCATACTGAAATGGCGTTGGGCCTGTGGAGACAGCTGTGGCACCTATAAAAGAATCCACAAAAGATTTTGAATACCCCGATCTATCAACAGCTTCGGCGGCGTACGTATTTGCTGTTGCTGTGGAGACCGCCGTTGTAAACCCTAACCCGATATTGAAAAGTGATGCAGTGAGCTGATGTCCTGGTCCGAGGGCGCCTAAATACCCACTGTCTCCAGTAATCGCTTTATCTGCGGCAAAATTATTCTTATATACAGTGATGGTCGACAAACTCGAAGTTAAGGTCGATGTGTTTGACCCGACGTCAAGATCTTGATTTGTAAGTGTGTGCGGATACTGATGGAAATTGATTCCAGCATAGTTTACAATTGGGTTCCCAAATGCGGCAGCGCCTGGAAAAGGCGTACTTGCTGATAAAAACTCATAAGTTCTCTCATACCTCAATGACCCTGTAGTGTTGCCACCCAGAGCAGCCTGTGTAAATGAATGTAAGTGCCCTGCAAACTCTATCTTCGGTCTACCTGCGGTGTTTAAAGACGCCGTAATCCAAGCATACTGATAGTCGTTTTGTGGAATCGGATGCTGAACGAACAAGTTATCCTTATTGATATCCGTCTCTCCACTGTACTTCTGTCCTGACATTGACCTTCTGTGTCTTGGGTTCGCATTAACCTTGTGGTTTGTTACAAGACTGTTGGAGTCTTTATTGCTAGCAGACTGAGGCAGTTTGCTCAAGAAATTCATCGGACCTCTAACAGAAAGATTTCGATAGTTTAAGGAATTGTAAACAGAATATTGGTTAGTTTCTCTATCCAACCCATGTCCGCCTCTACTATTTCCTGCCACCTCTGTGCCACCTGGCGATGCAAAGCGTGCTTTAAATACTGTTTTCCTGACTGGTCTGGCAAATCGAGCGAATTCTTTTACGCCTGGAATGCCTGTTGAATTTGACGATGTCATTTGTTCAAGATTGTCTACGAGAAAATCTTTTCTTTGATCTTCCGAAGTATATTGCACAATATCATACATATGGTTATAATTTCCCAAGGAAATACTAGATGTTGTGCTTTGTATATTGTCAATATTGACAGGGCGTTTTGCGAGTGGTCCTCTTAAAACTTGCGCATGTTGAATGCTATGATCTATAATAGGCAGATTTGAGTCATCCAATCCCGTTGCATTTGGAGGCAGAACATATAATCCATCAACTCCGCCAGTAAAATCCGTCTTTGTCAGACCTGGATCGCCAGAATCCGTAATCGTAATAGTTGTGTTACCGCTCGCACCTTCCACGTTTTGTGTCACCTGGACGACTGTAGAGGCAATTCTTGCAGCGGTCAGTCTGCTATTGCCATTTAAACATGCCGCGATGGCCAGTGCGGTTGCAGCTGCGGTTCCTACTGCAAACGTCGGATTATTGATGTCCGTAGTTGTAGTTGTGGATCCATGTGCGGTTGCCGTTATTACAGTTCCGTCTGTAGCGATAACTTGAATAGTGTCAGATGTGTTAATCTCTGTATGATCACTGACTGTAATTGTTGCTGTCGCTGATTCAAAACCCGTTGCAATCTTGAACGCCTCGGATCTACTACGCCCATCCTTCTTGTTTTCAATATTACCCAATAAGGACCCAGATAAATCTTGATGCCTATGAGCGTTGCCGCCTACCCAGCGTTCTGTAAATGGAGACTGGAGTGTCACCTCTCTGTCGTCACCATACTCGTCAGAGTGTAAATTTGTTATATCAACACCCTTCTTAAAATTAAGATACAGTGACGCTTTGTAATCAGTTGGTGCATCGATGGAACTACTGTATATCGTAAATGGAGCGATATCATTTATGTCCCTATCTTTATGCGTAAAAGCAATATCAGCTGGTGCATGGATCTTATGCTTCTTGTGGGGGTTAATTACGTCCTTACACGCCGTTGAAGCAGCTTCTGATGCTGTGACCGCAATATGTGTTTTCTCGTGCGCAGAAGTGACGCCAGTGTAAAATCTTTTCTTTTTATTGCCAAAGGTGTTATCTCCACCCTTCGCATGGCGTTGGTCCTCTACTGTTAAACGATATGGTCTGGATAGTCTTCTTGTTGCATAAGTTGATCCCGAAACAGAAGTAATTGATGCCCTTCTGATAATTTCTCTATCCGAGTCCGTCTCCAAAGTACCTGAAACAAAAAGGTCTGTATTTCGTTGTGCTCTCTCGCTTGTCCATAGACAATTCTTGTTGTTCGGACTTCCCAACGGAGCATGTCCACGATTCCAGTCGTATAACAATTCATTAATCGCTCTTATCTGTCCGAGTGGTTCAACCTTTTTAAGTTCTAGGGTTGGATACTTAGACTGGAATTTGTTCCTTTCTAGAATATGACTCTCTATGACATTTCTTATATCTTCAGATGCAGCAACAGATGCAGGCACAAACTGATCGATCATAACGGAAAGCGAGGAATCCAACCACTTGTAGTATTCCATAAACCTCTCAATGTCTGGTGAGTTACCCACTCTGTCAAAGAACATTTGACGCAACTTAGATAGACCCTTATAGTCCTGCCTGAACCTTTCTACTGGGGCGCCGATGGCGTTATTGAAATCGTTAATACCTGCAAAGAAGTTTAACATCTCATCCGAAACAACTGCATACATACTCTTCTCGAAAGAGAAATAATAATCTGTTGGTTTCGTCTCTCTTGTGAAAACTACATCATCGTTAAGGGAGATATTGACCATATCGCCAGAGCGTACGTTCTCAAGTGGTTGTAACTTGGCTGCCTGGTCAAATTCAACGTCAATACTGCCTGTACCTATCGTTCCGAAAGATATACCCTTTGCAGGATGCATATACTTAATTGTATCTTCGATTGAACCACCGACAAGGTTTGAGTCTACGGAACCAGAAGATACGTCTGTCACCCACATCTCACCATTGGTATTGGATCCTGTCAAACTTTCAAAGTTCCAATTGATGGTGAGCAATTCCGATCTAGGAGTGTGACACCCACCTGCGTTTCCTAGAGGCAAGATATCCCTAGTTGGGTTGGTTACACCGAAAGATTTTGGATCAATCGTATGCTGATGTAATTCATCATCACTTAAGAATGTCAACCAGTGTCTGAAATTTGTTGCTTTTATATCCGACCGTTGCAATATGCCGCCGTCGAAGTCTGTCCTATGCGTACCCACATAAAACCTTCTGGATGCCTGCGTAAAGGCGGCGCCCACTGCCTGAGACATAGAACTACTAATTATGTGCTGCTGGTCTATCTGATTACCGATTGCATTAATGCAAGCAAGTTCAATGAAATAAGATGTAGCAGATCCACTAACGTTCATCGCATCTGGGTTTAATCTATTTTCAAGCCTGGTGCGAACTGCAACATGCCATCTTCTGGATGTGTACAGATCAGGAATAAACTCCGTTTCGATCGGATCGAATAGACCATTTCTACACGTCAAGACGAACTTGGCAGTTGTTGAATTCTGAGTGTCTTTGACTGCATATACTTGAAAGTTAGCATCATCGTCTCCGACAGCTGTCCAAGCATGTGAAGTGCCGTTCTGACCTGCAGTATTGGTGCGGACTGCGTGACAACCAAACAAACTAGAACTCAACGGCGTACTGCGATAAAAATCATGTTCTATAGGGTATCTATTGGGGAAAAATATCTGTGCCTGAGTTGTCGATCCAGCTGGTAAAGCAGAAGATCCCGTCACATACCCTCTTGCATCCTTTTGTCTGTAAGTGCCTGGTAGACTAGCCGTTTGAAAAACGGTTGCGTCTGTACTCGATTCGGAATCAAAGTTTACATACTTGTTCTTCACTGTTGAATGAATGTAACTGTTTTCGAGCGGATATACAGAATCTGTCGAATAAAGATTCATCTTTATCAATTCACTATCTACACCAAAGCATCTGAACAGGTTTCTAAATGATCTTTCCGTTCCCTTCGATTTGTAAATACTGTTAATGTTATTGTATATGTTGTTGTATATAAAGTTTTTAACGTTGTGTAATTTTTCCCTAAATTTGTCTTCTTCATTCCGATCATTGAAAATGTTGATCGTATCCTTGTCCAAGAAAAGTTCTGGAGTGACAAGACCCAAAGACTCCAACTTTACATTGTTGAACGGGTGCGGTTTATATTTAAGGTCTGGGTATTTATTTTCCTTGACGTCCTTCATTTCCTTTATTTGAATGAATAGACTGTCAAAATAGCTCGCCATGATCTGTGTTATTTTTCTTAATTCGTGTCCGTTCTCCTGACCATCTTCATCAACGATCCAATCTGGGATTGAATAATAAAGACTTGAATTGTTGGTTAGGTCAAAAGCATACCCCTCTTCCAATGAACTTGTCGTAAATGCCACCACGTCTGGATGCGTGGAGTACAGAATAGGGTCTCTGAATTCCTTAAAAGAGGCAGAGGACTCCGTAATTGCCGATCCAGTGTGACGACCTACCGAAGCATATCCAACCCAATCACCATTAGATACTCTACCAGAGTAGTCTAAAACTATATTGTCGATTCCAGAATCGCCTACCAGACCTTCATTGAATTTATAATAAACCCCCAATGATGAATTTTCCACATTCTTATTGGTGCCTGCGCCGATCTGATGATTGTAGAATCTGCCAACCTCTTTAGAGTTCCTTGCTGTTTTCCAAAATCGAAATTCATCCAAAGATCCAGACAACTTACCATACCCGCGTCCAGGGTATTGTGGCCTGTCACTAGCAGCGTTGCCTGCGCCCAATTCTCTGGCGTCTTTGTAAGCGACCAGGGATCCAATTGTTCCTACCATTGCAGTGTTAAGGGTGCCAACGGAACTGCCTGTCATTATAGTTTGATGCAATTCACCGTCGACATAGGATCTAAGTCGCACCGAACTAGAAACATTTTGCATCGTAAATGAATAATGGTGCCATGCGTCATCTGAACCGCTCGTGTAAAGGGCAGGTTTACCAACTCTGACATCTTTAAATCCCGTGGTTCCAGACTGATATGTTACAAGAAATGGTGATTTAGCAGAATCACTACTGTCCAATTCTATAGTGAATCGACCATATTTGTGCTCACCCTCAACCGAACCAGTAGTAGTAAAGTCAAACACTACCTCTCTTTTGGTCTTTGACGTTCCAACAAATTCTGGTTTTTTCAACCAAAACTCTACAGTATTTCCATTTTGTCCATTAATTTCAAGATTAGAAAACCTAGAACTTGCAGTGTGAAATATGTTCCCTACGTTCGGACCACCCTTGATAAAGATATATTCCTTAGTTGCAGGATTGCCATAGTTGCCAGATACCGATGTTCTAGTGCCCCAACCACCGCCTGCTCTGTTTTCCGAAAGTTTAATGTACCCTGTTGTTCTTGGATATTCATTCTCAAAGAGATGTAGGTCGAAACCACTTGAGTCATTGAAGAATCTTAATTTCTCTCTTAAGGTACCATCATAAGGGTAGAGTTGCTGGATTCTTTTTATACCTGCATCATAGTATTCTTCCAGGGAACCATATTGAACAAATTCTTCTGGAACAGAAAAGTCTGTGTGAGATTTTACTCGAACTTTATCCTTGATATATTCTTCAATATATCCAACGGACTCCACGTCCGATAGGTACGCCGAAAAATCTCTTTTGGATTCTGTTTTTTGAGAACCCCCACCTCTTCCAAATAAACTTTTAAGACTCATAATTATTCAACTCTAAATTTAAACTCATCCTTATTAACGATGTTTTGACCATAACTATCCGTAGAGACCTCTAGTGCGTACATGTACCCAGGCTCAAATAGAGACATATCAAGCTTGAAAAAACTTCCGCTTGAATCATATGACATCTTACTGTGTGGAATACTTCCTGAACCATACGATACAACCTCCTCTCCATCAATAACCCTATACGCCCGATAATATACATTATACAACACTTCATTCTGTAATTTATTACTTGCTACAGTATATATGTTTGGTTGGTGATCTTTTCTTCTCACATTAAGTCTCAATGATGGATTATCCTTGGTTCTATACACAGGTTTTAGATTAGACAAGGACACCACATACTCTTCATCTGCATTGCTATATGGGAGAGGTGTGTGTGTCTTGACATATATTGCGGATCCTGTAAACAACTCATGCTTACCGCCATTGTGACTACTATCCGTATGAGACCAGACATCATAAACCTTTGTGTGAGAACCTGTGGTTGCTAATGATGCGCTGTAAATCCCTGTTTCATGTAAGTAACATTCCGCAAAGTCTTGTGCCTGACCGTCAGCAAAGGTATTGCTTGGCACTGATACGTTCGTCACCGATGCCATACTAAGCGCTTTGTTGCCTGCGGTTCCAATAGCGTTCTGGGTGACTGTCACGGTACCGTCGCCGTTGTCTACTGCGGTAACTGCTAAACTGGTGTTCGCAATAGATTGTTGTATTCTTTCTGCAATTCCAGCATTGTTGCCAAGCACAGAGAAAATACCAACAGTGGACGTGGTTGAACTATTTGCTGCGACTGAATTGTTCCCCTGTTGGAATGTAAACGTAACGGATGCGTCAGCAGAATCGGTCATCGTAAAAGTCTCAGCATTTCCAGGATTACCAGCAACGGTTATAGTTGCCTTTGCGCGTCCATCCTGAACGCCGCCTCCAACTGGTAGAACAATTGCTTTTGAACTAGACTTGAGGTCTGGATACAATCTAACTCTCATTAGCGCTTCGCCTGTAGATTGATCGGCACCATTGGGATCAGTCTTTAGTGCTGGAATGTTGGATAACCCCCTGCGAGTATAGTTGTACATGTATAACTGGTTTAGGTTCTCGGGTCCTGTTGCCAAAGATGAACTCTTGTAAAAGTTTGCTCTATCATCTCCTATCGAATCATCAAATCTCGCCTCGATACAAGGTCTCTTGAAGAAAAACTCCGTACCTCTAGCAAAAAATTTCTTAGTGTAGTATGACCTCTGTCGAGAACCATCCTCATAAGACCCTGACATCTTGATCATTACGCCATAATTCTCACGATCAGGATCAACGGTCGACTCTGCAGCAATCCATTCTTCGACCAATGCAGTTATATTAACCAACACATCTTCTGTTCCATCGGTCAAATCAAATTTGTAGTGTGGTAGGTTTTCTCCAGCAGTGTATCCAACTTCATGAAAGTCACCGCCTTGGGTGGTCCAGCGAGATCTACCACCTCTCTGAACTTTTGTCAGTGTAAAGTGGGACGAATTTGAAATACTCTCTGGTATAATGGATCCAGAGGTGCCACCGACAACAGTGTTAGTGAGTCTAACTGTTGCGTTTGTGGAATCGCCCGTATCTTCGTTTGAGATAGATGCAGATAGATTTACACCAACAAGTGCGTCGACAGCTGTCTTTACCTGTTTCGCGAACTTTCTAACATTCGCTGGTCCTGCCTGGTCTAATTGAACCTCGACTTCCGTGCCGTCAAGAGATGGTGCTGAACCAGTTCCATCGTTATCAAACCAAAAATTGTATCTCTGATCTTCTTTGTTGTCATCTAGGACTTGAACTGAAAAATATTTGCCATCATAATGCGATAGGTTTGTTGAAACAAATTTGATATCTGTTATATCCGCCACCTTTGTGTCATTTCGAAATATCCAGTTTGAAACGTCAAGGTCAGAATACTCCTCCATATCCAGACCAGACCCTTCATCCCAAGAAGCTGAAATTGGTAAGATTGCCAAGGTTGAATCCTTTGGCAGAGTCTGACCATGTTCGGCATTATGTAATCTCAAAAAGAACCTAACGCTGCCCGATGCGGGGATAGTAGAATTAGTCCTATCTGTTGCGATCTTTGATATATCAAATTTTATGAGTGCTCTAGATTTCTCCAATGATCCAGACGAAGCCTGTCCAAATATAGAAAAAACTTCTAAGATATCTGAACGACCTGCATTCGATCCCGTTCCCCTGGTCGTCAACACTGAACTAAATGCATTGTTGATCGTGTTGTCGCCGTTTGAAAAATACCTCTTTATACTCATAATACGGTCCCCTGAATGTCTGCATTGGGATACTTGAGTTCATATATGTGATCAAACGGAATAGTTAGAGTCCTACCATCCATGCTTAAATTCTGTTCTATCTCATAAAAGAGAGTAGAGTATTGTTCTCCTTCCATATTTCGTACCGAGACATCCGTCACGTCGACGACGAAATCTAGATTGCCTAAAAGTTTGTAAATATCGTTTAAGTACAGTGCTTCTCCAAGTTCTGGGTGGATTCTAAAATATTCAGAAATCTCCCTGTTACAAACTGTGATTGCTTCGGACGAAGTATAACTTCCGTCTGTTACGACCTGATAATCTATCCCAATGTTTATTATTCTCGCGTCCAAGATATCAAAAGTATCCGCCATCATTCTATAATGCTCGATCCAGGTCTTTAAATTATTCTTAAGGGTCAAATTACAATCAGTCAAGTTTCCACTCAAATCTTCCGAAGTGACATAGAGGTTTATGTTTCTCTTAAAAGAATCTTTATCGACAGCAACCGCACACCTCTTTATTGCTCCAAACTTCGCTGGCATGCTGTAGACCATAGATTTATAATCCTGCATTGTCACTGCACGGTTTTGAGAAGCAAATTGGTTTTTTGCCCTAACTATAATTTCATCCGTATCTGGAATTTCCAGATCTCCCAAAATTTGCTCTGGGTTGTGTACCTCTACAGAAGTGACAACCAGACTTCTTTTGGACTGTAACAAGATTGACTCATCAGGAAAAGCAAGCACAGGGTTTGTGACGACATTCACGCTTCCAATGCTTGCATTTGTCACGTCCTTATCATCTCTCCTTACTCTGACTGACAATGTTGTGTTGGCAGGAGAGACTCCCATTTTTGTTGTAGACGTTAAATTTGTCGGATCAAACTCGTTATCAGAAACATACTGACTTCCAAACTGATTTAATACGACTTTTGAAGGATCTTCGTAAGATCCCGAAACAATATCATTATCACTACCTTGACCAAACTGAAGTTCTACTCCGTTTTGAAAAAAACTTGCAACATACCTCCTCGGTACCGTTAAAGGTTTTATGATATTTTTAACCCTCTCGCTGTCTGGGTTCCTATTTGCCAAGTCGACATATATTACATCTTGCGATAAATGATCCACTTCGTAATACCGATGCCCTTCCTCGTCAACGACATCAACGATTTCAGAAGCATTTTCCACATTAAGAGTGATGGTTTTAAATCTTTCGAACGCACCAGTAGAAATCGAGATCGATTCAACGAATCCAGACTTTATCTGACCCAGTGCCCTAATTGCGTACTCAGAAGGGGCGCCCGTATCTGGGTTGGTTGCTGCGACGATTGTTTCGTTTTCGGGTGATGAAAAGTCAACATCCTCAATCAACGTATAGCGGCCGCCATCAACACTTGCAAATTCACTCCCCTGTTTTAAGACGGGTATATAATTTGTGTCTGGTGTATTTGTTATTGAATTTACTGGGACTGTAATATAAAATTCACAGATACCATAAGATGTGATTGCTTCCGAGTATTTATACCCCATTGATCTTGCAAGAGATATCACGTTCTGCTTCTCAACAGCAGTCTCTAGAAAACTTTCATTTACCTGGTAGTCCAAGTAGTATGATAAAACGTCTCCAACATAAGCTACCGAATCCAATAACAAAGACCCGAAAGATGCTTCCGAAAAGTCCTGGTATGTGTCTGGGTAATATCTTCTGGCGTGCTCAACAAGGCGTGCCTTTATTGAATTAAAATCTCTCGCTGTGTATGAAATGGGTATCTTCTTCTTTGGCATCAAAAATCCTCTCTATAAATAGTCATCGAACTGAATTTACATCTAATGATAAATTAAGGATATCGTCAGACAAAATCCCCTCTATGTTATAAGATAACTTAATGTTCAGTACGTGTTCTTCGATAAAAACGCTCAAATTTCTTATAACTACCGCAGGCATGTATGTGTCAATCTGGGTTGCGATCCTGTTTTCAAGTTCTGCTACCACCCTATGTGATTCGTTTTCGAAGAGAAAAGTTCTTACACCTACGCCGAAGTCTGGATTCATCACCCTTTCGCCTGGATTAGTTAAAAGTAAATTCTTTAGGTTTTGTTTCGTGTTTTCTGCCAAGGTCTTGTTTAATCCAATACATCCCTCTGCTTTTGAGACAGCAACTGGTAACTTTGGGCTGATTCCCACACTCATTGATCTTCACCCTCCTTGTCCTTGCAGATCCCTTCTGCTTCTTCTTCCCCTGGTGTTTCGCACTGTTTTCTTTCTTTAATATTACTTAGTGTCTCGCCAGTTATTTGTGGCGCGGAAAGTGCGAGAAGACCGAAAGGACCTAGTGGATATCCATACCTGGTGTTGGATCCCGTAGTCAACCCTGCTACGTGTTTCGAGACTTTAGCAATATCAGAAAAGCTAGGAGTAGGCAATGTAGATAACAAGATGTCTATTGGTAGAGAGTTAATAGGAACATATTGTTTTTTGCCGTTCTTCTTACCAAATCCTCGATCCAAGTCACCATCATAATTACCATCAACAATGGGATGTCCGACTAACTCATTTGTCAGTCCAGACTTCATTTCACAAGGATCCTCCCTGTATTGTTTCCTCATATCTCTATAGGCGGGGTCTCCAAAGCGGCCGACGGTCCTGACGGTACGGGCATAAGATTGTTTCACAAGTTTCTCTAATATTTTATAAAACATTTTCCAAAAGTCGCCCATCGTAGCCCCAAAATCAAACGCTCTACTTTCATCAATATCAGTCTCTGGGAATATAACCTCTGGTTCATGCGCAGTTCCCGTTATGCCCATATACCCGAGGCAAGCCATCTTAGTTGCAGTTAAAAGACCGTCATCGGACCTGAATTCATCAAAAATTATACTGTTTTGCAGGGTATGTATTCCAACATACCTATCTAACGGAAACAATATCTTCAAGGCAACGTTAGCAGGATGATTAACAGGCGCGTCATTGATGGGGCGTGATCCCATCGATGCATCCACTGGTCCGAGAGCAAGTAAGTTTGTTACGATACTCTCCTCTTTTAGTGCATAAATGCGATCCCTAATCATCTCCCTTCTTGTCTGCAGTCCTATGAATCCTGTTTGGGATGGTGTCATCGGAAAGAAAATCTCCTCTGACTCTTCAGCATACAGATCATCCAAACACCCAACATCCTCTATGTGCTCGTGAATTGGTATAGAATAAACAAGAGTATTCTTAACGTCATCATCAAAAATATTTATAGGCATGTAACTGTTGGAAACCATAGCAGACCCCAAAGTCTGAAACGAAGATTGTACCGATGCCAGGTTATAGAAAGATGACCTATAGTCTAAACTTGTTGGGCCCTCGGCAGTATTCAGCGGGTATTTATCAGCATATGCAAGAAAACATTTCTTCCTGTTAAAGAGAGATCCGTCGGACATAAGCCCAACAGTTCTACTATCGACTGAACTCATATCGACTTGTCTATCTACATGTGGGCGGAAATCTGCAAATATATCAGATGGTTTTGTTTCCATAACGTTGATGCCAGATACTTCGGAAGACCCCGCGCCAGCTGGTGTAGCAGGTCTCTCGTATTGACGATATGCCTTTTGGCCCATCATGAGGCGGCCGCCGATTTGAAGGTTGCTTTTTAGAAAATCATATAACTCTTGTTGCTTTGGCACGATAGTACTCGCGTAGAACTCGTTTATCGGAATATCCAAATTGAAAGTTTCGTCTTCTTGTACCCCTGATGGTGAATTCCATGTTACTGGTTTTCCAATAGCCAAAGCACCGCTGGCGGATTTGGGTGATGAAAACTGCCTTTCATCCAAAATAGGAGTGTAAGTCCTGCTGATGTAATAGTCCAGAACCGCTTTTTGCATGCGGCCGCCGCCATACCAAGGTGTTCCGCGAGTGCTGGGCGGGGACCCGTATCCGCTTGGATTGGAACCGATCCTCCAGTCATCAAGATTAACCTTCATCGAGTCGGCGTTGTCTTCTCGTAAAGAATAATACCATTTTCTCGCATAGTCTATCGACCTCTTTGCTGTAGCAACTTGCTCAAAAATTTCCTTTGCGTTGTCGTAGTACCCAGAACCGCGAGGCATTCTGGGGTCATCTCTCCAGTGCACTCTTGTTTTGATAGTGTTTTCTTCTGAAGTGTTTGTCGGCCAGTTGTGTATGATATCTATCATATTTGTCAAACATTCAACAATAAGTTCCGCCTTGCGTCGTCTGGGGATGTCTTTATATGCGTACCCTGGATTATCACTGTACCTTTCTTGCTCGAAAACAAACTCGCGCCCTAGCCACTTATAGGCACCTAACTTTGACCATTGAGCATGAAACGTCTCGGCCCATGGTCTCGTGAGTGTGCCGACGCCAGGGAATGCCTTGGGAAGCGCTTCTGGACCCTCTATGTTATTGCTCCAAGTTCGGAGCATTTCGCGGTTTGCGTCAAACGCGCCGTCGTCTGCGTTGACGTCGTCAATAATAAACAACACTCTTTCTATAAGTTCTCCCTTGGATACTTGTCCAGACCTGTAGGCGTAGTCAAGTTCTGTCAATATTGCGTCTTCTGATAGTGGTTCTATTATTTCTGCTGCTTCTATAGTTCTCGGACTTGGATTGCCCCAATTTATACCATAACCAGAAATGTTTGCCGTGAACCCGAACGGGGTTCCGCCGCTTTCCACATCGGGATGCCTAGTTATAACGTTCTCTGGTTTCTTGGCAGCGAACCCTATGTCAATCATCATCCTAATTGCTATGGACTTATAACAGCGGCCAGAGTGCCAAATCTGTCGGGCGGATGGGGAATCATATACATAATACGCAGGCAGAGTGGGGCGTCCAGCAAAAAAGTTACTTATTAGTTTTAGATAAAACTTCTGAACAAAATCATATTCAACTCTATTTCTCTCCAGATTTTCCTCAAGTGCCTGCATCCTCTCCACTCTAGTGTCAGTATCTTCGGCGCCAAAAAGTAGGTGCTCCATGTCAGTTGGGGAAACATATTCGGAATACAAACTTGTCTCGGGGTTGGTACCGATGTTGAGTATGTTCCGAAGCAAAGGATCCGAGTCTACTTCTAAGTACAATTCATTGTAAATCCTAAAAAACTCTGGAAAATTCTTTATTCTATAGAATTTCTCCATCCAGAAGTGTCCAGAGTTTATCTTTTTCTGAATCAACTCCTCTGAGTATCCCTCAAAGGCAAACCTATCATATATGTTTGGAATTATTGCGGCGACGGGCATACGCTTGTACCCATCAAGTAAATTGTTGGTATATTCTGTTGCCCACCTTAGATCATAAACATTCTGATCTGCGCGTTCTTGCAAAGTGATGCCTAGGGCGTCTTGTTCCATTGCATCGGCCTGCTGCGTGTAGGATATTTTTGCAAAAATATCCGAAGATTCTTCAGCCAGACGTCTCAGTTCACGGATGCGCGCATGGCGAGAGAGGTGGTCGAGGACCCAATCGGACGAGCGTATCCTCTCTACCTTATCCAAGTGTTGTCTTAACACCTCCAGGTCTTCTCGTCGGGCAGATGCATCCGTCGGATCTTCTTGGATAATTATTTTTGGATAATTGTCAATGCTAGGAACTTCTTTCGCATTTTCAGCAATCTCATTCCTGACTTTTTCTGAAAAAGAAGCATATTTACCATCAAATACTTTTGTTACGAATTCTTCAATAGATTTCGTATCGATGTTTTTGAGTATTAATGACCTTAATGCTGCTTTTTCGTCATCCATTTTTGTTATTTTTTTGACTGTTTTTATGACTTTGTCTTTAATACTCGTAGAATTAACCTTCTTTTCGATGTCATTCATGACATAATTTACAACATAATCAATCATAAACTGAGAGTCGAAGGCGCCTTTGGGTCCAAAGTTTGAAAACAAGAACATGCTCTTAAAAATAATCTCCATACATGAAAACTTGACATACAACCCAAATAGACCAGCAGCAGAAGAGGTTTGAAGTGGACCTGGTTCAGTGAAGTCTCTAAATTGTGGGTCATTTTCTGGTTTTTCAGTTTCATTTTTATATGAGCTTAGAAAATCCTCAACTATCTTTTCAAAATCCAGCAGTTTCGGGTTCGGGACATAACACGGTTTCCCCTGTAGAGACCCCTCAACTATGAAATCTTTAGATATATCTTGCTGTAATTGATACATTTCATCAAATGAAAAGTATTTTGAATTCTTTACCAAGTCTGAAATGTGAAAATTAAAGGCATCTGAAAAACCTTCATAGATAGAAAACCCGTCCTGTCGAGTCGCTGCTGTTTGAGCAATTAAGTTTAACAAATAAACGATGCGCTCGGTTCCAGTTATGTCTCCGTCGCCGTCGGCGTCGAGTGTCAACCCACCACTTCCTTCAATAAATCCAGAAATATGATTTCTAATCGAATTTTCCTCATAAACATCGAGATTTGTTTCCGATTTGTTATCCGAGACTTTCTTTAACCCTTCGATATACAAGTCTGCGAAACCACCAGGTCTCAACAATTTGTCAACATGCTTATCTGATTGTATGTCGATGGACTGCTTTCTTGCCTCAATGTATTCCGCAGGCAGTTGCTCCTTGTAAACCTTATTAAAGTAAACGCTTTCAAAATTATCCGATGCGTAATTGACAATATATGAAACCCTATAGCAGTCCTTCATCTGACTGGAGATAAATGGCATGTCGGAATATCCTGCTGATATCCTACTAGGCGTGTTAGATTTACTATCAACATTGTCTGGTTGGAATTCACTCGGTCTAGTCATAACTCTGACGTGCAATTCTCTATACGGAGATCCTGTAGTTGCAGTTGTTTTTCTCGTAACCGTAGTCACATCACTTGAGGAGATGTCTCTCATCTCAGGAAACACATGTGGATCTTCTTTTGAATACTTTATGACATACCCTGTAATCTTCTCTTCGATGAGATCAGCCAACTGCTCAGCCTTCTCAGGATCAGAGTCGCCCGTTGGGTTGAGTAGGATCGCTTCGGCATCCGTAGAATTGTCTTGAAAATAAAATTGCATATACTGCAGTTCTTCCCTGGGTATGCCGATAGATTCAAACCATAAAATGACCTTCAAGCGATCGAAAGGACTAATTGATCTGGCGGTCGCTATTTTGCCTGCCTTTCTAGCAGGTAACTGATTTTCTAAATTTTGTACCTGTGTTGTGTAATATTTATAATACAGATAATCCTTGCTGTTAAATCCTGGCTCTCCAGGTGCGATTAGTGACTCGTTCATATCGACCATGGCGTCTGGGATTCCTGTTATTTCCAAACTAAATGCACTCTTCACATTACTTAACAAGGACTTAACTGCCATCTTAGCAACTCTATCGTGATGAGGGTTACTATATGGTCCTGGCATGTCTTTCGCTTTTAGTTCTGATGGCAGGTTTCCTGGTAGTAGTGAGTCGAAATTACCATCTGATGCTATCTTTCTTAGCGCATCTCTTCTTTTTTGAGCACCCTTCATCTGTTGTGCAATTTCTTTACTTGAAATTCCAGCTTGCTCCAACCTTTTCCTCAACCCATCCATGCCCGACCTTTCTTCACAAAGAGCATCAGCGACGATGACTTCTTCTATTTCTCGCAATCGATCGCAAAGATAGGGGTCTACCACTTGTCCCAACACTCTAAAGAACTCACTTATTTCTGCAAGAGTTTTCATAACTGTCTTTAGTTGCGAATCTGAAGACTTTATAACATTCAACACAACAGTCAAGACGCTTGGACTTGCCTGTCCTTGCAACAAATCACACAACTCAGATGGTCTAAGTACCAAACTTATAGAATCAAACAAAGAAGATATAGAACTTTCCGACTCTCCAAACAAAACATCTTGCGGAATACCTAAATTACTTAAAACTTCTGAGGTTTTTTCTGCCAGATCTGCTTTTTGTTCAGCATTTGCAAACGGGTTTTCCTTATTCTTATCATTCAACTTAGACAATTGGGCGGCGCCGTACTGCAAAGCATCGACACAGTCTGGATATGAAATTGCTTCTAAGATGTTTTTTACCATTTCGCAAATGAAAGATATGATCATGTCAGATAATGCAATTTTCATTTGAGGCAAAACAAAGTGCAACGGGTTAAAAGTTGGCAACTTAGGCAAAGAAGGAATCTCAAATTTAAACTGTAAGTCAAACTCTATATCATCTAATCCTGGTACACACTTCTTGTAATCACAAAGAATCATTTGAGGATCCCATTTCTGCAAAAACTCTCTCCACATATCTTCAAAGTTGCAAGCGATTTCACCAAATTTTGGATACACATCAGAAGTTTGAATAGTTTTTCCCTTTTGTTCAAAAAATGTTGATTCCAAAAGATTATCGAGACTTCTATTGGCAAGCCTCTTTTGCTCCAAGATGTGTGCTTCGATTGTTTTTATGCCGCGTCGGTCAAAATCTAGTCTAAGATTCACCCCCTTTGCCTTGCCTGGCCTAAATACAAAATTCGGCACTGGGTAGTGAAATCTACTAAAAAACAAAACAGCAGGTATCTTTTCAGCTTCATTACATGGGTTTGGTCTTAAGGATTTTATTATCTCTGGTGCACTGTCTTCGCCAGATGTCCTGGTTAATGAATACAGGTACGACACCGTTGCGGGATAAATAAACGGATCTTTTGTTGTAAAGTCAGTAACTCCTGTCGTTAACTCCTTCCTCTTGCCCTTAGCGTTGGTATTGTCAACGTGTATAACTTTGTATATTCTATGCCCAACAACCATCTCCACATTTTGACTAAGTTTTGGAGTGCCTGGTGCTGTCATCTCTGGTTGGGCAGTGCCATCTACAGGTAACGGTATATCTACCTTTTTCTTCACTTCATCAAAGTAGATCTCCAATTTATCTTTACTAGTAGGGCCAACCTTGAGAGTCCTTCCGTTAGCAGACAGGAACCCCTCCAGGGCGGCAATGAGATTCATCAACCTCTTGGATTCGACCACAGGATCTATTTGTGGAAAGATTGGTGGTGGTGGTGGCGGATTTTGAGCAAACTTATTATAAGGTCTTTTTGCCTTTGGGTTTGGTTTATTATCTTCTTCAAATTTCTTTATTTCTTTATCAAATGCTGCCAATTCTTCCGAAACTTTTTCTATGTGTCCGCGAATTTCCTGAATTGTGTAAATTCCAGGATTTACGAGAGAGTTTTCTCCCTTTCTGGCAGCGTTGGCGGATTCTACCTCTTCCTTGGTAGCCTCATCACGCTTTGTTTGGCTTGCACCTTGTCCAGTGCGAGATTTGTTCCAGAGATTCTTTACGGAATCCTTTGCGGCCTTTTCGGCCTGCATCTTCTTGCCATCGGCCCACTTCTTTGCGCCAGACTTAAGGGAACTTCCTTGGCGTTTCCAAAAATCCCCAGTGAGTGGTTTTCCAAGATCATTATTTACAAAATCCTTTGCTGCTTTGAATCCCGCAGCGGCAGCTGCAACGTTGTTTGGGTCCAATACATTGACAGTTCCTCCCAAATCTGCGGCACCAGCACCCCCACGAATCTGATTAAACATATCCTTTCTTATGCGAATGGACATAGAGTATGTTGAGTTGGGTCTTGCGCCTGGTTGCTCTAGGGAAACGATTGCTGCAAATACTGGACTTGCGCCATAATCCAAACTTTGTCCAAACAAGACATCTACCTTTTCTCCATTCAATTGCTCATTTAAGGACATACTATCTATCGTAAAGGTAAATTTCATTCCACTAACAAAACCATTTGCGCTGGCGGTGCGGTCTAACCCCTCTTGCAGATTGTCCTCCCCTTCTGTGTTGATCTGTAAATCATATCCACCTACCCTACCTTGGTGTTGCAAGATTTCTTCAAAAAGTCGTCTCGGCAGATCTTCATCATCGATGGCGTCCTGCAGGGGTGATACGATTGGAACAAAACTTCGTTTGCCTGCATCTATGGTCCAGGTTTTTTCTTTCCCGTAAAATTCAAAAGTTTCAGTAACTGCCTGTCTAAACATCTGCTGCTTAACTTCTGGATTTTCTTCAAGGTATTTATCAGCGTCCTTGTATCCTGCAGCTGAAATGGTTTGTCTTGTTATATCAGTCTGGAGTTTGTACAACACATAATTTCCTACAATCTTCGGTGCATCTTGTTCTGAAGATGGCGTATGGAAAGATTCTGATGGGTCGCCGCCAGAAGGCAATCCAGCCAGGTGATTCAAAAATGCTGGTGTAGATATGAGCGATTGCATAGCACGTCCGAGTCCAAGTTCATTCAATACCTGCCAAGTTGGTTCTCCGATTTGACCCCTTTCTGACATGAATCCGCCTGGCAAGTCAATGTTGATAATTGCATCCGTGCCTGTGTCCATGCCATATTTACCTATCTCAAATATTCTTGCTCTGTTGTCTTCCTGGAACTGTACCAGTGCGTTTTCAGTTACTGCATCAAACTCTGCGCTGGTGGTTTCAAGATCCCCCATTCCAAGGAAATATTTTACAACATGAACTGCAAGACCTCTTGCTCCCGCTTGCATAGGCAACTCAAAAGTGATTGCTGATTCGTGCTCTTTCCCGTTCTGATCTCTGTATGTGAATGGTTTCTTTCTAAATGTTGTCATATTAATTAACCTTATTATACTTACTCTTTATGGAAGCTTTTGAACCATCTTCTAAGTAAGTTTTTTCTATTACTTCAGGATTTTGCTGTAGCGAGAAAGCAGAGAAAGTATCCACAGACACTAATTTCATAACCTTTTCTAACATCTTGACCGTTAGTGCTGGTAGTTTAACCGATACTCCGGCTGTTGGTGTAACATGCTCATGATTTAGTATTGCACCATACACCTCAATCATATCCTTCTTCAAAGAAGTAATGGCCCCCGCGATTTGTGCCTGGTTGTTTAACATCTCTTTTAGCAACAAAGTTAGATAGTCGCCTTTGATTAATGGTTGTAACTCATTTGCCTTGTTTGCCGCTATCAAACAAATACCCAAAGGTTCATTTGCACCTGACCCTCCTTTTGAGTTTACTGATTCAGCGTTTTCAGTCACCAGTCGAATGCCAGATTTGCGAGATATTATTCTAATTCCATCTGCCTTCATCGCTATGCCAGAGATGGCCCTGGATGGTTTTGTCTTCGGCGGTAAGGATAGAGAGAAGTTCTCATCTAAATCAGTTTTTTGAGAAATATAAATTCTTGCAGCGTCCATTACCGTGAGTGTTTCACCATTCTCATAAGTAAATCTTTCGGATGTAAAGATTGGTCCAACATGTTGTTTTCTACCTTTCGAGTCGAAAGATATTGGTTTTGGTGACATTCTACCTACAACAATATCAATTGCACCTGCTTGAGTGTGTCCCTGTCCAGGCCCATACCCAGTACTAAGTCCGGCTGGTCGGTCTCTACCAAAAACTATCCAGGTATTATTTTTACCCGTAACGACTTTGTCCGATGAGCACTTATCAAAAAAAGGTACTGGTTCTGGAAGAGGTCTGTCCAATAGTCCTGTATTTGGACCGACACCTACATTTGGCGCAACATCTCTCGCTATACCATCAGTCATAATGACAGGTTGAGACCCTGGTTTTACTTTTGTTGGTGCTGCTGGTCTTTTATCCTCTACAGATTCTGCCTTTGATTTGACTACAGATGTTGTGCCGTCTTGTCCTAATGTCGGATCTGCTTCAAAATGTTCATATCCGAGGTCCTCTGGTGTTTCCAGAGGTGCTACTGGAAGTCCAGAAACCGAACCTTCTCCAAATAAAAGATTTGCTTCTCTCATTTCTCGCATAAACCTTTCAACATCTGCATCATTTACGGGAGGTTTTGGCATACTGAGAGTCATGCCAGCAATCTGATTCGACGCGCCTGGTGGTAAACTTGCCATACCAGGAAGATCAGATAAAGCGCCTGGTGGTGGTTTTAATGGATATTCTTCAAAACTATATGCGTCATCAGCAGTCGGAGGTATTCTACTATAGAGTATATCATACAAAGAGGGGTGCTCGGTTTTAAACTTTACTATAAATTGATCTACTGAGGTATTTGCGAACTGATCTGCCTTCCAACCTTGATAATCTTCTTTAGATATCGTATAACTTGCATCAACCACACCAAGGCCGCTGACAACTTCAATATAAAGAGTGTCCTCTGTTCTGGTGAACAGGACAGTCTGCTCTGTCAAATCTTCGTCTAATGAAGAGGCTTCGTCTCTTTCAATATCTCTCTGGTTTGCTTCAAGTGGGTCGGCCTGTTCGGTTGGACCAATGGTATCCTCCGCTTCGTCTTCTGGTTCCATACCAGGAGGATCTGGGTTGGAGGGAGGAACTTGTCCTGTTCGTGCTGCCTCTCTTATTTCAGACTCTCTTTGTATATCCCTTCTTGCTACTGAGGCATCAGTACCTCGAACTGAGTACTGAGATCCACCGATGGGCGTTACAATAAATTCGACACTTTCATTATTGATCCTGTGGCCAAACCATTCGATACCATTCTGCCTGTAGTACTCTTCTATCCTGTCTTCAAGTTCAAAAATTCCTGAACCATCGGGCTTGGCACTAAGGCGCAGACCTTCCTCTGTAAATTTTGGATTTCCGAGATAAATTGTTTTTAACTGTTCAAACGTCTTCTGTGCCATAAACTTAACCTTCTATATTATAATTAATCTCTTGTTGTTTTTTTGTATATCTTCAAATTGCTAGATCACCTACTTTTCAGGGGTTTCACTATAGCGCCTTTAGCGCCGAACTTTTGTTTGGATTTGGGGCCCCCTTTCTTTGGTTTTGGTGGTTTTTTGGGATCTTCATAATTCAATTCAGATGAGGACGTACCTTCGATTATGCCATAATTGTCCCCTATCATAATAACATCAACTACCCTGTCCTGTGCCATTAAACTAGTTTCTTGATCTTCTACAAAAATCTCATATATAACTGGACACAACTCCTTTACTACGTTATTGGGATCAATAAAAGATGAAATCCCAGTGACGATCGCCCTATGCTCCACAACTATAATTGCTTCGTCACTGTCTTCAGATCTACGAAAATTGAGAGACCCAATGACGCCATCTCTGTGTGGTTCAGGTATTGCACTTGTTGGTAACTTTCTAGAACTTATTATAATAGCAGGGTAACGTTTTCCTGCTGCATCTACAGTTCTGGATCTACTCATATGATCGATTGCTGCTTCGGTGTCGACAACAACATCTCCCGACAGTGCAAGCACAGTCGAAGCCAAAACGAGCGTCCTCGACGTTTCATAAGATTGAAGTTTTCTTTTTAACTTTTCTAGTTCTTCACTCATATCATTATCGCCTTTGTTATCAACTGTGATGACCCTTTTATAGAAGGATGTATGTGATCCATCATCTCGACTTGTGGCGTAGATCCAGCAAAACTAAATGTAGAATACTTACTAGATATATGGTTATTGACCTCTGTAGTAAATCTACCATAATGGTCTATCTTGGATTGATTGTCGAAATCATTTTTAGTATTAACTTTTCTTGTTTTACTTCCATTCCAAGGAAGGTTTACTAACATCACCCTGACCTCATATCCCGACTTTATTCCAAGAGCAACGATTGCATCAATATTCTTTTTTGCAAGATCAGCAGTGAATGATGTATTTCTATTCTTTCCATAACCGCCTCTTGCATGCTTTCCCCAACCTGATTGACCAAGAGCATCGTTTGTCCCTGCTGATACTATCATCACTTTTTTCTTTCCCGAAGTAGTTAGTGTCGTTTTCCCAAAATGTGCTTTAAGTCTTCGAAGTATCTGCGCTGTGGTGGCGCCCGAAAGAGCAACGGAGGTTTTGCATTGGTAATATAAGTTCTTACCTCGACAGTGAGGGTAATTTATGATTCCTTGACCGACGGCGGCGATGGTCATTCCAGCGGCGATACTATCCCCAACAATCAAAAATTCAGTTTCTTTGATGTCTGGTTTTTCTTTTATTGCATCTGCAAGGGATTTGCCAGGTGTTGTATTTTTTGGTGATGGTTTCGGTACACCCTTCGAGGCATCTTTTAATTTATTTGACTGCTTTTTTTTAAACTTGTCTTCCGTTTTGGGTTTGTCTTTTGGCTTAGGTGGTTTTTCCCCCTTAACATATGGCAGTCCAGATGCTTTTTGAGATCTTACTATTCCATAATTTGGTCCAAGCATTCGCACGACGCAACTTCTGTTAGTCTGCATGTCAGTACCATCTTCCGATTCCCCAACTTCATATACGATTGTCAACATTTCAGCTGGTAATTTTGCGGGATTCACATGACTGCCCTGACCTGCGACGATGGCATAGTGCCTAGATAAAGTTATTGAGTTAGTTGTATCTGAGTCTTCATCTTTGGATACTATTCTCAAAGATGATAACACCTTATCGTGTGCTGGGGAAATTTGTGATACGGAGATCTTTTCTGTTTTTATTATTATAGCAGGAGTAAACTCTTCACTGTACCCCACCACTCTTGATTTGGATAGGTGTGCGGCCGCAGTGCGAAGTCTAGACTCAAACGATTCGCCTGGTGTGTGTGATACCACGTCTTCGTCGAGTACCTGATTACCAGAACCTGCTTCTGTAAATAAGGAATATTTATCTTTACTCATCTCTTGCGCTCCGCCCTCATAAATCCCGCTTTTTTGCCTGCGACATGAGTTTCTAGGCTCCAATCATTTGGTCCTAAAGTAATTGTCTGCCCCTTGGCGAACGGTATCGAGTAGGTATATCCGTCCTTACCCCTAAACCTATAGATATACCCTTCTTCCTTTACTTTTTTATTGTGGGCAGCTAAGACTTCCCTGAATTTCTTTAAGTTCTTAAGATAATTCTCCACTGTCTTTTTGGGGTTTCCTATAACTTTCCCTTTAATTGGACTATAGATTTTGGTGCCTTCGAGGGCGCCAATATCCAGTCCGCCGTGAGAAGTTCCTGCTGCCCTCTTTTGTCCAAATTCTGCAAAACCAGCTGGGGCGTACACGTTTCCACCTTTGCCTGAGTTTATGTAGTAATCCCATGCTTTACCCTTATTGAGTGGGTGTTTGTTGCATACTTTGGCCAGGTGTCTGCGGGGATTATACTTTTTCTGTTTGCGGCCGCGCCATCTTACAACCTCGATATGAGTGTGAGGGAATTGATCCTTACCTTCCTTGTTCAAAGGGTCCATCATACCAGACCTGCCAACCATTCCTAAATAATCCCCAACCTCAACTTTGCCGTTTTCTAGAAGCGCTTCATTTACGGCTTGAAAATGAAAGAATTTAAGAATATAGTTATCAATAAGAGAGTCATTATTGCCAACACCCACGAGCGAGACCCTCACGCCAGCCGACCAAGAACTTCTGACACTATTGCCATACCCTGGAGCAAATCTAACCATATTATGTATAATGACATAAACTGCGATTGTGTGATTCAATTTTAAATCCTTAAATCCATTAGGTCCGTCTTCTGGTACTGGCACAACCACCAATTCGCCGCGAGGGTTGCGGTAAAACGCTGGTTTAGCTGGGGGTCGGTCGACTCCGAGTTCTATAGCACCAGACTTAATGTGAGAATCCACAATACCATAATCTGTCGACAACATTTGAACCCTAACTTCTCTAATGGTATTCTGATTGGTTGTAACATCCGTCGAAGAGTCTGTGAATTCATATATTACTGTAAATATCTCAGCAGGCATGGTAATTGCGTTTCGTCCTCCAGTAAGTCCCTCAACTGCACAATAATGCCTAATGACAGACATTGCAGTATCTGAATCGGTATCCACGGATTCTGGATTTATTAAATCCCGTGCCTTTTGGTGAGCGTCTGGGATTTGAGATATACTTATCTTTTGCGACTTCAATATCAAGGCACTCCTCGTATTCAGTAATGATTCCGTCTTTGCTGAAGCGTGTGAGTTTAGGGACTCAATATTATCCGTGATGTCGGTGCCGACTGCTTGGGTTTTTGAAGTGTCCAACGTTGTGTCGGTCATAGAATAGTGTAGATATTTTGATGATGTCACCCTAGTCCTCCGAAGAGTTTATCATCTCAAACAAGCTATCCTTTTCATCTTCGGAAATGGAGTTGTCGACCTTAGAACTCTTTTTGTGTTGTAGTGCTGCAATCTTAACTAACTGTTCATTTGACCTTTGAAGGGTTTCTAAATACTTTGCCGCCACCAGGCCAACTTCTCGATGGCGGTCGGTTGTCTCTTGCATGTATTTCATCAGATTTGTCAACAAAACTTTCGTTGCGGCACGATCTTCGGTGACGTTTCTGGTTGCTTCTGATATTAATTCTTCAATCTCTTTCATACAATAAATATGCTAAATTTGAAATTTATCACCCCGTTCATATTTGATCACAAAGTACTTATACCTTTCCCTCATCTTATTCAATGTATTTACTATCTGCTTTGTTTTGAGTCCAGTAATTTCTCTTAAATACAAATAGACCGCTTTTTTGTTTAAGATTTCTATATCCTCAACATTTTCTAAAAGTATCTTCACAGCAGACAATACTTTCTTTTCATTATCCTTGGTGAAGAGGTTTGAACCTTGCCATCGATCAACCTCTAGTTTTAAATACCCCCAGAACTCGTACTTCTCTCGCCTATTGACATAACCTTCATCGTTGTATATCAACCGTTCGTGCTGGTTTTCTTTGACGATCTCCTCATAAGCAACCTCTCTTTTTACTTTTGTGGAATTCTTCTTGAACTGGTGAATGAACCAATGCTTCGTAATTACGGAAAAATAAGAAAATGCTTTAGATCCTCTATTCGGGTCGTACTTGCTGAGAATAGTTGTTAACCAAACTTTACAATCGTCTTTCAGGACATCTATGTTTGGTATGTTTGTGAAGTTATAAGTGTAGATGATCTTATCAACCATCTCACTAAAGGCGGGTTGTATATATTGTACATACAGTTTTTCACGTTTATCTCTACTTTCAGTAGAACAATATTCGACTATTGCATCCTCGTGAACACTTGTAAAGTAATAATTTTTAGTCCTCTTCTTTCTCGGCATCCCCTTCCTCTTCTGTTTCTATCTCTACCAGTGCCATAAGGTCACCGTACTCATCTAGAGAATCTAAAATTCCTTTCGAGTGATCAATCAAAGCTTGCAAAGTCTGATCTCCATAAAACATCTCTGCTTCGTGAATTTGTTCCACATGCATCCTGAATACACTAATCATCTCGTACACCGAGTCTATGTTAGATCCGACAATCAACATACGGCGGGCGAGTCGCGTAGCGTAGAATATCAACAACCCGTTCAATACTACTGAAAATAATAAAAACAACTCAATCATCTTTGTAAACCTTACTCTTTAAATTCTTCTTCTCTTTTTTGATTTCAGATTTTGCTTCCTCAATATGAGATTTAACAACGTCGCCAGCTTTTGCCTTAAACTTGTCCTTATCTACCTTCTGCCCTATATCGGACACAACCTTGATGATGTGATCGGATGAACATATCTCGCAGGATTCCTGCTCTTGATCCATCCTAAGAAAAGCGCTAAAATTCTCCTCACATTCTAAGCAAAGAAATTCATAAATCGGCATTATACTAATCGCTTCCAACTGTACTATTTGTTTCATTCACATCCATAAGATGCGATGTATCAATAGTTGGAGGGTTTAATATAATAATCTCCTCGTTTTCACCCAACATTAAATCAAACCCCCTCAATACTGGGGTGATATCCGTTTGCTTCATTAGTGAGTCTTGTAGTGCCAACATAATTGCACCAAGTGCTTGATCAGATAATTTCATTTTTTTCCTCCTGTTTCTTCTAAAATAAAATTTACTAAATTTTCTACCGACTGGTCAATAGTTTCCTTATTGGTGTCGATAATTAAATCTGCGTTCTTTGGTTCTTGGAATGGATCCGAAATGCCCGTAAAGTTCGGGATATGCTCAGGATCCGTTTTAGGTAAAAGTGCCTTTCTGTACAATCCTTTGGGATCTCTCTCAATTAAGGTTTCAATATCACACTTAACATAAACAATCCTAGACAGCGGGTTGTCAGACTTTACCTCTCTCCGTATATCATCATAAGGGTTTATTGCAGACATTACACAGACCACTTTGTTGCGGGACAAAACCTTCCCAACAAACGAAAGTCTTCTGATATTAGTGTTCCTGTCCTCTTTTGAAAACCCAAGGTCCTTGCAGAGTCCCTCTCTATATTCGTCACCGTCGATAACCTCTACATTATAACCCATCTCTCTTAGGCGGGTTTGTGCTAAAAAAGTCATTGTAGACTTACCTGCGCCACTCATGCCTGTCATCTGTACAAAAATACCACTCATATTATTCTCCCAAATACCTTATTACTAAATCATGTATAGATGAGTCGACATTCTCACGCCAAGACTCATTGCTCTCTTTGATGTTGTTTCTAATTCCAGTAGCGGAAATAAACCCAATGTTCTGTGGAGGTACGTGCTCGTTAAGTTCATACCCAACTCCGCGTCCCCAATTGACACTTTCAATGTCTGGGATACAAACTACCTCCACGTCCTGCTCACTGTATACTTTTTGTATCATTTCTACTGTCTGTTCTGTAGTAAAAGGATTCTTTTCATCGGGCGGGATATCCCTAACTGCGATCAAGATTGGTTTACCCTCGCTTAGCTTCTGGTTGATTAACCACTTGTGTCCATTGTGAAATGGTTGCCACCTGCCAACAAACATTGCTCTCTTATTGATCATCCGAAATTGCCCTACCTTTTAGTTTTTCCCAATCCTTCTCTGGTCTTACATTTAAATTTGTCTTCCATGCGCCCTTCAACACCGCAAGGTCCAATCCGATTGAATCCGCAAATGTCATAAACGCATTAATATCTTTAGGGAAACAAGACCCTCCGAAACCCATCTTACCATCTGGTCCTGGCACCTGTAAGTGTGAATCACCTACACGTCCGTCCGATACAAAACCTCTGACGGCTTTTTCCCAATTAATCGTTCCTGTCTTCTCTGCCACCATATTCATCTCGTTCATAAAAGAAACCTTGACGGCAAAAAACAAATTATTAAAATACTTTATCATCTCAGCTGTTTCATAATTCGTTGTTATGAAATTATTTCCAGCAAACCTCAAATTATACAATTGCTTGACCTTATTAACTGACAAGTTTCGCTGTCCATCATCCAAGTCTGTCTCAAAACCCAATACGATTCTAGACTGGTTTAGAAAATCAAACCTAGCATGCCGCTCAGTTAGAAACTCAGGATTAAAAACAATTTGCAAATTGGGATGCTTCCTCTTTAAACCCCTGGTTGTGCCTGGTACAACTGTTGACTTTAGCACAAATACAGTCTTACTGCTTTGCTTCTTGCACACCTCAACTGCGTCGAATACGGACTCAACGATAGAGAGATCGATTGTACCATCACTTTTCATAGGGGTTGGAACAGATATAAACACAACATCCGTATCATTAACAACCTCCTCCAAAGTATTAAAAGACTTATCAGGATCTTTGTCAAAAATCTTTACCTCCATATATGGAATAAAAGCATGTGCGATTGCGTTTCCGACAAAACCGTTCCCAATAATACCTAACTTCATGACAACTCCTCTTTCAAAGTCTTAAATACGGACTCTAGTCCCTTTCCCAATTTAACCTTGCTCTCCCATCCGTGTGATTTAAATTTTGACAAATTCGCTTTAGTCAACATTACATCACCTACTCGGGCATCAACATACTTAAACTCTTGCTCTGGAAAATATTGTAACACAATTTCTTTCATTTCATTCAAACTAATATTATCCCCAGACCCAATGTCATACCAGTGTCCCCACAAATCGTCCTTATCGATATTCTCAGCACAAAAAATGTTTGCAGAAACAATGTCGTCGACGTGGGTCATATCGCGACGCTGTTCTCCGTCACCCGTAATGAATGGTACTTTACCTTCTTTGATATATTTTTTCCAATTACAAACAACTGTAGCATATTCACTATCAGCAACTTGATCATAAGAGTAAACATTAAAATACCTCAATGCAACAGTCTTCAACCCATACAATTCACTGTACAATAGAGTCTCCAATTCACCAACATATTTAGAAAGTGCATACGGACTAGCGGGACCATTACCATTCCCAACAACAGATGATGAACTGCTGTAGATTACAGGAATGCCCTCTCTTTTCGCCCAATGCAAGATATTAGTAGTCGAATTAATGTTATTATTCATAACCACCGTAGGATGCTTTACACTAAACGCAACTCTAGGAATTGCTGCAAAATGCACAACTACATCAATAGGGTTGTTTTGGTGGTTGATGTGTAATTCTTTTACCTTCTTTGATAGGTCAAACTCGCGATTCCCATTCATATCATACCCCACATAGGTATGTCCGAGTTCTTCCCACTTCTTAACGAAGTTTCCGCCGATGTATCCTTCGTGTCCCGTTACCAACGCTCTCATTTGTATTTTAAATCCTTTAAGTGTTTCTCAAATTTTGGTAGTTCATGATCTGAACACAAATCCTTGTATGCCTCTGGGTCTTTTCCTATGGCACGGCCGTCGACCTTTCTCTTTCCATAATTTGTCTCGTTGCCTTTACCAGCGCGGCCTAACACTGAAACATTCCAATCAAAGACCCAATCCTCAACATAATCTGGATAGTCTTTAAAACTATGCTCTGATTCTAATCCAAATTTCTCTTCCATTTGGTGCTGGACTTTTTCGGGATCCGTTACGAGATCTTCATATTTAACCTCAAGATCAATCAAGTTGCCAAACAGGACCTTGTTTCTTTGGTCCATGGACTCAATCCACCTCTTCGGTTTAACATAGTTCCCATCTGACAGGACAACATCTCTCCCATCTCTAACTACGTTTATAACTCTAATGTCTTCTTTTAGAATATCAGCTGCTTGAAATTGGAACTCTGGTACCAACACGTTACTTAAAAGTGCTGGTGGGTGTCTCTTTCCTATTGTAAATCCGCTCTTGCTTTCATGCTTGACGAACTTGTCAAAGTCCATCTCATGACCGTCGAAACCCTCTTTGTAAATAACTTCCGTATCTTTAAATGCGTAACACATCCTCAAAAGTAATGTGGTGCCCGACTTCGCACATCCTGTAATAAAAATCTTCTTACTCATTATATCTCCCAAGTCTTATACTCTGGTTCTTTGGTTTTATTCGTATTGTGCATTCTATATCTATAGAACGGAATTCTTAAGTGATGAATTTTATACTCTTGCCCTAATCTTTTTCTCAATTCCTCTTCTTCTCTATGGCGCATCTTACCATTATATCCACCCATCTGTAAGAAGGGATCTCTACGATACATTATACCACAAGATATGTTGTCTTGTTCTGCATATCTTCTCTCTAGTGTGTTCTCGAAGTTGTCTACCATGAGATAATCGCAAGACACGCAAAAGGCGTCATGATTTGCTTCAAGGTAAGTCTTCATTATATAACACATATCTGAATTTACATAATCATCGGCATCCACTCTAATGAAGAATTGTCCTTTACTATTTTGGACACCCACATTTGCAGCGACAGCAACACCACCGTTGGTCCCTGTACTTACAACCTTGACATCTTCTTTGAACGGTTGCAGTGCTGCAATTGAGCCATCAGTACTACAATCGTCGACGACAATAACTTCATGATTGACGTGAGATTGGTTTAAACAACTCCTCACAGCGCGAGAGATATATTTTTCATAATTATAATTTGTTATAATGACAGACACATCAGGATTAGAACTCACTGTTTTTCTCCATAATTTCAAATTGCTTAACAATGTTAACAAACTGTCTTAGGGAATCTTGGTCAAAAGATCCCAAATGTCCCCCCTCCAACTTGGTTTGAGAAAAGATATTATTAGAATAGTGCTTCTCAAGTATCGTAGCACCGCGAGAATGGGCGCGTAGCGCCGCTCCGATGCCAATTGTATGATCACTATACCCCGAATACCCAGGACGCTTAAAATGGGGCATTTTTGCCAATTTTTGATCGTCTAAATATGTAGGATATTTGGATACACAAAACAAATACTCCACCTGTTCACTGTGCCCGAAAGGAAAATCTGCGAAATCATGCATTCCAGTTGAAACAATTGTTGGTTTGCCGTCTGACAATATCAATTCACAGAGGCGTGGATCCGACTTAGAAGTTCTGCTTGCAATCTTGTGTGTCTTTACACCCAAACTGTCTAACCACTCAAACCTCTCCTCATCAAAGACAGACGCCATGAATTCAATTCCTATATTATCACAGTACTTTGCCAATGCATAAGCATCCTGAAAAGAGACGTCCCTATATTTCTTATTAGTTACTCCCAACAACTTCTCAGAATCCATCAGTTGGACTTTCACAGCGTCGGCGCCACCTTGAAAAGCACTTAGAGACATTCTCTTCAGTTCATCCAATGAACCATGATGTTGATTACAAAGATCAAGAATAATTTTCACTTTTAAATCTCCTTAAATTAATTTCAGCTCTTTCCACTATCTCAGGGTTCTTATCTTTATTTTGATATAGGGTACCCTTAGATTCTAGTTTCTTCTTATTTATCTTGTTTGCAATTATATCATCTATGTTTTCAGATAGCAAGCGAAATCCCGTCTGACAAGATTTATAAAACAAGGTATCTAAATTATCAAACCTATCTATGTCGATATTGTCGTCTGCCACTATACTACCTGCATCGATTGTATTGTCTATATAATGAAGTGTAGCGCCAATTAAGTCTGGTTTATTATCGTACATTGCCCACAAAGAACTATCAACACCCCTATAATGCTCAACCAACCCAGTGTGAATATTAACACATCCATATTCAGGTAATTCAAATATTTCTTTTTTTAAAAGTGGGGCACCAAACACAAATCCGACTTTAGGATCCAACTTAGCAAGAGACTGTAGGACAAAATTAGAATGCAGCTGGTGCTTAGAGCACCTCAATATGTTGGTTCTGTGCAACAAAGACAAGTCAGAATTGAAATAATCCGCTTCCTCTTGAGTTATGTGACCCTTGTCGATCACCACAACAAGTGGTATTTCCACCCTTTCATAGAGCGTCTCCAAGAACTTCATATGTCTTGGGTGGTTTGATGTAATTGCAAAACAACTCATAACTTGTACGGTAATTTCCCTAATCTCTTAAATGCTTCCGCTCGACGGTTGGGGGCAATACTGTAACCTCTAACTAAAGATATGCCATTAAGATACTGCTCTATGCCTGGTATTACACCTCTCTGAGATGTATAGACTGCCATGGCCTCACACTTTGTTATGTATTCCTTAGTTATATCTACAACAAAGTCTGGATTTTCAAAAGGATCCAATATCTCACACTGCAAGACCATATCCACTGTATGTGTTGGTCCCAATTCTTCCATGATGTTTTCTGTGGATTTCCAACAAGACTCTTCGACGATATTCGATGTAATCCTGTGGTCTCTGTGTTTACATATATCGCTATGAGTTATGACAATATTTGGTCGAACTTGTCTAATCTTTTGTATGACTTTGTGAAACGTTTGTTTATCATTCCTTATCTCTTGACAAGGAAGTCCCAAAGTTGAAACTTCTTTTACTCCAAGAATATGACATGCATATGTTGCTTCTTTCATTCTTACACTGGTTATGTCGTCTTGCAATCCAGATCCCTGTTCATAACCCGTTGCGCCGTCAGTCATAAAACAAACGTGCACCTTTGCGCGCTGTTTTGACCATTTAGCAATCGTACCGCCACATCCAATCGTTTCGTCGTCCTGATGTGCGACGAAAACCAAAACCCTCTTTCCGCTCAATTCCAACGATCGTTCCTTCTCTTAATGAACTCTACATCATTCAAAGTATGTACATCGTGAATATCACAAACATATACTCCACACTTTGTACTTAAGTCTTTTTGAAAGACATATCCCCGCTTCATTATCCTAAATGCTGCGTTCTGCATTAAGTCAGGAGATACGCTTATTAATTCATTTCTATCATTCTCTATAAACGTCCTGATTGCGTCATCCAAAACCTCTCCAGTTATCTCTGGTGAATTCGCCTGTAATGAAATGTAGATATTTGCTTCGGCGTCATTGTCTTCCATGTAAAGTACCGCGCTGCGGATTGCTTCCATCTTATAGACATGATCTTGCGACAGTTCTGGGTCTCTCCTATGCAGACTTGCTCCATACCTGGCAGCAACGGAAGAAACTTCTTTATCCTCTGTTGTGACCCAAACATCCGTTATTAATTCACTTGCCTGCGCAGCCTTAATAGACCAAGCAAGCATAGGGTGTCCCCAGATTGGATAAATGTTTTTACGCGGCAATCTCTTGGATCCACCACGCGCAGGAATTATTGCTGTTATTTTCATATTAAGATGTTAACACATCCAGGAGATTTTTACAAGAATTTTTGTGATCATACAACCACTCGCGCTTACATTTCCTAAAAGAATCAGTATGATCACTGTCAACAAGCAATGTAATCATTTCTTCTAGTTTGCCTGTATTGAAAGATCTATCTAGTCCCTTCAAATTTAAACAGAAATCATAATCATACAGAAAATCATAAGTAACTCTGTGTTTTGACTTTCTCCCATGACGGACTTCTGGTTTTATATCGAAGTTTATTAAAGGAACCTCATGCATCACACATTCCTCTATCGTCGTTGATCCAGAGTTCACCACCAAATCACAAACCTCTAACAATTCTTGTGTGGAGTGAGGGTACCAGGATGCGTCAGAAAAGACCTTGTTTCCATTATCCAGCAAATCCTTTATAGTATTATTATGTAAGGTGTCCTTGCCTCTCGTTTTCACAATCACCTGCCACCCTAACTCATTGAAGTTTTTTATGATATCGATCGGCATCTTATGGAGATCTCTAGACTTAGGCCACATAAACAGGACCTTCTTCTTGTTTGGGTCTAGAGAATATTTCTTTATTACGGTCTCGACATCTAATCGAACATCATACTTTGGAATGCCTGTAAAAAGATTCTTTTCAGACACTAGGTCATAAAACTTTGCTACATTCTCACTAGGCATAACAACATGGTCAACGATATCGATGTACTTCTGATAGGAGAGTGTATAATCCGTCTGGTAGCAAAGAGTTACCTTCTTTGCTTTTGTGTTCTTTTTTATAATATCAATGCCAGACTCTTCTGATGTAATTATAATACCCTCTGCATCAATAATTTTTCGTCCTTCTCTAATCTCTACGTTGAGTTGTTCGCAGGCAGATTTTAAAGATATCTCATGCAACAGAGGGCAGTTATACTTGTTTGAAGGAACAACATAAAATATAGATTTCATGCCTCGGGCGTTACCCTCTAGAACCAATGGAATAAAATATCTCAAATGAGTCATCTCTCTGAGAAAGAAATTAATTTCCTTCATTTTGACGTAACTCCCTCAAATCCTTTCTTATTTCGTCCACATCTTTTTGAAGGTTCTTCAATTCAGCAGTCATCAGTCCTATTTGAATTGTTAAGTTCTTGTTCTTATTCTTCTTTGCTTCGTGTGCTACAATTTCTGTAGTGATTGCGTTTGATTCAGCTGTACCTTTCATGATCATAAAACCACTCAACACCAACAGCAATAGCAGCCCAATCGCTGCCAGGTCTACAACTTTAGATAACTTCATTTTACACTCAAACTACAGAGCGTGTAAAACCTGCCCTTTATGCTATCTCTAAAAGTTATAATATTTTCAACACCAATATCCGCTCGGGACAGATCCTCAGAATGTACAATTTGATCATCGTGATTGTACTGTACATCATAATCCCCGTCATACAACTCTGGAAAGAATGGTAAAATGGTTTGACTGTTGTTCTTTTTGATGAACGTTTCCTTTCCGTTCATTAGAACTGGATTGCCTGTCATAAAATCAAAAATCACACTCGTGTTAGTTGAGGATATATTCTTGAGATTCTTGAGAAGTTTCTCTCTGGAGTCACACAAGTATAAGACCCTCAAACCAAGAACAAGATCGTACCCACTTATTTCCCATTCTGAATGGACATCCCATTTCTTAGATCCTTCAAATTCCTCATTGTTGAGATCATAAAAATCGTGCTTCAAGTCATTGTTAACACCAGACATGATAGAGTCGTAAAGAAACTTATCCTTTGCCATTCTTGGATGCTTCTGTCCCAACCAAGCAACAGTCGACCCAACGGGTAGTTCGTTTAAAATTTCACTAACAGTAGAGGTGTATCTTTCCGCTACCTCAAAATCGGTCATTCCCATAAACAATCTCCTTTTTTATTATAAGTCCAAGTTGCATGCCGCTTTCAACAGATATTACCTCCGACTTTTAAATCAAATTTTTCAATAGATTGTTCTAAAAATAACTTTGTTGCAAAGTCCACTTATTTAACTCCCTTCACTACAATCTGAAATAATAGCACTACAAAGATCATACCAGTCTTTATAATACACTTTCCCTTGTTTGTAATACTTGCCAAACATTTTCATCGTGCCTCGACCTAAATGTACATATATCACTTTATTTTTCTTGAGATTTAATGCTCTATCAAGTCCTGCTTTTACGCCCAAAGACCTCCAAGGTTCATCACATAAATCAATTAGTTGCTTGTTGTTAATTGTGTTTTCAAAACAAAATGTTTTTAGGTTCTCATCCCTACAGTAAACTGTTAAAATATCTCCAACATCCATATTTTTATCAAATTGTGGTTTTACACCCACCTTCTTCAATATTTCTGTTTTTACGAAAAGTCCTGCAACATGAATCGCAGAAACTTTATTTGGAAACAAGGAAGTTCCAACTATGCAATTACCCTCTTCGATTTTTAACAACGAATCAGTAAAAAATTCTTCACTAGTAACAATACAGTCATTGTGACACAAGAAGGTGTAATCAGACTGTATCTTATCCATAACAAACTCTATTGCAGAACAATTTGCCCAAGATCCTTTATTGTTAGATGAATCCTCTCCCGTATCAGCACTAGGATTGTTGTACCATTCTATCTTGTCAGATAATGCTAAAATATCATCCTTATAAGAGGTTTCATATGAATTCTCAACAACGTGATATTTCAAAGTTAAGTTTTTTGGTTTATGCATTTCCATACTTTGTATTAAGCATGATACCAGCATTTTGGATTTGTAAGACGGAACTATTACTTCAATTGAATGTGTCATAATACTCTCCAATGATAAACTTAGTACCCCTAGATATAGATTGCTTGCTTTCATTTTCGTTATAATGTTTTCTTTTCATTACTCTAAAGTCAACACTAACTCTAGTCTGCCCAGTGGTGTTAGGTTTATTTCCGTGCAGCAAATTAGCACCATTCCACATATAAGCATCACCATAATCTGCTTCAAAAGGTGAAAAATCTTTTTTGTTAGGTTCGCTTTCTACCCACATAGTGTTAGTACCGAAAGCAACCGTAAATGGCACAAAAAAGTTAATTTCATGTTCTGAATGATTGTAGTCGATATCTCTATGCCAACCACCCACCGCAACGTTTCCTGGTGCGTGAACTCTAAAAGTTGGTACTCTCTGAAATATAAAATCATCTCCATTCATCAGTGGAGTAACAATCTCGCGAACAAAATTTCGATATACATTTACAAATTCCATATCTCCACTATTAATGGGTTCATAAAATTTTTTATGATACCAAGTTTTGTTATCTTCTCCAATCTTGTGAAGTTCTTTGTATGACACATCCTTGGAATTTTCAATCAAATGGAATGTCACTTCCATGCCAGCTGGACTAAAGTGCTCAAAACTCTTCACAAATGCTCTCGTTAAATTTCTTGATTTATATGTTGGAACTATAACCTCCAAGACATCAAGACTACTCATAATAAACCCTCCAAAAAAACAAATTCTTTATTGTCACAATTATTTAAAAATTCAATAAGCGAATGAGACTTCTCTGAATCTAGGAAATTCCCGTCCCATTCGCACGCATGATACACTATACCACACTTCTCTTCGACTTTTAATGGTCTAAAGGGAGGATATTGATTAGAAAATGTACTAGGGTACATCTTCTCGGCACCGTCATATACCTTCATTGCATGCTCAACATCTGTTAGGGCAAAGGTGTGGAACCCCCTATCGCTTAAGCATTTAAAAGCATCAGGATTCATTCTCCAGGCTGGTGGTCTGAATATCTTCTTAAATTTAGAATCCAAACCAGACTTGGCAACCTCTTCAAACATCAAATCGATCTTGTCATTGGTTTCATCGTATGTCAAGTGTTGAAATTCATCGTTGTCTGACCTGCCTGGTATACCATGATAATATCCGTGATATCCTATTTCGTAATTTTTAGGATCTAAATCAGAAATCTCTTCACAAAAATCTGGGAAGTTTGATAAACTTAATGGCACCCTCGTTGCTGTGCCGTGCTTAATTGTACGCCAATAAGACACTGGTATAAACAAAGATATCTTGACTTCTGGATGGGCTTGGATTAATTCTTCACAATTTTCCAAAACCCTTGTCGAAGAAAATGGGTGCGGACTTACATCATCTATACTTATGTTGATTTTCATTACACCCTCCTTATAATATCACAATATTGGTCGATGACCAGGTCGTTTGTATCCTTATATTTTAAGCAATCCTGCTTATAGTTCACATAATTATCCCTAACTTCCCTCAACGACTCAATCATATTAGAAAAATTTGTATATTCTTTACCGCCAAGGGCACAATACTCTGGAATGCTACCACCAGTATTCCTATAAACGACTGGCAATCCAACCGCTAAAGACTCAAGGACGTGATTTGCTCCCGCTTCTTCCTCAGACGCCGTTAAGTATATGTCATAGTTCGGCAAGTGAGATATGAGATTTACTGCGCCCATGGGTGGGAATTGGTTCGTGAAGGTGCACCCTCTCGGAACTTGTCCAATATAATGAAATTCGAACTCTCCCGTTTGTTGACATAGATCATCAAACTTCTTATACAAGTCAAACCCCTTCTTTGGGTTTGTAGACCAGTGATGCGTCACAATTCGAGGAACTTTCGGCAACTCCACTCTCTCATTCCTATTTTCATAAAACTCCCTCATCGGGCAGTTATATATCACACTATGGTTTTCACCAGAGTAGTTGACATACTCCATCGCCCATTTGCTTGGGAATATAAAATAATCTGATTTATCTAAACACTGCCTAACCATGTGCGTCAGTTCGGGTTTTCCGTGCGTACCAACATCTCCAACTCTTTGTATTATTTTTGTTTTTGGGAATAATTGCCTGTATGAATATAGGTGGTTTATGTTTTCCCCAAATGCATTAGGTCGTGGGTCGAAGCAGAATATTACATCTATATTTTCTTGCAGCTGGTATACAACAGTATGGCCATCGTTCAAGAGTTTTTCCGACAACCTATTTACAGTCTTTGCGCCGCCGCCCCACGGTCCTTTTTTCGGTTGCCTGTTGATATAAACTTTCATTTTAAAAGATTGATGTCGTTCGTTACCATTTTTTTCACCAACTCTTGAAAGTTGACTTTAGGTTTCCATCCAAGATCTTGGGCAGCAAGAGAACTATTACCACGAAGAACGTCTACCTCGGCAGGTCTCATAAATCTTGGATCTTGCTTTATGTATCCTGACCAATCATCGATTCCGACGTGAGCGAAAGCGTGAGTTAAGAAGTCTTTAATAGAATGCGTTTCACCAGTTGCAATAACATAGTCGTTTGGACTATCTTGCTGTAACATTAACCACATCGCTTCAACATAGTCTGGGGCATATCCCCAATCTCTCTTCGCTTCCAGATTTCCTAATGAAATGTGATCAGCAAGTCCCAAGTGTATCCTCGCTACGCCGTCTGATATTTTACGTGTTACAAACTCTACCCCTCTTCTTTCCGATTCGTGATTGAACAGGATACCAGAACATGCAAAAATGTCGTACGACTCTCTGTAGTTCTTTGTAATCCAATGTCCATATAACTTGGCAACTCCATAGGGAGATCGTGGGTAGAATGGCGTCGTCTCTTTAGCGGGGTTTTCTATCATTCTCCCAAACATCTCAGAAGAACTTGCTTGATAAAATTTCACTGGTTTGCCGTATTCACGAATTGCTTCCAACATCCTTAATACACCAAGACCAGTCACTTCGCTAGTATATTCTGGGGTGTTCCAACTCTCACCTACAAAGGATTGTGCTGCTAAATTATAAACCTCGTGAGGATCACTCTCCTTCAAGCATCGTACTAATGAATTCTGATCCGTCATGTCTCCATTAACAAACGTTATCTTTCCCTCTAGGTGTTTTGTGTTTGTTCTATTCTTTGTGGAAGATCTGCGTTCAACGCCCCAGACCTGATATCCCTTAGATAGAAGGAGATCTGCAAGGTGCGATCCATCCATTCCATTGATTCCTGTTATTAGTGCTCTACGAGACATCGTGAACCTCCTTAAATATTTTTATATACTCTTTCTTGTGTTTAATGATATCATACTTTTTAACTTTATTAAAGTTATTCTCTACATCTTCTACTGTTGGCAAGTATGTGTTTTTCGTTATATCAAAGACACAATTCTCACACAAAACCTCTTCTGATAACCCCACAGGGTTAGATATCACTGGAACCTTCATTGCAGATGCTTCAAATAGCGCCTGTGGACCACCCTCATGGCGAGATGACACAACATATAGGTCACAGGCAGCGTACATCTTTTTAATGTCTTCTATGGGCGCAAGTTCGACATATTTGTAATCTATCCCAGCTGCTTGTAGTCTGTTTATTACGTATTGTCTGCGCCATCCCCCTAAAAGAACTAGCGTATCTTTATTTGCAATCTTCTCCACATAATCGCAAAAAAGGTCAGGGCCCTTTTCCAACTTCGGAGAAACCAAATCGCTGCCCTCCGTATCTCTCTGAAAAGACCCTATTACAAATCGATCTTTATCGATCTGAAGTTCGGATCTGCACTCCTGCTTATCCATAGGATTCCATAAACTCGAATTGAACCAATAACTTGCCACATTGACTGGTTTTTGAGTCAATTGCTTTACGAAGTGTTCGGTATGCTTATTTGGGACGTGGTATGCATCCACAAATGTGTCCCTGATTAAGAATTCGTTTAAGTTTTGTTTATTAAACTTTTCAGGCACAATGTGATGAATAGTACAAACAACCTTTTTCGACTCTAAGTATTGCCGAGGAATCCTGGCCCACTGCCAAGGAGCAACAATCCACAAAACATCACACTCAGCAATATTTTCAGTAACCAAGTTTGGATTGTTCTCGTACCACTCCTTCCTTATCCTATCAACTATCCAGGATTCTTTTGGGTCGTTCAAATATACCTTCACTTTGTAACTACCACAATCCCAGTGTCAGTAACTTTCCTTTCTTGTTCAAACAAATGGCCATGAAAGCAAACAAGTTCAGACTTAAACGTTGGATTATCGGCAAGGATCTGGTTTACAACTTCCTTTACTGCAAACTTGGAAGGGTGATAGTCATCAAACAAAATCACGCCGCCATCTCTTACCATCTTATTTGCAACATTAAAGTCATTCATAATAACATTAACATCTGTATGGTTTCCATCAATAAACGCCAAATCAAACTCATCCTCCATTTCATCAATAAAAAATGGTACCTCTGATACGTGCTTGAATTTGATCTTTTCTTTTTCCTCAAATGGAATCAACTGGTATATATCCTCATTAGAGACAACGGCAGACCTGTATCCTATTGCTTCGTTCTTCTTTTGAAAGTGTGAAACAATATCGATCGTAATAATTTCTTCGATAGTCTCCTCCAGTGCAACCGAAAAACAAGCAGTTCCTCGACCAGTCCCGATTTCGAAAAATCGTTCTGCCTTGAGGTGATTTGCCACTGCTTTAACTAGAAAACACTGCTCTGCGCCGAAAGACATATCGCCCTCGTTCTTGTTTGGGTTAACTCTTGTTTTGGTAAAGTGACATATTGTAGAAAGTTTATTTAGATCATCTTTCCACTCGTAACCGATTTGCTTAAAGTAATCCTCAAGATTAGTTATCTTCATCATATTTCTCCTAAAAATTTATTATATTGTGATGCGACATATGACATGTCTATATTCGTGTTGCATTCATTGTCTATCTTTCTTGTAAAATCTAATTGTGGAGGTTCATACAATTTCAATGGCCTGAAATCCCATTCTTCTTCCTCAATCAATGTTGCGCCGAGGGCAACCTCTCTTGTACCGCCTGTAGATGAACATATAACTTTACACCCACATGCAACTGCATCAACAACAACGTTGGGACAGTGATCTAGAAATGCCAAATGAATAAAATAATCGCTCTTCTTGTATAACGAAATTAAAGTAGGTATATCCAAGTTCCCGACATAATAAACCCTGTCTTGAATTATCGGGTTGGAAACCTCACCTGCAACAATCAGACAGTCACGCTCCCCTGAATGTTCCAAGAAATACCTTATATTTTCTCCCAACCTCTTGTGAGGTCTCCAGCTGGATGCGCAAGACCATACCTTATCATAGTTATCAAATACAGAATGCTCTAGAGGTGCTACAGAATTAATAAACTCCAAGTCGGCACCATTTCTAATAACTTTATAATTGTTGTGATGTCCAAAGTATTCAAAACTCAATCTTTTATTGAACTCAGTCTGAAATACTACTCCGTGTGCCTGGCGATATGTCTTCAATATCGGACTATTCTGAGAGACGTAATCAAAATCGCTATTAAAATATATTCCATCCAACCTCTGAAAGGTTGGGAGGGATGTTGGTCGCATCAAACTAATAAAAGATAGTTGTACATCAAACGGCATCGATTCTGAGAATGTGTCTCCTTGCTTTTTCATATATTTCTTAAGCTTGTTTGCGAAATGGTTTGGACCACTCGTAGATCCAACATTAACATTGTCTAAAAATATATTCATAGACTTTCTAACTTTTCATACTGTGTTTTTTTGGATATGTGCGCCTCGATCCTCAATTGATCATACCTATGTACGCGGTCGACGGATATCGGATTGTGCCTATTGTAAATATAAAGAATATCACTTATAAGTCTAACCCTGCCTTTTCCAGACATCTCAACCATAGGATACATCATAGCGCGATCGAACGTGCACTTATAAAAATACCCATCCAAATCAAGCAAGTCCTTCTTTTTTATCTTGCAAAATAATTCTTTTCTAAAAGTTCTCAAATGAGAGAATGACCAAGGAGCAGTTCTTATATTCTGGTTCCAGTAATCGTCAGAGACACTTGGGGTTACAACCATATAGTTATCATTCTGAACATATGAACCAACAGTCATCCAGCAGTCTGGGTCTCTGTAGTGTTCGTCCAATTTATTTAAGACGGCAGTACCTGCAAGAGTATCATCACCATCCAAAGTAATGATTATGGTGCCATCTTTTGCTGCATGTATTTGCGTATAAAGATTATAGAGTGCCTTCATATTCTCTTCATTGGAGACAATCTTGAACTTCTTCTCTGATTTTGATAGTATATCTTTTGCTATTTCTAGCGTGTTGTCCGTAGAGCAATCATCGACATAAACGATATCATAATTATCATATTCTTGTCGCAGGGCAGAATTTAAATTCTTTTCTACCCACTGTTCACAGTTGTATGCGGGTATAACTATAGTGAAATGACTCTTCATGCAAAACTATTCTCCCAAAAGAAGGATGGTCTTGACTTGAGATATTCGACTATCTCTTCATATGTGCCGTCAAACCAACTTTCTTCATGATGTTGAACTTTGTCATTCATATCCAACTCACAATCCAGAAGTTTTGCCTCGATAACCATTCGTGGGCAAGTATCCAGACCAGTGGGCTTGAAGCACAACCCTTTAGATTCTGCCATCTTTTCAAGGAATTGTTGATAAGGCAAGTTCCACAATACTTCGTAATCATATCCCTTATCTTTACAGTGTGACTCTGTTTCATTGAGTCCCTTCACCCAACTTCTGGATCCCAAGACGACCCATTTTTCATTCTTACTCTTTGCTCTATCTCGAACATGCTCGATGAATTCAAAGAACCCATCATTGAAAAGAGAAGACAGAACAAACATATTCTTGTTAGTTATACCAGGAAGACTGTCCGTATGCATCTTCATCTGATTGTCTGACATGAAAAAGGCCGATGATGCGGCATTAACGAAATCCGTCATAACCTGTCCCTTTTCTGTGTTCTTGTAATCACATGAAGCGCCTTCTACCATCTCGTACAGGGCAGGGTTTCTATGTTTGCAATATTTATAATCGAATTCTACAAAAGTATAAGAAATTGAAGATGACGAGACCATCTTTAGCATTTCATTCGATGCATTGGCGACGTTGCCGAAGATCCATTTAGCGTCCTTATTGTTCTCTAAAAGAAATTCAGATAACTCAGATGTTCGAACCTTTACCACTTTGTCAGACTCACAAGTTTCTACAAGAGTCTCCAAACTCAATTCGGCGCCGCCGACATAATCTTCAACAAACATATCATTAACAAAAATAAATTCTGGTTTTGTTAACCACTTTTCTGGGATTAGAGTTTTTAGCATTTTATCCAAAATTTTGGGTAGTGCCAGTTCAGATCTTAGGTGTGCAGATAGTTGATCTGCCCAAGACTTGTACATTCCGTGATTAGAATAAACCTTTCTAATTTTTATCTTAAAGTCTCTCTCGCTTGGATAACACCACATAGCTTCTGGGACAAGGATGTTGTCCCATACTGCTTCTTTTTGTATGTGCTTGAGTGAATAATCGACCTTTGCGAACAATGGTTTGTTTTTAATTTTTTTTGTCTTCTTATCTCTAGTAGGAGCATAAAGAAAATCCATGTGACCAGACCACCCTGGAGCAACTACAGGTAGTCCATTGTACGCTGCTTCAAATAGCGGTAACCCAAACCCTTCGCCGTGGGTTGCTGATATGATTGCTTTAATTTTTGAATTGTTATAGATCGCATTGATCTCATCATCAGTCATCTCACCGTGAAGCAAATAGATGGAACACTTTCTTTCTCCAACATGCTTTAGTACTAGTTTTAATTGCTCCAAACAAGATTCGCGGTCTGGAGTGGAGTTCTTGGAAAAGTTAGTCTTTACCACCAACCCTACCTCGTCATCCTTAAACTCACTTACGAACCATCTAATTGTATCAATGAGGTTCTTTCTTATTCCCCATTGAGCAATACAAAGAAAATTAAACTCATCCTTCAAATCCAAATCAATGCTAGTGTTACGTCCTTCGCGAACTGGGTAACTCACCACCTCTACTGGTGCGCCGCATCCGACACGGACCTGTTGGTTCGTTTCCTTATTTTCACCATCATAAAAAGTATTTTCAAAGACCCATTTTGAGAAGTTACTAGGTACAATCAGTTTATCCATCTCGTACGACTTTTGAATCCATGCGGGTGCAACTTTCGTTGCTTCTATGCCAGCTGTCACACAAACAGCATATGGTGCCTTTCTGGAAAACTCACTTGGAATCCCAACATGAATATGTACATCAAAATTCTTCTGATCGTCGGGTAGAGATTGAAATTTCGCAACCAGATTGTGGATCCACCGTGCTTCCTCTTCATTGTCCAACAACCACCCTGTGGCACCCCAATTTAGAGGATTCACATAAAGGTCTAAACTATCACCTCTTGCTTTGAGGGATTCTAAGACCAACCTCGTGTGCACTCCATAACCAGACCTTGTGAGGGCTGGACCTTCGATTAATACTTTTATTCTACTCATAGGACTTTCTGTAAACTCCACTGCTTTCTATCCATCGTATCCCAAGATCCATGCTTCTTGTGAACACCCTCTAGAAGGTTTCCCCAACTAGAGACATATTTTTCCATGCTATAATTATCTATAACGTGCTGGCGACCCTTCTTGCCCATCTCCAGGCGATCTTTCTTGGTCATCTTAAACATTTTCACCATGGCATCTACCAAGTCAGACCCTGATATTCTATCTTCATAGATCCAGGGAACCTCTTGAGACCCAATGATCGCCTTGGACGATGGTTCAATGCCGATACCAAACCAATCTTTTCCATTTGTTACTTGCTCCTGCAGTCCACCTGTCATATTAACAATTATCGGGGTTTCTGTGGCAAGGGATTCAAGCGTGGCCAGTCCAAAACCTTCAGCATCAGAAATATTGATTGTACAATCTACACTATTATAAAGCATCGACAATTGTTGAATTGATAGTTTCTGTGTCGACAACTTAAACTGATCGTCATCAAACCCCAGTTTTTCCTTAATTGCATCCAAATCCTGCCCGTTTGGATCCTTTGGTTCCGTGTGCATGATCAAAGTTGCTTTATCTCTACCAACCTTATCAAGAAAATCATTAAACCAGAACATCAAAGAACCAGACTGCTTTCTTCTAGCGTTACGATTATTCCAAAAGAATGTGAATCTCTTATTTCCCTTGGAATCAATGCCGAGACCGTTTTCTTTTTTAAATGTCTTTATCAAGTCCGTGTCCTTAGTCTTGCTAAAAACAGTATCATTTACAGCGTGAGGCATGTGGTGACATTCTACTTCTGGAGCTACAGTTCTTACAATATCATCTGTAACTTTACTGATTGTTGCAATGATATCATTTGATAAGTACCACTTTCTGTTAAATGTAGGATATGGCAAATTATCCCAAACATGGTAATAAACCAAAGGGGCGACAGATCTAACTTCATTGTCAATCTCCCACAGCCATCCCCAAAACCTTGGGTCCGTCATTATCCACACTATATCTGGTTTTTGTGCCTTTAGAAGTGCTCGGACTTGCTCCTGTGTACCATACCCATCAACTGGGTATATGATCCAATCGTCTCCGTATTCTTCTGTTCTGATTGGTTTGTATTCAGGGTGGCGGATGGCACCGCCGAAGCAAACAAACTCGAATTTTCCAGTTTGTAAAAGTCCTTCTATCATATATCTTGTTTGCGTTCCCACTCCAGATGGAGCAAGCGGACTATCCGCTAAACAAAATACTTTTATTTTTTTCATCAATCACCTACAATGTTCTGTTTTATAAAATTCGCAGTATTTACACGACATTCTGTTCTTTATATCGACTCCAGATTCGATATTGTTGATCGCTTGTTCGAGTAACTTAAGAGCATTTTGCGTCTTTTTTTCACCACTCGTCACACGAAAAATTTCAACCCTATCCTTCTTGGATGTACGCTTAAGAAGAGCGAAGTGAGTCTCTACGTCCTTTATATCAATATTATACTTCATAGAATAGAAATTTTTATATAAAGTTAATTGATAAGTCACTAATCTTTCCGACCTTTTCTTTGCATTCCATCCCCAGGAGCATGTTTTCCAATCAATTACGTGATGCTTCTGATCTGGTGTTTTTACGATCAAGTCAATGAATCCTTTGAACTTATAGTCAGTGTCAAAACTGTTTATTGGTTCGTAAATAGGTTCTTCTACGGAAACAACTTCGTATTTTCCAAAATAATCAGTCAAGGCTGGAAGAATAAATTCGACGATATTGTCTCCCTGATCCCTCATGTCATTGACGAGTTTTTTAGTTAACTGGTGGGTTTTAGATATTTCAGTTAATTCACTTAAAAACTTTTTCTGAAACATTAATTTGGCAATTGCGACTTTAGAATTATCAACAACTAAATTTTCGCAAACATGATGGAGGGCGGTACCAAAGGCAGTATATTCATTCCCCTGAAATTTTTTTATCTTGTCCAGGTAAATCAGTTTGTGCTTGTGACTGCACTCCGCCCAAATCTTCATTTCCGAGTAGCTGATCTTCTTTAGTCGCCCTGGATCTGGTTGATTTTGCTCGGGTCGGTTTTGTCGACCTTGCTTTTCTTGGTTGTTTAGCACTTTTAACTGGTTTTTCATTTTTAACCTTTCTCAAAATCCACGTAGAGGATAAAGTTGGATTCTTGCCCTCTGTACTACAGGCAGTCTCCGTCTCCACAACATAATCATTAAGATTATATCCGTTTTCTTTCACAATGTCAAGAATTTGTTCTGTCCTAACTGATACGTGTGGATCTCTCGCCTTTGCTCTGCCGTCAATGCTAACATTTACCATCAACCTTCCATTCTCTTCTTCAAAATTAACTTTCATAACTAACCTCCTGTTTCTAGTTTTTCTAATTTGTTGAATAATATAGGACTGACCTTCTTTAGATACAGGTCTCTATGAAAAAAGTACGCCTCGAATCCGTTTGCAAAATATTCCCTTAAAGAAGTTGCACCATAAGGACTGTAAAATATTCCCTGAGAAAGTGTCGTCATGGTAGGGTACCCGATCACCTGTGAAAAGTACATGTCCAACTCTGTGTCATACTCTGCGTTTTGCATCTTTTCTTTTGGTAGTGATATTCCAGATGTTTCGAATTCTTTCTGCAGTTGGGATCTCTTTTTTAAAAACTCCCTTTCTATCTCCATGTCAGAGTAAACAAAGTTCTTATACCTCTCTTCTACAGAGTGTCCTATTTCGTGTACTATATCATCCAATACACTTAAGTTATCCTCTTGACTGTTACTAGCATATATTGCACCGTCCATGTATGCGGCATTATATCCTTTCTTTTTTAAGAAATCGAATTCTCCAAATATAATGTAATCAATATCAGATAAAAAATGACTTGGAAGATTTTCTAATGTTTCCTTAAGGTCCCCTGTCGACATATCAAAATCAATCGGATCTTTGATGACCACATTTATACCAGAAACAGTTAAAAAATTAGTTTCATTCAGTTTCGCTTTGCTTTTTAGATAACCCCGCATTATAAAGTCTTTCTCCTTCCTCCACATCTGCCAGTGCCTGTTGATAACCTCTGACCCAGTTTTCCTCAGAGATACAAAGAACCAACTGTGGAAACTGCTCAGCTAAGACATCAATAATCATGCCTACAGTAACTTTCTCATCTTCTGGGTCTTTCTCATTGCCCACATAGTTGATGATATAATCCTGCAACTCATTTCCGCCATCAACCTGATTGTCTAGCGTTGTAAGTTCTGCGCTTAAATCTTTTTCTATTTTCATTTTATCCTCACAATAATTTCGAAGCTAGTGTTGCGATCTGTGATCGCTCACCCTTAATAAGAGTGATGTGTCCAGAACTGTTCTGTTCTTTAAATCTATCTATTACATATGTAAGACCATTTGTCGTTTCGTCAAGGTATACATTGTCTATTTGTTCAATATCTCCAGTTAAAACAATCTTGGTGCCCTCTCCCACTCGTGTCAGTACGGTCTTTATCTCGTGCTTTGTCATGTTTTGTGCCTCATCAATAATGATAAACGCATTTGCTATTGAGCGACCTCGTATAAAAGTCATTGCCTCAATTTCGATCTTTCCTTCATCTATATACATGTCTAAAGTAATTTTATCATTACCCATAAGATTTTTTAAATTATCCTGTATCGGTGCTAACCAAGGCAGCATCTTCTCTTCCATACTACCTGGGAGGAAACCGATGTCTTTTCCGACTGGTTCGACTGGTTTTGTGACAATTACCCTAGAATAGTGTGAATCATTTGCAGTTGCTCCGAAGCACTGTTGTAAACCAGCTGCTAGTGCTAATAGGGTTTTACCAGAACCCGCTTTTCCAATTATCGTAACCAGTGGAATATCGGGATTCATCAATAAATCCAACGCAAAGTTTTGCTCCTTGTTTTTCGGGCGTACGCCCCAGATTCCTTTTTTGTATGAATCAATCTTCTTTAATGGCCTCTCATAACTCAAGAATCTAACTAGCGCAGTCTTCTTGTCGTTTGAACTACTAATCAACATAACATACTGATTCGGTTCGACCTTGATCTCTTCTTCATCTAAATAAACTGCTTCGTCCTTATATACGGAATCGATAATTTGATCATCAACAAGATGTTCTGTAAGTCCTGTATACAGTCCTTCAATATCATCCACCACTTGATCATTCGAATAATCTTCACAATCAATAGAGAGAGCATCACATTTGACTCTCATATTAATATCTCGTGATACAAGAATAACTTTTGATTTCTTATTATTCTCTTTAATGCTTAAAGCAGTGGCAATAATTTGGTTGTCTGGATTTTCTACATCCAGATCATCTGGGAGTTTGAAGGGGTCAAAACCTCTAACGAAAAGTTTGTTATCACCCTCTTCCTTTAATTTCACGCCCTCAAACAGATTTCCCTGTGATCTGAGTTCGTCTAATTTCCTGATTGTGTTTCTTGCATGTACACCGACAGAATCTTGTCTTTTTTTGTGTTTGTCTATTTCATCTAAGACTTTTAATGGGATGGCAATGTCACCATCATCAAAATTTAGTAAGGAATTACTATCTGTTAAAAGTACGTTAGTATCTAGGACGAATATCTTTTTGCTCAATCTTAACCTCTTCTTCTATATTATAATTAGTTTCTGGGGTTATTTTTCTCCAATCAGTAAGTGTTTTAGAAAAAACTACCTTACCTTCTTCTTGTGGGGTTGTTATGTTTTGGCAGACTGGTTGTTCAGCAACCTGTATACACAGCGTAGCTCCTACGAATATGATTGTCTCTAGCACGACTTTCTCCTTTTAAAAAAATAAATGTTTATTCGATATACTTAGTATAGAGGATTTTATGAAGACTATTAAAATTTTGTTTTTATTATTTTGTTTATCTTTTCTCAATTCGTGCATGGTATCGGTGCATTCTAACAGATTCCCAGTCGACTCTTTTGTCAAAGTTCACGCAAGAATGACCATCGAAGTGTGTGCTGATACTGAATTAATGTCAGTTTGTGAAAAAAGTCACTTTTATTCGGTAGGATCTGGGTCTGTGGTTGGACACCGAAAAGGCAAGACCTATATACTTACAGCAGGTCATGTTTGTCATGCAGATGTTGAAGGTCCCGTCAAAGCTATCGCTTCTTCAGTGTCGATGGCATTTAAAGTTCAAAACATAAAAAATGATTATTATAATGTAAAAGTCTTCAACATCTCGCCTGAGTTTGTTAATGGAAACGAACTAGACCTCTGCTTGCTTGAAAGTAACGGAATAATAGATATGCCTACATTAAACCTGTCCCTAACTGGTCCAAAGATTGGGGAAGAGGTTTACAACGTTGCTGCTCCGACTGGATTTTTCTATCCGCCAGCTGTCCCTTTGCTGTCTGGATATTATAGTGGTCCTTTAGGACAATACCATGATTTATTAACAATACCTGCGACTGGGGGTAGTTCTGGTTCTCCTGTTTTAAATAATCGAGGAGAATTAATTGGATTGATCTTTGCGGCGAATGTAGATTTTCCTCAATTGGCGATTAGCATCAAATACGAGACACTACGGGACTACTTGCAAGAAAATTTATATCCTCAACCACCTCTCTAACTTAACTTGTTGATGTTCGAGCATAATGGTTAATCTCTTTGCTAGCGCAATCTTATTACCATTCACTGCTTTGGCGATCTTCAATTCCAACTCTTCGATCTCAATTTTTAATTTTTGAATTCTATTATCGTACTTCTTCATTTTACTTCCTATAAAACATCAAAAACGATGTGAACCTTAAACAATAGGTTGATACCATTTACACCTGATCCGACTTTAGAGAAGAAGTATACATCCTCAACCAAGGGGATTTCCTCCAACTTCCTTAAAAATTTCATACTGAGTTTATCTACTATAATCTGATATATGTATTTGTTTGGATGAATCCTATTAACAGAATCCCAATCAATTTTGATACCAGATATCCCACTCAAATGATTCTTCAATAAAATCATCACATGTTGTTCGCTAAGTTCCTGCTTTACAGGTTTCTTTCTTGGGCGTCCTCTTGGCCGAGCAGGCTTAGCATCTGCCTCGGGGGTCTTTCGTGGGCGACCCCTTCTTCTCTTAGGTTTTTCCTCAGTAACCATCCTTGTACCATCCTTTGCCCTTTAGTTTAAATGAAGTGTTGTTAACTTTCTTTTTATAAGACTTGGTAAAACACCTTGGGCATACTGTTTGTAAATATTTTTCAGAGTCGGAAAATGATAAGATTTCTTCTACTTCATACCCACATTTTTCACACTCATACAAATATATTGGCATTAGATTATCTCGTCTATTAATCCATATTCAAGGCACTTTTCTGCTTCCCACCACAGATCGTGTTGCAAAATATTCTCTAACACATCTTCTGGGATTCTTGTATGTTCTCTGTAGATCTTTTTAATCTTCTCCATCAGCATCTCAGAATTTTGCATGTCGTCTTTCATTGCTGCAAACTTACCCCACATAGCTCCTGACAGTTGGTGAATCAACATGCAAGCATTTCTATGCATATATCTCCTGTCTGCAACAACAGACATCAGCGTAGCGGCAGATGCAGCACAACCGTCTATAATTGTATGCACTTCTGTCTTGGATGTCTTAATATGGTCCACGGCAGCAAGTCCAGCAAACACAGACCCACCATAACTATTAATATGGATCCTAATTGGGATATCAATTCCGTGCGATGCTTTCCTCATTGCCGAGGTCGTGTTTAATGTATCTATCGCTTTGTTCAGTTTTAATACTTTTGGTCTAGATACGCCAGAATAAAAATAAATTTTATTATCCTGCATTTCTACAGAATTGTAGTCATCATTATTTGCATTAATCTTTTCGTTATGTGTGTCAAATATAGTTTTCTTTGGCGGGTCTTGCTTTTCAGCATCTCCCCAAAATTGGTCTCTCATGTTTTCTCCTTATAGGTTGAGTATATCACATGTAGGTTGTTTATTTTATCCACAATGATAGGTGCAAGCAATTAATGCTTTTTTATAGGTTTGATTATCGTAGTCTACTGTTTCGGATATGCTGTCCCAGTCTATATTCTGTGTACACTTTGCTACTGTATAATTATGCAATAAGTCATCATCCTGTAGTCCGCCATATCCAGGCACTTCGCTGGTTGTGATATAGTCTCCATTTTCTATATTTCCATATATGTTTGTAACCCAAATCTTTCCCTCTCCTATCGAATTGCATTTGGATTTAAAATATCTAGAATTGTCTGAATATCTATGTGAATCCTTTTCATAATTATACGATCCACTAGCATCGAACAGTTCAGTCCTTCTATCTGAAGGATGAAAACTTCCGCTAAAATATCTAAAATGTGCCATTCCTTTTTTAACTTTGTTTCCAGATAAAACACCATACACTTTTTTAGAATTCTTTTGAGATGATATTTTAATTATTGGTACACAATCGTCAATTCCAGTTACCCCTCTTTCTATACCAATTATACCAACAGATTCTACAATCATGCCTGATATGATTTCATCGTCCAAATTTGAAATGTCGGCGCTTCCAGAATACACACATATGTGTTGTCCCGTAAAGGTGTTTGAAAGATTACCGTCTCCATCAATATTAAATTCTTCATCGGCACCAGAGTCAGCGCCAGCGCTGGCATTATCAAAACCTCTTAAGAAAAAGTCTTCTGCAGTGCCAGAACTGTCAGCAGTATCTTCATTAATGAGCAAATCTAAGAGGACGTGCTTTTTTGCATTTGCTGATACTGACTCAATTAAACAAACTGGTGTAGGACTTCCAAATGTACTAGTTGATGTATTTGTCACTGCAACATCATCTCTGACATGCAATTTACAATCTGGAGAAGTTGTGCCAATACCAACGTCGCCCGAGCTATTAAAAGTAGCTATATCGTTACCACCTGCTTGAATATTTATATTATTAGTTGTAAATGCAATAAATGTATCAGTATCACCATTGTGATATATCTTATTGTTCACATAGAGTTGACCATTGACGTGCACATATCCATCGGGGTGTAATTCTATGTTATTATCAGCATGAATTTCTAAATTTTCTGTACCGGCCGAGTCGGCTGCAATGTATGTGTTTGTAGAATCTGTATCGAAAGCAATCTTTGCTTGATTAACCAAAACAATATTTCCCATAGAGAGAAACGTCTGTCCAGATGCCAGGGTTGCTCCGCCGTTTAAATTGGTTATGCCGTCGACGGACAGTGCTTGATAAATTGTGCTGCCTGCTGCTGTAAAAAGTGCTGTATCTGTGGCGGCATTATTCAAAAGAGTGCTAATAACTAATTGTCCATCTTTAGTTGTGTCCGTATCTTCTTCCCAGGCTTGCGTTTTTGTTGCTCTCATGCTCGCGGCAGTGAGTTCATTGTCGCCGTCGTCCTCAAGTTGAAACTTCATTCCAATAGCTCCAGCGGAAGTGTTGTCTTTGTTTATTAACTCTAGTGGATATTTCGCTGATCCATGATTTTGAAATAGTCGAAGGCGATATTGTGCTCCATCAAAAGTTGCATATTGCGTAACGCCTGCGTATATCAAGATGTCATCATCAGGCATTAGTTTCAGATCATCATCAGCGTGTATCTCTAGATCCTCCGTAGCGTCTGAGTTTGCTGCAATGTAGGTGTCTGTGCTGTCAAAAATAATTTTGTTTTGATCTAACAAATGAAACCCATTTTCTGTTATTCTTGCTATTTCTGTTGATGTAGTGTCATCATCTTCATCTGTTATAGCAACACCAAAAGAAAGATATCCTCCCTTATCGGTGGTAGCGTGATCCTCAGAGGCAAATCCAGCGACATAAGCAGAGGACTCTAATATAGAACTTGGTGGATTTCCGTCACCACTATCAAAACCAATACCGCCCAACAAATCACCAGATTCCGTAGTTCCATCATTTCTGACTAATGATATCCCATTATCGCCATCGTTGCATGTTAGTGATAACTGTAATCTATTTTTAGGCAATGATGTTCCTAGTCCTACCTTAGCATCGCCGCCCTCGACAAAAACGGCGTTGGCCTCTCCGCTCGTCTCTACACGGAAGTTTACATCAGCACCACCTTCGTTTATAACAATGGTATCAAGGGTATCTTCGTCCATCTTGATCATATGAATATTACCAGCAGTAAGATCTATCTGATCGGTGGAGAATGTTATTTTCGTATCTGTATCTCCGTAATGATATATGTTCGCTCCAACATAAACATCTGTAGACGCTCTAAGATAATCATTGCTTGCAATACCTTTAGTTGAAAGCATTTGTGATGAATTGATTCTAAAAACTTCAGTTAAAGATTCATCAACAACCACACTGAATATCATTTCTGCGTCTGTATTATCACTACTGTCCCAACCAGCACCTTTTACAACTTCTATTTGTCCTGCAGTTTTTTCTGCGCCTGATGTATTTTCAAGTTGGAATTGCATACCAATACCTGCGCTGGTGCCAGTATCCTCTTTATTGATTAATTGTAAAGGAAAAACGGTTGAGTTTGTTTCTCTAAACATTCGCAAACAAAATGCTGATCCATCAAAAGTACCATATTGTGTGTCACCATATCTAATGGTGATATCGTTATCGGGTTTTAGATGAAGGTCCTGATCAGCGTGTATCTCTAAGTCCTCTGGGTTATCAGAGTTTGCAGCGATATAGGTATCTGTACTGTCGAACACAACTTTGCCAGGTGCTGTTATAGTAAGGTCAGTGCCATCAAACGTTAGGTTTGCTTCAGCATTCATACTATCTGTGCCTGCTGCTGTTAAAACCCTATTATTTGATCCGTTTGACATAAAGTCTGAGACGTCTACAGAAACTTGAGTAGAACTAACATCAATTCCTGTTCCAGCACCTACAGTCAAGGTTACACCGCCTGAATCGCCACCGCCAGTTAGACCATTACCTGCCGTAACACCAGTTATATCTCCCGATGCTCCTCCAGAAGTCAAGTCTGTTTCGGCAACATCGCCAGATTTAAAGTAAAGTTTTCCGTCTGTTTTTGTATAAATAACACCGACGCCAGCAGCAACAGTCGGAGATGATGATTCTGCTGATATTGCTATCCTTCCTGCAACATCAAGTTTTTCATCTGGTGTTATGGTTCCAATTCCTACGTTACCATCATGTGCTACGGTCATTCTAATGTCTGAGGTGCCTGAACCAGATGGAGTTGTATAAAAATACAAATTTGTCGGATATGAATTAGAAGGAGTATTTTTCCAATCTGCATGCGCCTGAGCTTCAATTGCTGCATGAAATTTTGCAACATCCGCAACAGGTGACCTGTCATCAGTAAACCAAATAATCGAACCCAAAGAAAGTTCCTGTATTGGAGATTCTCCAGTAGGACTTTTGTTTCTTCTGAAGAGTAGTCGAGGTTCATTGTAGGACCCATTGTTAAGTTCGTTGCTGGTTATGAAAACTCTTGGAGGGTCAAGCACAACTGAACCTGACCCTAAAAGCGATGACTTACTCTCATCAAACCAGAGTGACGACGTTAAGGTCATCTCTACGCCTGTCCGATACCTGTAGTTGCCATCATCTTTAACGTTGTTTTTTATAGTGACATTTTCAACGTTAAAGTTACCATCTCCATTTGAAGTTACAATTCCATTTGGTGTTTTTATAGACCTAAAAACTGTGAAATAAGAAGATGTATTATCGTCTGCTAATCCTAAAATTCTAATATTATTATTGACAGACCCGCTTGGTATTTTGCTCCAATCTATCTGTGCTGGGACAATCTTCTTTATCCCTATGCTTGTTAAACCACCTGCCATAACATATTAAATAGTATTTGATTTTAATCTATGAAGCGCTAAAATCAACTAGAGTAACAGTCTTTGTAA